GTATTTCACTTTTAGCTAAGTGGATTCCTTCTATTAATACTTCTAGTCGAGAAAGTGTTTCTCAAGCATATAAGATTGCCAATTATTTTAATTGGAACGCAAAGAAATATCGAAAGACTATTTCAGGATTACGCAAATATCTTGATGTAGTAGAACGAAGAATGTGTTCCAAAGAATGGGAGGGTATTGATTTTAATATTGTTCCTTCTAACGCTACCTTATTATATAAGGACGCATTTAAGAAACACGATCCTACTCGCTATGCTAAATGGCAAGCAGACGTTAAAAAGGGTAAGAACGGCGCAAAAATTAATGCGTCTACCTTATATCCTTATGATATTGTAAGAGATATCCTAAGTTATTCAGGAAATAGCGAAACTTGCAATTTGCAATGGGCCGCATTACCAAATTATTTAAAGAATAATCCAGATGAAGGTTTAGTATTATGTGATACTTCCTCTTCTATGGAAAGTTCGTTTAATGGAAACGCAATTCCTATTCATGTTTCTGTTTCTTTAGCTTTATATATTGCAGAAAGAATGAAGGGACCATTCAAAAATCAATTCATTACTTTTGCTGAAAAGCCTCAATTAATTACTATTTCAGGAAAGACGATTACTGAAAAAGTTAAAAATATTGCAAAGGCACCTTGGGGTGGAAATACTAATTTAATGGCTGTATTTAAGTTAATTCTTAATTCTGCTATGACTTGGAATGTTCCTCAAGAAGAAATGCCAAAGATATTATATATTGTATCTGATATGGAATTCGATTCCGCTTGTAAGAGTAATTCATTAACTAATTTCGAGGAAGCAAAGAGATTATTTAAGAATTCAGGATACGAATTACCAAAGGTTGTCTTTTGGCGCGTAAACGTTATCAAAGAACAACAACCTGTAACTTTAGCAGAAAAGAATACTGTTTTAGTATCTGGATGTTCACCATCCGTATTACAAACCGTTCTATCTAATAGAGTTGTAACGCCGTTCTCTATTATGTTAGAGAAGTTAAATTCAGAACGTTATAATCGAGTAACAACACTTGGTAGTTGGAAAAATGTAAATTTTCCTGTTACTGTAGAAGGTAATATCGAAAATGTATTAGAAGATACTTTTAGTTGTTTTCGCGAACAAGCAAAAGAAAAGAAACAAAAAAAAGTACAAAGTGTTGCTAAGGAATCTTTTCCAAAAAATCTAAAGGTTAGAGATCTAAATGGTCGATATACTAAATTAGAAAAAGGAAAGATAGTTAAAATAGCTTAAAACAATGTCCGCTCATTAATTTGGGCGGACTCTTTTATTTAAAATTATGAAACCAAATTATGTAAGTATTAAAGTCTTATTAGATCGTTCCGGGTCAATGTCTACCTGTAAATCCGATATGGAGGGTGGATTTAATGAATTTATTAAGAAACAAAAACAATCTAAAGTCGGCGAATTAGATGTTACATTAGTTAAATTTGATACAGAATATGAACTCGTCTATAGAAATTTAAAAATTGATGATGTTCCTGCTCTCGTATTAGAACCAAGAGGTAGTACCGATCTATATGGATCTTTAGGTAAACTTATTGATGATACTGGTATTGAACTTTTCGTAAAAGAAGAATATCAAAGACCGTCTAAGGTAATTTTTGTAATTATTACTGATGGAGAGCATAATACTAATCAAACGCATTATACTCCTGAAGTTATTAAAAATAAAATAAAAGAACAGCGCGAAAAATATAATTGGGATTTTATCTTTTTGGGCGCAAATATTGATATTTGGGGAGTTGGCAAAGCTTTAGGTATTGATGCTAGTCAATCTTCTTCTTATGTTAGTAGAGGAAGAAATACGCAAAAATCAGTTGGTACTCTTTGGACAGGATTTTGTGATAAATTATATTCTGTTAGAAGTTTTGTGTCTGAAGGTGATTTAGATAAAGCAAAAATTGTTTATACTAAAACAGAACAAGAAGAACAAGAAAAATTAGCAGAATCTAGTAATTAGTGTAATTAAGGGTGTGCAAACAAAATTTACACACCCTTTAATTTTAGAAGATAATGAAGATGAAACTTTTACTGTTGTAGAAGGGTTTACTTATGATATTGGTTATTTTGGCAGTAATTTAACGATAACGGTTCCCCCTGGAACAAGAACAGATTTTGCATCTATTCCTAAATTAGTGACCCCTATTTTTCCTAGATATGGAAAACATACAAAAGCAGCGGTTTTGCACGATTATTTATATAGTCTTTGTAGAGAAAAAGGATTTCCTCGCCGTTTAGCTGATTATTTTTTTCTTGAATCTATGGAAGTTTTAAATGTTCCTTGGATTAAAAGATATATATTCTATTTTTGTGTTAGAATTTTTGGATGGTTGGCTGTTAGAAAAAAAATAAACAAAGAATTAAAAAAATTTGACAAAGACTAAAATTGAGTGTAATATCTTACGAAGATTGATAATGAATATGACTTATAAAACTGAACAATGGGCGCTCGCGGATAGTAATATTCGCCCGCACGGGTTTATATCATTATCTAATACAGGAGAAAAAGAGTAGGGGAATTATTGTATTGTTCATATGTAACCCCCTAGCTCCCGAAAAAGAGTAGGGGGTTTTTTATTAAAAAATTTTTGAAAAGCGGCAAGCGGTGTTCTTTAAATGTACTAGAAATAGTAAACCGATAATAGAACAGAGTAGAGATATAGCGAAATGGTTCGCAGAATCGGTAAATAGGGTTGGCCGAGCGGTAAGTAAAGTCCCTAGTTATCACCAACTCAGGTCATTTTGATGGCATTAGTTTTCCTATATATAGGAGAACTATTTTTATATAAGATTTAAAATTAATTTCATTTAGATAAAGGCATAAGGTGTGGATCTTCATTTTCCACTAACTAATTGAAACAGATAGACTATTAATCGAGATTACTCTTAATAGGAGGTTCCCTCAAACCGAAATCCTGAAAATCCATTTTTTTGCGTCAATCACCTAGTAGTCATGGTATCTCATTGCCAATGAGAAATAACGAGAGTGCAAACCTCTCTTGGCGCACCAGATTTATTGCCACCTACTCTAATTGGTAAGAGACAACGCTTTGAACGTTGTGTATGCAAGAAATTGTTATGAAGGTTCGAATCCTTCGGTGGCCGCCAATTTGTTAACCAAGTACACTTATATATACTTTAAGTGTAATATGGTTATATGAGAAGATCAAAAATATATACTGTTTCAGACGAAGATTTTATTTTTTTAGTTAAAAATTCCAAGTCAATGTCTGAATTACTTTCTAAACTTATATTAGAAAATAAAGGTGGAAATTATTTAACAGTTAAAAGAAGGATTAAACAATTAAATATTAGTACCGAACATTTTTTATCTAGAACAAACGCTAGTCTTGCTGTAAATAAAATGACGTTAGAAAAATTTTTAGAATTAATTAAAGGTAATTCAAAAATAAAAAGACATTCATTAAAAATATATTTATTACGTTTCAATTTAAAAGAATATAAATGTTTTATTTGTGAAAATGATGGATATTGGAATAATCAAAAATTAAGTTTACAATTAGATCATATTAATGGAAATAGTAATGATCATCGTTTAGATAATATAAGATTTTTATGTCCAAACTGTCATAGTCAAACAGATAATTTTGCGGGTAAAAAACGTAAAATTAGTAGAGAACCTTATAAATGTAAAAATTGTAATAAAATTAAATTAAATAAAAGTCCGTTATGTATGGATTGTTTTATAATGGGAAAACATAATATTTTAAATATATCTGTAGATAATCTTTTAGAAAAAATTAAATTAAATTCTATGAGAGAGGTTTCAAGATTATTAAATATTCCTTATACAAGTTTAACAAGATTTTGTATTAAAAATAATATAGATTATAAAAATTTATGTCCATCATTTCATGATTAAAAAAGTTTGACAAAGAAGAAAAGAAATGTAAGATTCATATATGCGCTTGTGGCGGAATAACAATACGCGACAGTCTTAGAAACTGTAGATAGAAATATCACCTGTAGGTGGAAATCCTACCAAGCGCACCAATTTTCAATAATGGGCGTGTAGACCAAAAGCAGAGTTAACAGACTTAAAATCTGTCAAGTGTCGGTGCAAGACCGGCCACGCCTACCAAATTTAGTTTAGATAAAAAAGAGTTTGACGAAAAGACAAACCTTTGATAGTATAGATGAAGATTTAAAGATACGTACAGCAACAATACATTTAATGTATAGCTCAATTAGCTGAGCATTTGCCTATCAAGCAAACGATGTGGGTGCGATTCCCGCTACAATAAAAAACGTATCTTGTTATTTCACAATTTGCGAGTGTTTGAAAGACCGCTTATAAACGTCAATCTTTCAAATTTGGGCGCAAGTGCCGCGAGCGTAATTCAGCGAATAAGCACTACTCGCAATTTAATTTAAGCCGTCGTGCCTCGACTAGTAAGGGGCTTGTTTTGTAAACAAGTTTATATAGGAGCATAACCTATCGGCGGCTCCAGTTTTTAGATCCGTACAGCAACGTTAATCCTTAATGGAAAAGCAATTAGCCTTGAAAGCTAAGTATCCTAGTTCAAATCTAGGTCTGGGGACCAATTTTATTTTCCCCCAGATATGCAAAATAAAAAACGGATCTAGTTCAATTTAGAATTAATAATATTAGTAATAATATCTAAAAAGTATTTAGCTTTTTCGATCTTAAAATAAGTAAATTTTGAAGAATCAATAATACATAATTCTATATTATTTTCTAGACATGCTTGAAATTTTCTAGAATCATTATTTTTGATTTGATCCAATTTTTCTTTTCCAAAAATAGGTTCATAATGAAAAATACCATTTAGCTCAAAAGCAAGTTTTAAAGATGGAATATGAATATCTAATTCAGAATTTATAGCGTCTTTTTTATTAAAATGAAATTCTAAATGTGGGTATAACTTAATAAGTTCAGATTGTAAATATTTCTCTAATTTAGAGATACGAGTTCCTGTAGTTTTGTGAGTATTATGATAAGTAGCAGAACAAGATTGTGAGCAAAAAGATTTATTTGATTTAATTTGAGAAATAATACGACTAAATTCTGTTTGACAAACTTCACATTTTAAAGATCGAACATTTCTTTGACTATCTGTTAAACATTTTCTAGAACAATATTTCATAAAATATCTATTAGATTTATTATTTAAAGATCTTTTAATATATTTTTGCATTCTAAAAAATTTATTTTTACAAAATTCGCATTCTAAAGGCAATAACTCATTATACTTAAAATTATTTAAAGTATTTATATCAAATAGAGGTTTCATTAGTGGTATTTACACTTGTTTTCGAAAATAAGAATTTAAAAACTTGACAAAAATTAAAAAAGGATTAATATATAAACAATGAACGCATACGAACACGGTTATAAAGTACATGAAATTCTTAATACTGAAGTTTTTCCTTTATTAACACAAAGATTACCGCCCTTATTAGCGATTAATTTTTCTAATTATTTAGATGCATTTTTAGGTTATCCAAAATGTACAAATATTGCGGAACAAATATATTTTACTAATTCTACTCCGTTAATTTCTTTTGAATTCTTAAAGAGATTTAAAGATAAATGTATTGGATACTGCGGGAGTAATCCGGCCGATGTCGCGGCGATTGGACAAGTTAGAGCAATCTATCAATTAAGTCCGGATCTTCATATTCAAGTAGGAATAGGAATTTTTACGCATCCTGAAGGAATTCAAAAATTTTTAGTATATAATCTTTTCGCGATGACAAATTATGATTTGTATCATCAGTTTATGAAAGATAATAATGATTTAATAATTAAATCTGATCCTGTTGTAAAAACAAAAGCGGGCGTTGGATTTAATGGATAAAAAGTTTTACGGGGAATGGGACTGCTAGGAGTGGTCACTGAGCTTGCACCTCAGATTTCAGAAGAGTTCAAATCTCTTATTCTCCACCAATTTTAAAATGTTATCACAAAAAGAATTCAACGACTTGACGCCATACCAAAGAGGGTATACAGTTTATCTATACGGCGCGAATCCCGAAGAACCGAATGTTCCTGATGAACAGAATCCTTATCCTAAAGATTCAAATGAACATTTTGAATATCTTTGTGGCGCGGCCAAAGCGGTTTTAGAAGTTTTAGATATGGTTGAATAAAAATATGAATAATTTATCTTTAAAAGATCATATTGATGAACCAATATTAAAATGTGTTGTTGGTTTAAATCTATTAGGAATTAAAACGGGAATGTCATGTTGTGGATTTGATTATGAGAATCCAAAAGTTCCTAAATCTCATTTAAAACCTTATATTTATATTATTAAAGAATCTTTAAATAATCCGCAAAAATGTCAAGATTTATTAGAAATAATGCATAAATCTTGTTGGTCGTTAAATGGTAATGTTGGACCTATTTTTTTTGATTTAATGTGTGATTCTTGGGATGAAAGACATCCTTGGTCTAAAAGAGATTCTATTCATAATTATGAAGTTCCAATAATAAAAATTCAATTTTTAGAAAATTCAATTAATGAAAAGGTTGTTTCTAAAGATTTTAATGAAGATTATTCAGTTTTAATAGAAGATGGTAATAAGTTATATTTAAAGCAATTTAGAAAATGGGTTTATAAACCCGCTTTAGATTGGAAAGTAACTTATGCAGAATATAAGAATTTATAGTTTTCGATTCCTCTATGAAGCAGGTCGTTTAGTAAAAGAAATAGCAGGATTTATTGCGACGACGGTAATAAACTGAAAATGCCAGAAGCTAACTATTGTGGAATCGCCCATATGGTTCGAACCGTATGGGGTTAATTTAAAAAGATCCGCACAGCAACAATAAAAATTATCACTCCATCATTACTGTGATAAGTAAAACGGATCTTGTTTTCTCTACTAAGCTAATCTAGTGAAAGCGTTTCCCTGAAGAGGAAGAGAGTTTGGAGCGTAACCAAAAGTAGAGGCCAATTTAATTCCAGAGTAGCACAATTGGTAGTGCGCTCGGCTGTTAACCGAAAGGTTGTAGGATCGTACCCTACCTCTGGAGCCAATTTATATGATTAAATATACATTAGAAAATCGACCAAATTTCGCATATGGTGATCAAGTTTTTGTAGATTGTAGATGCTTTGGAGACGATCTTTTATCAAGAGCTAAAAAGGGTAAAATTGTTGGTTTATCTACAAAAGGATTAATTGATATATGGATGGTTGATTTTGGAGAAAAATTTTCTGAAGCATATCCATATAATGTAGTTGCCGTTCAACATACTTTTATTTGGAATAATGAAGAACGAAAATTAATAGAAAAAGAGAATTTAGAAAAGTATTTGACAGAAAGTAAAGTGTAAGATAGTATAGAAGAAGATTTAATGCGATAAGGCTGGGAATGGTTTTCCGGAAACTTTCATAAGGTTTTGTAATCTGTTCGATTCAGATCTCGCTTTTATCTTCTAATAAATCAATAATATATTTATTAAAATATTCTGTAAGAAATTTTTCAGTTAGTTTCTTAGATGTAAGATGACTTATATTTATAATTAATAAATTTATATTTTTTTGTTGTATTTCTAATTGTTTTAATAAGTCGTTATTTTGACATCTTTTTAATTTTTCTTGTCCATATATTGGAAAATAATGTACAGGACCATTTAATTCTATAGCAATCTTTTTAGAAGGAATATAAATGTCAAATTCTAAACTATTAGGTAAAGTATTTCTATCGTTTTCAATAATATGTAAAGAAGGAAAATCATTTTTTATTATATTTACTAATATTTTTTCAGCGCGACTTTTGTTAATTCCAAATCTAGAAGATTTATTCCAGGTTCTATTTGCATAAGAAGCTTGACAAGATCTATTACAAAATTTTAAATTAGATTTACGCAAAGTTTTAGAAATATATTTTAAAGATTTTTTTGAGCAATTTGCACAAATAATCTCTGTTTTATTTATTGAATTATAATATTTAGTACAACATTGTTTGGAACAATATTTAGTATGTTTTTGCAAAATTTTATTGCAAAATAAACAATTATATTTTTTTGTAATAATTATATTCTTCATATAAAAGTATTTACACTAATTTATAAAAATGGGATATAAGGCGAAGTGTCGAGCCACAACCCTGTCACGGTTGCATTTAGTAAAATAAATAGTGGGTGCGAGCCCCATATATCCCGCCAATTTTATGCTTGAAGAAGAATATCTATTTAAACAGAAATACAATATAAAATATTGTGAATTGTGCGGCGTATATAGAATTTTATGCCCACATTGTTTAAATACAAGTTGTAGTTGTGGCGGTTGTGATAAATGTGATAAAGATGTTCAAGATTTTAATAAATTAAATATAGATCCAAAATTCTATCTTACGAAAGAAGAAGAAGATATAATAGAGAAGTATAAATTTATTAAAAAACATTTACCTATTTTTCTTGAAAGAGGTAAAGATTTTAATTACGAGATTCTTAAAAAAGAAGGACATACAAGTAAATATATAGAAAAGATTTTTGAAAAACATACGGAAAGTTAACCGGACAAGCGTGCCGGAACGCACTTGAAATGCGATTGATCTCAAAAGGGTTAGGGGGCAGGACCTTAGCTTTCCGCCAATTTTATGCGGTGTTCGCCTAACTGGCATGGCACCTTCCTTCCAAGTAGGAATAATATCAGTTCGAACCTGATACACCGCACCAATTTTATAATGGCCCTATAGTGTAACAGTTAGCACGAGACTCTTTGAAAGTCTTTGTATAGGTGCGAATCCTTTTGGGGCTGCCATTTTTTAGAACAATTAAATACGAATCGTACTATAGATACTATGACAATGACGAGTTCACAAAAATTACAAAATTTACAAAGAAATAAATTAAAGATCAGAAATTTTCTACGTAAATTTGGAATGCCGAAATTATGTTTCGCCGAATCGGGCGACAGATCTTCTAGAATGATTAATAATGTAGATTTAGATAATTTATGTTTTCAAAATTCACACGGTAAAGATGCTTATTTTTACGTAAATTCTGGCGGAACAAAAGCAGAAGAAGTTACGCAAATTAATGCGGCTTATGTAGATTTAGATGTAGGAAAAGACGAGAATAAACAATATTTTACCGCCGCAATTGTAAATAAGAAGAAAAAGATTATTCTTGATAAGATTAATTCTTTTCCAGTAAAACCAAGTTTTGTAGTAGAAACGAGAAATGGATACCATGTTTATTGGTTAATCAAAAATCTTAAATTAGGTAATGTCGTTACTAAAAGAAACGAATTAGTTAATCGGTGGAAACAATTAGAGTATAAATTACTCAATTATTTTAAAGATGTCGGCGCGGATAAATGGGTTATTAGATTAAATCAAATTTTGCGCGTTCCTTATTCATATTGGTATAAGGATTGGTCAAATGTAAAAGATTTACATCAAACTGCGATTGTTCGTGCAGGTTCAGAAGTATATACGTTGAATCAATTAGAAAATTTATTCAGTAAATATACTCTCGGCGCAATGAGTTATGGAGATCGAACGAATTTTAATCAAAATAATAGTTCTTTACCTTGGGCGCAATTCCATCAAGCGGTAAAAAATGGAACTAGCGAAGAGGCGGCATTTAAAGAAATTATTGCTAGTAAACCTAAAAGTTTAGTACCAAATATAAATACTGAGAAAGAGGGTGTATATCTTGTGCATGATGTTTGTATGGCAACTCTTAAAGAAGAATTAAAAGCGGCGAAAAAGCAAAGAAAGAAACCGCTCAAAACCGAATTACTTGATCTTTTAAATTTTCTTAAAAATGATTACTTTGATGATCCGATTTATAAGAAAACAAATGAATATATAGAAAGTATTAGACAAAGAGTAGAAAGTGAGTTATAGTTCTTGTGTGTGACGGTAGCACGTTTCTCTCTGAAAGAAATGGATCGCGTTCGACTCGCGAAAGAACTACCAAAATTTATGGCTCGCAAGCATTGATAGTTTGATGCATTCGCCTTTTAAGCGACAGAGTTCGGCGCAAGTCCGAAGCGAGCTACCATTTTATCTAATGAAAGTTAGATTAAGTTGAATAATTAAAAATTATTTCCGGTAGAAATCCGGCGTCTGGGCAACGAAACAGTCCGCCAATTTTTTAAAAATATAATAATTTTATTGAAGTGAATAATATATAGTGTAATTAACTATATATGAGCATTAGATCAGAACATGTAAAAATCTGGAGAGATAGAATTAAACAAAGAATTATTGATGCATTTAATGGTAAATGTGGAATTTGTGGTTATAATAAATGTAACGCGGCATTAGAATTACATCATATAAATCCAAGTGAAAAAGATTTTAGTTTTGGTAGAATAAGAGCGAATCCAAAAAATTGGGAATCTTTAGTTAGAGAATTAAGAAAATGTGTTTTATTATGTTCTAATTGTCATAGAGAAATTCATAATAACGTTTCTGAATTACCCAAAGATATAATTCGTTTTGATGAAGATTTTGCAGATTACAAGAAAATAGAACTTTCGTTTAAAACAGAAACAATTATAAATAATTGTCCTATTTGTGGAAAAACTAAATATGTATGGAATAAAACATGTTCTTATAATTGTGCTAATAAATTAATTGGTGTTTATAAATGGGAAGAATATAATTTAGAAGATTTATTTTTAAATAAAAAATATAAAATAGAAGATATTGCTGATTTAATAGGTTGTTCTAATCAGGCAGTAATTAAACAATTAATTAAACAGAATTTATATAAACAAAAGAAAAAACATTTAATAAAATGGCCAAGTAAAGATATTTTAGAAAAAGAAGTAAAAGAAAAATCTTTAAAAACGATATGTCAAGAAATAGGATGTTCTCATACTGGTCTAAGAAGACATTTAAAGACAATAGATATAAAATGGTATGGACCTGGATTTTGGCAAAAAAAGAAATTTAATAAGTTTTAATTGTAGGGTACGCTAATTGGTAAGCGGCGATTCTGTTAAAGTCGTGCAATCCTTTTTAATAAGGTATGAAGGTTCAAGTCCTTCCCCTACAGCCATTTTTTAAAAAAAAACATATGAACGGAAAAGGAGATAAACCGCGAAATAATTATAGTAAAGATTTTCGAGACAACTATGATAATATCAATTGGAAAGATAAAAATAAGTGTAAATTTGTCGATTCAATAGATGGTTGTCCTGCGTGCGGCGCGGAAAAAGAAGAAGATTGCGCCGACTTAAAAAGTTTTAATGGGAAAGATGCCGAATGAGATCAGGCGCCAGACTGTAAATCTGGTAATCCGCATGGATAGAAGAGGCAGATTCTTCCTTTCCCACCATTCTACACCTGTTCGCCTAACTTGGCTATGGCATCGCGTTTGGGTCGCGAAATAATAAAAGTTCAAATCTTTTACAGGTGAGGCTTTAGTTCGATATTTCTCCAATAGACCATTATTGTGTAAGTATTATTGTGAGAAAATTAATAGATAAAGAGAAGTTAGGATTAGCGATTCAAAAAAGTTATTGCTATGAAGATATTTGTTTCTATTTAAATAGAAAAAGAAATACGCATTTTACTGATAAAATTAAATATTGTATTCAATACTATAATTTTGATATTAGTCATTTTAATAGAAATATTAAAAGATTTAAAAATAAAAGAATTAATAAAAAATGCCCTATTTGCAATAAAGAATTTGAAATAATATTAAATAATAGAAAAGAAAGAAAATATTGTTCTCGTTATTGCGCTAATAGACCCTCTGTAGGAGATAGATATAATAAAATTAATAATGAAAAAAGATATAATACATATAAAACATATCTTCTAAAAAAGAAAGAAGAAAAAAGATTAATAGAAGAAGAAGAAAAAAGATTAGAACAAAAGTTAAAAATACCTTTATCAGCCTCTTTTCATTTTAAAAATAGAATTTTGAAAAATAAAATTCGTTATACCCATAATGGTAAACATTTTAAAATTTTTTGTAAAAATTGTGGAAAAGAACATATTACAAATAGATCTATTACAAAATTTTGTTCTGCTAAATGTGTTTCTAATTTTCATATAAAAAATAAAACACACAAAGGTTGGAAATCTAGAAATATAATATCTTATCCAGAGCAATTCTTTATTAAAGTTTTAAATAAAAACGGTTTTGAAGGCAAATATAAAATTAATTATCCAATAACTAAAAAATCTTTAGGAATCAATTGTTCTTCTTGTTATTTTTTAGATTTTTATTTTCCTGATTTAAATTTAGATTTAGAAATAGATGGAAAACAACATAATTATCAAGAAAGATTAGAATCTGATAATAAAAGAGACTTGACTTTAAAAGAAAACGGTTATAAGATTTATAGAATCAAATGGAAAAATATTAATAGAGAAGAAGGTAAGAAATATATTTCCGAAGAAATTATAAAACTTTTAGATTTACTAAACAAATAAATTTTTAGATCCATACAGCAATAAAAAATACTACTTGCCTGTTAAGCAAACAAAGTAAAAAACTGGATCTAGTCTTTTTAAAATATGAATTTAGTTAAAAGTATTACTGGAGATATTTTTGTAAAAGAGAAATTTCTTTCAATATCATATTCATATAATATGAATAATAATTTGATTGAAATTAAAGTAGAATTAACAGATGCTAAAGGATTTAGCCGATTTGTAAATAGTAAATCAAAAGCTTTAGCATATATAGATGATATAGAATCGCAATTATATAATAAACCAAGAAAATTTAATAATTGTCAATGTTTATATTGTAATTCTAAATATAATTTTCATGATGGTAATTGTCCTAATTGTGGAGCAAATAAATATAAAAATATTGAATGAAACCAATAATAGTAATTGGTGCGTGGATTAATACTTTTGAAAAAGAAAAAGAACTAATAGATCTTTGCGCCCGATTAAAATCTAAATTTGATATTTGCGTAAGCAGTCATTATCCGATTCCTCAATCGGTACAAAATGAATGCCGATTTACTGTTTATGATAGTAATAATGAATTAATTAGTAAATCTCTTTTACCAAAGGGAGAATTTTCCGCTTGGATAGATAATCCAAACATTTTTTGTAGATTTCGCGCCGAAGCAATTTATAGTCTTTATACCTACGCCGTTCTTCTTTTAATTAAAAATCCATTACAATTAGCAAGTTTATATGGATATGATACTTTTATTTATTTAGAGGCAGATTTTATTATTCATGATAAGGATATATGGGTAATAGATAAATATTTAACTAATATGTTCGCCGCTAATAAATTATGCTATTTTAATAATTTTAATGAGGATTTTGTAAGTACAGGATTTTTTATTTCTAATATAGATTATTTTTTAAATAGTATTAGTCATTTTAGTACAGGAGACGAATACGCAAAAGAATGTTTAAAAATACAAGATTCAATATTATTAGAAAACTATTTTTATAGAATTTTCATGAATAATTCTGCTCTAATTACTAAAATTAAAAATACCCAAGATATATTTCCTAATAGTATTATTGATAAATATACAAATAATTCGGCGGATAAAAATCCTATAATGTTTGATATTGTTAATGATATTAAAAATACAGAAAGTTTATTTTTTGTAGCTTTTAATCTTTATCATGAAAAAGATCAAAATTATTTTGCTAGAATAACCTCCGATGTAGAAACAATAGATTTTCCGTTATCTAGTTATTTTGTTTGGCGTTCCGTTTCTGGTAAAATCTTTAATATAGAAATTTTACATAAAGAGAAAAATTTTTATAAACAAAAGTGTCTTAAATTAGAAGATATAAAAAGTAGTCATTATTATGTTGACTTTAAGTAAAATATGCTAGAAGATTATATTTCGAATATTTTTGAATGCGATTGTTGCCATGATGAATTTCCTATGTTACAGTTAGAATGGTCATGGTTTGGTCAACTTTTATGTATTAAATGTAGAAAGAAATAATATGCATGGTTTTTTTGAATGTCCTAAATGCGGATATGAAAATTCTGTTCAAGTAGAAAGTTATAAATTTGCAGATATTCCGCCAGAATGCGATCAATGTGGTTATATATTTAAAAAACGGGAAATTGAAGATCGATATTTAGATGTTCTTTCTGATGCGGTGGCTAGCGCGGCGGATTATGCCGAAAGAGATTAATTTTAATAAAGTTCCGCGACGGAGCAAGTGTACCGATTCGTCTGCAAAACGATAGGGCTAGGCGCGATACCTAGGCGGAACTCCAATATAAGATGACACAAATAAAAGCTAAATATCCTATTAAAATTGGTAAAAATTTAATAGATAAGGGTGAACTCGGAAGGGTTGCAAGTTTAGAAGAGGCAAAAGTACAATTTCCTCTTATAGAATATAATTTAAATTCGTCGTTTGTATCGGTTATTTTTAGAGATTATAGTCCATGTATTGTTAATAAATCACAAATAGAATTTATATGAAAATATTTTTATCCGATTCTGGATTTCAAAATATTCAAAATTTAAATAATGTTGTTGGGGTTACATTGTTAGATAACAATAATACGAATATAGTTACATTTACTAATGATAAAATACATAGTATAGATTTATATATAGTAATTTTATTTATATTATTGGGATCTATTTTAGCGTTAATAGTAAATCGCCCCTATAAGCAAAAAAGATAATATGAAATATTGTATAAATATATTGACCCTTATAATTACATTAATTTTAACAAGTTCATGTACAAATCATTCGAATTCTATTCCAGTAGAGAATCCTTATTTTAGTAATGCAGAGTTTTCCGGGTTATCATCTCAAATAAATTCCAATTTAGTAGAAAAAGGATTCACAACAGCCGGTACATATAATTGGAACAATTATACAATAGAGATATATGCAAAGGAAAATGTTTCCGGTAAAATGTATAAATTTTCCTTCTATAAGAATTTACAATTAAACTGGGTAAAACCAATAAATTAATGAAATTTAAAATCGGAGACATTACAACCCAAGTTTGGGCGGGTGATTTAGTTCATGATTGTGTATTTTTAGCTTATTTAGATAATGGAGGAATGCTATTTTATGATTTGGCTTCTGAAGTTTTTCGTTATGCATTTTGGCAAGCAGAAGAAAATGGAAAATTTACATTAAATGGGTGGAAATATAATAAGAATCCCGCGAAATTAATAAATAACTAAATATGAGAGAATTAAAATTTAGATATTATGATGCTATAAGTAAACGGTTTGTATATAGCGACGAATTTAATTACGTATCAATGTTTGATATATTGCCTTTATTTTTTACAAAAGGAAAACTTTATGCTAGTAGAAATATAGTCCAACAATATACGAACTTAACAGATTCTACAGGAAAAGAAATCTATGAAGGAGATTATATTCAATTAACCGAAGAAAACGAAATTAATTTAAAAATAGGAGTAGTTGAATATGAAAAGGATTGTGGGAGATATATCATTAAAGGGCTTCTCTATTCTAAAAATCAAAACTATATAGATTTAACCTGCGATTCTATTTTTAACGCAAAGATTATAGGAAATATTTTTGAGGGTAGTGATGTTTTTAATTTATAAATAATTATGTCTGATTTAAGAGAAGATGAAAAAAAGTTTGCGCCGAAAGAAAAACCCGATAAGCTTAAGGAAGAAATTAACCAATGTACTTGCGGCGGCAAATTAGTAGCAGGAATTGTTTGGGATGAAAAAAGAGAAGCGGAAAAAGTTTATTATTGTTGGAAATGTAAGAAATATGCTGATATTTCAAAGAAAGTTTGACAAAGAAGAAAAAGAGTGTAAGATATTTGAAGATAAGGATTGGGAACGTCGGGCACTGAAACATATCCCAACCTATTACTAGCAGATAATAATAAAATAGAGCTATCTGTGCGTACTCTAATAATAAAATATCAGATATTCCTGTGGAATAACACTAGGTGGAAGTCCTAGATTTTCAATAAGAATTAATATTAATGAAAAATAGTATTAATACGCGGGTGAGAAGTCAGAAATTTGTAGGTGTCAAACTCACACAAATCAAAGTCGAAACCTTCTCAGTTAGTAAAAATTTTTATTGAAAATTAATCCGAGGGTAGTAATTATATATTAGTAAAACATCTCTTATTCCGGTGAGAGAAGTAGCTAGCGCAAATCTAGCCCCGAGGGCCAATTTTTGGGCGTGAAAGGATTCGACTTAATGATAAGTTGTATGAGCGCATGTCAAGGAACTTAGTTGGCCTTGTAAAAAAACTAAGAAAAAGTTAAATGCTAATAATGACATTAGTGAAATGCTTGGTGAAATCTCTGCTAATCCGGATGCGGTTTTAGCTGAATTTGCTAGCGAAAATGTGTTAGTCTAATTAAAGATTAATCCGTTATAATAGATAACTCCGATAGTTTAATATAACGTAATTTTCGGAATTAATATTAAAGTTTTCTTTGCTTTATTATTTCTTATTAAAAAGAATATTGATTATGTCTTTTGTTTATTAAGATATAATACAGAATTAAAAATAAACTAAACATGTAGTGCAAATAAGCAAAATTATTAAGGACTTGGCTTCGATGCCAACACGTCCACCAATTTTAAATTATGGCAAATATCAATTTTACTATTCCAGATGCGCAAATTAATAGAGTTATTAATGCCTTGTGTATAAAATATGGATATCAAGATCAAATTTTAATTTCGACAGATCCACCAGTATTTGATGTAAATCCAGAAAGTAAAGCACAATTTTCAAAAAGAATGATAGGAGAAGTAATTAAAGGGTTAGTTTTAGATGTAGAAAAACAAGCGGCGATAGATGCGGTTCCTAAAGTAGATGTAACATAAAATGAATAAAATAGCTGTCATAGGTTCAAGAAGTTTCAATAATTATCAATTAATGAAGGAAACTTTAGATTTAATTGCAAAACCAGGAGATATAATTATTTCTGGTGGTGCGGCTGGTGCTGATTCTTTAGCAGAAGATTACGCGGAAGAAAAAGGATTACAGAAATTAATTATTTATCCCGCGTGGAGAATTTATGGAAAACGCGCCGGATTAATTCGTAATGAACAAATGGTTAATAAATGCGATCAAGTTGTGGCTTTTTGGAATGGAAATTCTAATGGAACGCGGCATAGTATTAATTTCGCTAAAATTCAAAATAAACCTGTAACTATTGTAAGATTTTAATGGTCCCTTAGCGTAACGGTTAACGCGACACCCTTATAAGGTGGAAGCTCTAGATTTGAGCAAGATGTAGGTTCGAATCCTACAGGGACTACCAATTTATTAAATGAAAAAAATAATCTCATTACTATTCTGTTTGATTAATATAAATTGTTTTAGCGCGGAAATAGAAGACGCAAAACTTTTTGGAGATGTTAAAAAAGAAACAGTTAATTCTATTACCTATTTAACGTCTACGACATCTAATACAAATAATTATATTATTTATAAACTATTTATTCCCGAAAATGGGAATTATATGTTTTGGTTTAATTTACAATCTACAAATGAAGCAACTTTAAGTTTTTCAGTTGACAAAGGAAAAAAAGATTTGTATGATATTCCCGCTAGTACAAATTGGATTTGGTGGCCATTAAATGGTCGAAATGGATTAGATTCAACTAATAAATTTCAAATTAATCCAATTTTTGTATTTTTTAGCGCCGGAAATCACGAATTTAGAATGGATTTTTTAACTCCTAATGTAAAGATTAATAAGTTTTTGTTAACAGGAAATCTTTGGTATCTTCCATTACAAAAACCATAATATGGCTCTTAATCTAGGATTAGTTTGCTCTCATAAGGCGAATAGACAGGCGCAAAACCTGTAAGAGCTACCAAAGGTCGGATAGTGAAATTAGATATCACGAAACCCTGCGAAGGTTTAATTTTGAGCGCGAATCTCAATCCGACCACCAATTTTAAATGAAATTAAAAAGATATGATATTAAAAAAATCTTTTCAGATCCTATTAAAAGAAGATTAATAATAGCAAGATCTACTGTAGTGACCCAAGCAAGAGAAGATATAATTATTACTTTAGAAGAAGCTTTAGAAAGTTATGATAGAGTAATGAAAGAAAAAAATGAAATTATATAAAGTAATAGGAAAAGATTCTCTAAGTAAAGAATATACATTATATGTAATTGCTGATGATGCAGGTCAAGCAGAAAGTTTTGCAAAACAAACTTGGATAAAATGGGAATATTTGTATAGACCTTATAAAATAGAATTAATCGCGGAAACAGAACAATATACTTCTAATCCAAATGTTTCAACTTTAGTTTTGCCGGTTAAGCATTAATAGCAGATGCATCTGTTTCGTAAACAGAAGATATGGGCGCAAATCCCATAACTGGCTCCAAATGGCCCTATCGAATATTAAAGAATTCGCGGTTCTCTCTAAACCGAAAAGGCGGTGAAAATCCGGCTAGGGCTTCCAAATTTAATGGGGTATATCCTCTATGTAATAAGAGCGCGGCCTGTGAAGCTGCCAAAACGAGTGTAAGTCTCGTTATACCCCCCAATTTTTAAGATATATGAATGACGATTATTTAATAATTAAATGTTTAAATATAGATAAATTATCTAGAAATATTGCTGAGTTCTTTGAAACAGAAATTTTAAATGATCTTCATCAAGATAGTAGTTTTGGTTTAAAATTAAAATTTACCGATCTTATTTTAGATTCTTTTGTTAAAAAGAATTTTTATATTAATATTAATGAATTTATTAGATACTATGTTCAAAGAACAATTGATGATAAATCCTATGTCTTTGAAGGTTATACAGATAAATTTTTAAATTTTCGTAAACTTTATATAGAATATAAAAAACTAAATCCAGAAACATATAATACCATTAAAGACTATTATATTAATTATTTTAAAGAGTGCGAAGAAAAAGAATTCAAAAAAGAATTTAAAGATTTAAAAAGAAAACTTAAAAAATATAATTTCAAAGTTATTCCGAAATGATTTGTTAGTTTCGTGTAAACTAACTGGTGGTAGGCACCGTAAATCGGTAGCCCCAGCTTTGAACGTTGTGCTTTAACAATGTACCTCTCGCCGAAATGGCGATGGGGGAGATCCAATCTAGGGAAGAAATTCTCGGAGATCATGGTTTCCCCCGCTAATTTTTTATGGAAGATTGACAGAGTAGTAATGTATCGGTTTGCTAAACCGGAGTCTCGGTAAAACGGGCATAGGTGCGATCCCTATATCTTCCGCCAATTTTATGAAATTTGTATTAATCTGTTTATTAAATTTAATTTTATCTTTCTATAGTTTATCCGCTACTTATTATGTAGCTATTAATGGAAATGACACTAATTCAGGAACACAATTAAAACCTTGGAAAACAATTTCTAATGCTTCTAGTAAAGCAATAGCTGGAGATAATATTTTTGTTAATGCCGGTACATATCAAGATAATATTAATTTTACAATTTCAGGAAAATCTAATGAAAGAATTAGTTATTTTACAATTGGAAAAGTAATACAGACCGGACAATTTACTATTATAGCTTCGAATATTACTGTTTCGGGATTTGATTTTCCCGGTCCAAGAGATTTATGGACTTCTGTAATTAGAGTACGACCGACTGCAAATCAAACATGGATATTAGATAATACTTTTCACGATTTTCAACAAGCGTATCCTATTGGAATGGAAACAGTTTCAGGAATTAGAGATCCAAGCGGTGGACCACAAAAATGTATTATTCGTGGAAATAAATTTAATCATATAGGATATATTCATTTAAGTATATATGGCGATAGTCATTATATAGCAGAAAATTATTTTGCTAATTCTTTTGGTGAAGGCGATGTTATACGACCTTGGGGAGCTAATCATATTTTTACATTAAATATAATGACGAATATCGGTGGCGGCGATCCGGGACTATTAACAGGAGGTCATCCTGATTTGTTACAAGTATTTGGAGATTATGGATTTGCTAGTTATAATTTAAAATGGGAAAAAAATTATGCTATAAATAATAAATGTCAAATTACTCAGTTAGAACAAAAAGGCGTAGTTGATATAAGAGATTGGGATATTCAAAATAATGTATTTATTAATCAAGATTTAGGTGCTTCAAGTTCTTTCCCAGGTTTAAGATGGAAAAATAATCTTTTTTATAAAGTTAGTAAAACAGCCGGACATGTAATTTTTATGTCTGATAATACAAGTGGAAGAGGGTTATCAGAAAGAAACGAAATATACAATAATATTTTTTATATGTGCGGTTCTAATCCCACAAATAATACTTATGGATGGTATTCGTGGCCAACAAATTTAGTAGATTTTAAAGCAGACTATAATTTTGTATGTGGTCCAAATTTTGCACCAAAAAGAACAGATTTAAAAAGAACAACTTGGCGTTTTGTTGAAACTCATGGTATTAATGGCGGCGATCCAGGATTTATCAATGATATTTTATTAAATTTTCAATTAAAACCAAATAGTATTTTAATAAATAAAGGTTTAACTATTAATACTTTTAATGATGATTTTTTTGGAATTTCGCGCCCACAAGGAATATCATGGGATATAGGTCCATATGAATTTGTAAATTCAACAATTATTGATCCTCCTCAAAATTTTAAATTAATTTTTCCGTAATGCATACTTTTTATACTTTATCGATTAATCCTCTTACTTTTGATATTAATAAATTAAAAGATCCTAATCTAAATGGACCCGAAGTAGTTGCTAAATATGGTTGGGAAGCGTTTATTTATTGGCATACTTTTATTAGAGGAATGGAAAATGACGGTAATGGAACAGTTAAAATTAATCCTGGAGACATTGTTTTAGATCTTGGCGCGAACATAGGCATGACCGCCCGATTTTTTGAAGAAAATGGAGCATCAAAAATTTATTGTGTAGAACCTGATCCTTTACTATTTAAAGTATTAAAGAAAAATAAATCAGATAAATGGATATTAATTAATAATTCAGTTGGTACTGCTAATGGTGAAATTATATTAAATCATTGGGAACCTTTTGAAGATTTACAATATAAAAGTTATTGTTTAACGTTAAAACATTTATTTTTTACTTATAATATCGATAAAGTTGATTTTTTAAAAATAGATATAGAAGGCGCGGAAAGAGATTTATTATATTCTTGTGATATTCGTGATTTTTCTAAAATCAAAAAAATATACATGGAATGGCATAGAAAACCTTGTGAATCGAATGAATTATATAAAGAAAGTTTAGATAAAATATTAGAATTTTTAAACAGGAACGGCTACAATACTTGTCTATCTTTTGAAAATATTATTTCAAGTATAGCAGCAATTAATATAAATATATGAGTGTATTACTTTCTCTTTTAGGACTGATTCTTTTATTATTCGGTTTTGTAACTCTAACTATTAGAGTTGTTCAATTTTTATTTTTTAGAGGCGGCGAGTCATTTAAAGATGAACTATATAATGGATTTAAAGAAGATTTTGATGAAGAAAAAATTGGTGGACAAGTGGTAAAAAATGAAGTAGATTCTACTCAAGAAATAGTATGAAACACATAATTAATCATATCGCTTTTGTTATTGATGAATCTGGATCAATGGGTCAATTTTCCAAAAATGTTGTAAGTGTTTTTGACGATCAAATTAAATTTTTATCTGAAAAATCCCAAGAATTAGATCAAGAAACTAGAGTATCTGTCTATTTATTTGGTGGGACCGAAGTTAAATGTATTATTTATGATCGAGATGTAATGCGTTTACCATCGTTGAAAAATTTATATAAACCCGCTGGTGGAACGCCATTATTTGATGCATTAGATATTGCTGCGCAAGATTTATTCATGATTCCTGAAATTCACGCGGATCATGCTTTTCTAGTTTATGTTGTTACTGATGGAGGAGAAAATGCTAGCAGTCGATTAGATTCTTTATTATTTAAAGATTTAGTAAATAAAATTAATAATAAAGAGAATTATACGTTGGCCGTATTTGTTCCTTCAAAAATCGAATTTGAAATTAATAAACAACTTGGATTTTTAGAGGAAAATATTTGTATTTGGGATACTTCTAATCATAAATCATTTAATGATGTAGGTACAACGATTCGTACAAGTACCACACAATTCTTTAAAAATCGAAGCACTGGAATTCGTAAAAGTACAAATCTATTTAAAGTAGATGTAAATTTTACTAAAACAGAATTAAAAGAAAATTTGACCGAATTATCTAAGAGTTCATATAAATTATTTAATATCAGCCGTGAAGCTACTATTAAACCTTTTGTTGAAAAAGAAACTCAAAAACCATATGTAAAGGGTAATTCTTTTTATCAATTAGTTAAGCCAGAAGTAATTCAAAATTATAAAGATATTATTATTCTTGACAAAAACAGTGGAAGAGTTTATGGTGGATTAGATGCGCGAAATCTTTTAGGATTACCGAACTTTGATATTAAAGTTTCGCCTGGAGATTTCGATAAGTATGATATCTTTGTACAATCTACGTCTGTTAATAGAAAATTATTAGCAGGTACAAAACTAGTGGTTCTATAGTGAAATCGTATATCACGCGAATTTCCTAAATTTGAATTTTCGGTTAGATTCCGAATAGAACCGCCAATTTATGAAAGGAAAATCTTTATCTGAGTTTTTTAAGATTAAACCTGGAGTTTTTACAAAATTCCTCAAGGAAGAGGATAAAGCAATAAGAAAAGCCAATAAAAAGTTAGCTAGACGAATTGCGAGAAAGACGCAATGAAAGCAAAATATAGAAAAATAATATCAGGGACGAAAAAGAATATTTTAAAATTTCATAGACATTATTTAATTATTGTAATGATTATATGGATATCGATAATTTCTTGTATTCTATTAGAAGTTAATAATAATTTAAATAGAGAAGCGGTTGTTCCTGCTTTTAAAAATAAAGAGTTTGTAACTTTTAAATCAGGTTTATCAGGCTATGTAGAAGGTTTTACTTATGTAAATGGCGAATACGTATATAACGTCATTTACCATACGAATCACAATATTAAAGTAAAAAATATCGTTATTTCAGAAAGTAAACTTCTTGTTGACAGAGATTAAAAAGGCGGTAAGATAGATAGATATTCGGGTTGCGGGTGTTAATAGACAACATGACTAGCTCTTAACTAGATCGATAGGGGTGCGATTCCCCTGCGACCCACCAAATTTTTTGTGTAATCCTTTTTTGAAAGGAGATTTTATGAAAAAGAAATCAGGGGGAAAAAAGAAAGGATGTTAATTTTATGGATAAAAAATTAGATAAAATAACAGGTGCCGATAAATTAGGATAATTTAATATGCTCTCGTGGCTCGAAAAGATTAGGCAACAGCCTTCTAAGCTGATTTACGTGGGTGCAAATCCTACCGGGAGCGCCAATTTATATGAAATGGTTATATCAAAATATTAAGGTTTCAGGGACATAAGTAAATACTTATGTCCTATGAATAAATATCTTAAAAATAAAAAATATAAACAAAAAGCTTTTAACAAAGCAAAAATTCTAATTAAGAAAACCGGATGGTACAAAGAATCTCATTTTCAAAGATTTTTCTACGGTTTTCAAAAAGGATTTAATAAATTTGATCGTCAATTTTTACATGATAATAAAAGTGGTTTCTCAAAAATCACTAGATCTCATAAAAAATACAATCAAAAGATTTTAAAGAAATGTTATCTTGATGAATTTCAAGATGAAAAATTTGAATACAAATATAAATATTGCCAATTATATTATTGGTAATTCTAATAGGGGTTTATTTTAAAAGTAGAATATCTCTCTTACAAAGAGGAGACGTTGGAGCGTTACCAACAACCCCTACCATTTTTCGCCGGTATAGTTTAAAAGTAAAACATAATCTTGGTAAGATTGAGACAGGGGCGCAATACCCCTTACTGGCTCCATAACGGTCTCATAATTTAATATTAGAATGCGCTCCTGATTAGAGCGTTGTGTTCGTGGAATTCGAACTGAGACTACCAATTTAAATAAAACATATGAAAATATCCCTATCACAAGCTCTTAAGTTAAAAAATCGTATTGCAGGACAATTAGTTAAGGCGCAAGAAATTTTTTCTCGCGAAAATTCTCGCCGATCTGATAATCCTTCTCAAGTAGATCGTAAAGAAGCTTTAGAAAAGATTTTTAAACTCTCCGATCTATTAGGCGATTTAAAAAGTCGAATCGCTACCGCGAATGTTCCAATTTATTCTGATATTGAAAGATTAAACGAGACGAAATCATTAATTACGTATATTATCGGTTTAAATAAAACAGAAGGTCCCGATATAGTAGGTACAGTATATAATCAACCACCTAAAGAATATACTTGGGACGCTCATTTAAATCAACAAAGCGCCGATAATTTAATTGAAAAGCTTCAACAAAAAATTAATGCGCATCAAGATAAAATCGATGCTTTTAATGCAACGACAATTATTGATTTGCCGGATTGATAATTTAGGAGAGTAGAAGATTATTGCGAAAATATTCGATTAAATTTTTCCCTTCAAAGGAAATAACATTATTTAAAGATATCGAGAAAGAATTCAAAACTAAAAATTTCTGGTATCAAAAGTTAAGATTTAAAGTTCAAAAGTTAAAAATCTTTTGTTTAATCTTAATGTTTTCAAAATGATTTTTTACTCTCTTTTATGAAATTAGGTTGTCGCCGACATAAAAAATTTAATAATACATGTAAATATTGTATAGATAATCAACGATTTTCTAATCTTTATATAGCACCAGAATACAAATTATATGCGGCGATTTTTAAAATTTCTTTAAATAAAGCACTTAGAGAAAGTAAATCGAAAAAGTTTTAATAGAAGTGTAAAATACATGGTGAGCAGAAAACATAAAAAAAATAAATTGCCCAAAATCATGTATGAGAAACTTGGGCGCCATAAAGCAATTGGTTTATGTTATAAAGATCCGGCCCATCCCTGGATATTTTTAGATCCAAGAATTAGAGGAAAACAGCATTTAGAAGTATTAATACATGAATTACTTCATGCGGAATTTCCCGAGTTATCTGAAACGATGGTAACTAGAAAAGCTTATAGATTAAGAGATATGTTGTGGTCTGAAAAATATAGAAGAATTGATGAATAAAGGTCATATAACTCAATAGTAGAGTAAAGTCTTGATAAGGCTTAAGTTGTAGGTGCAAGTCCTATTATGACCACCATTTTTTAAGTTAATAACCGTCACAATTTTGTGACGGTTTTTTTATTTTTAAATAAGACAAAATTTATATTAATAGGTGTAAATATAATTACATATGAAAAAAGTCTTATTTATTTGTAAACAAAGAGGTAACGGATATGGAATTAGCTATGGACTGGTTAATTCGTGCAAGTTTTTAGTAAACTTATTTAATCAAAGTGGAATCGAATCAAAAGTCGTTTCTGTAGTTGATAATAACTCTATTGATAGAGAAGTTCATAATTATAAACCAACACATGTATTTATTGAAGCTTTATGGGTTGTACCTGATAAATTTCATACTTTATTAACAAAATATAAAGATATTAAATGGTCTGTTCGATTACATAGTCAAATTCCCTTTATCGCACATGAAGGAATAGCTTTCGAATGGCTAAATAGATACAATGAATTAGCACAAAGATATACTAATTTTTGTCTTTCGGCAAATAATATTAATATGGTTAATCATTTAAATGCCATTTTTAAAGATAAGCATATTTCTTCTTTTGGAACGGCAGGTACTAGTGGTAGCGGAAAGGGAAAAAGTTTAGTTCATTATTTACCTAACGTTTATTTTCCTGATGAATATGATATGGGTGAAGGAAAACAATGGAAACCTGAAAAAACGGTAAATATTGGTTGTTTCGGATCTATCCGCCCACTTAAAAATCATTTATATCAAGCGGTGGCTTCTATCATTTTTGCGAATTCTTTAGATAAGAAATTAAAGTTTCATATAAACGGAGATAGAGTAGAACAATCAGGAGAATCTATTCTTAAAAATTTAAATTATTTATTTAAAAATTCTCCACATGAACTTGTATGTCATCCTTGGTCAAATCATTATGATTTTATTAAAGTAGTCCGCGAAATGGATATTTGCCTACAATTAAGTTTTAGTGAAACATTTAATATAGTCGCCGCAGACGCCGTTTGGAATCGTATTCCTGTTGTTGGTAGTAAAGATATTGATTGGCTAGATGAAATTTTTAAATCTGAACCAACGGACGATTTATCTGTATTAGCTAAAATGAAAATAGCTTATTTTGGGCGCGAAATTAATTTACAAGATAAAAATAAGAAAAGTTTAATATCTTATAATAAAGTTTCTTATGACGTTTGGGCAAAATTCTTAAATTTAGTGTATATCTAATAGATATGAAAAATTTTATTATTGCAAGTTTATTAACGTTATCTTTAATTTTATCTCAAGGTTGCGCTACCCGCCCTCCTGTATCTTCAGATCCAGCCGAAGTAGCTTTAGCTAAACAAGAAAAAATAGAGCGTACAAGTCTTTTATTACAAAATGTAACTTATTCTGCTTTATTAATTGTTGTTGAAAAAAACCCAAATGAGAGAACAAATATAGTAAATTATACTCGCACAGGAATCGTTGCTGTTAGATTATTAATTGATAATGGTAATGTAACTCCTACAGATTTACAAAACGCATTACAAGCAATTCCTGTAAAAGAATTTAAAACAATTGAAGCAAAATTAATTGTACCAACCGTTGTTTCTGCTTATCAAATTTGGTATGGAGATTTAGTAACGGGATGGTCTAGTTCTGATAAAATGTTGACAGCGAAAACTTTATTAAAAGGTATATTAACAGGCGCAGAAAACGCTATTAAAAATCTATAATTTGAAAAAACAGATCTAGAAAAGTAACATAGTTATGTTGAAAACATTCTTTACAATTCTCTTATTATTAACAATAAGTTTTAAAGGTTTTAGTCAAACCATAACTAATTCTTATACTTTTTCTAGTAATATAGAAGTTTTAACAACTGTTGGTGCTAATTTAGCTCAAGTTGTTAGTAGTTTACCACCCGCATATACGAATGTTCCTGTATGGATAGGAGATTATGTTAAATCTCAAATTTATACAAATGGAATAACTACTAATAATTTAAAATCTACTTATGTTTTATGGGGAGAACCGACACCACAACCAAAAGGAGTATTTCAAGGAAATGCTCCTATTTGGAATGGTAAATTTTATATTTCATTAACAAATGCTATAAATAGAGTTCGACCCGGCGATAAAATGCATTTATTACTTTTTGGAATAGATACAAGCACGAATACATTATCATCAAACACTGTCACATTTAATCAATGGATGAATTATTTAATTGTGTCTATTCCAACTAACGCTCCTTAATTATATTAAAACAATAATTTTGTGAGTTTAACTTCTCGCTCAAAAGCTCAAATAGCTGAACTACAAGTACAGCTTGCGGCAAATAATAAAAATTATTTTGTCAGTAAGCCATTGTCTAATGATTTACGCTATGATCTAATTATAGATACGGGTAAAAAAATCTTTAGAACACAAATAAAATACGTTAATCGTAAAAAGGGTGATAATTTAGAATTACTTATTGAAAGAAAACACAATAATTGTCTTTGTTATACAGATACGGAAATAGATTTAATACTAATTTATTGCCCGATTATAGATGAAATATTAGCGTTTTATCCTGATAAATTTCATGATAAAAAGCGAATTTTTATTAATCTAAACAATCCTAAATCAAAAAAACATTATAGACATTATTTGTGGAATTAGTTTTGTTGAAATACGGTTACGTAAGCTCTCCCTGTTACTCCGTCAACAATTGCAGTAATATTAGGTAATGGTAATCCTGTTAAATTAATATGTGCGTTAGTATTTGTTGTAAAATTACCTGAATAAACTAAAACATATCCCGTACCAATTGAAGGATTAGTATAACCTAATTTTACATTAATATTTCCTGAAACGTTACTTGTTAATATATGCGCCGACATTACTCTAGCTTGTGCGGCGAGAACAGAATCGCCAGTAAATGGAGCAGTTTGACCAGTTAACAAATTGTGTGTTCTAAATAAAAATTGGTTCATATTAAATAATATTACACTTGACTTACTAAAAGTCGGTGATAAAATATGAATTAAATGAGTACCTCTTTTTCTAATAGTTATTTAATAAAAAGTTCATATAGATGCCATAAATGCGTTTATTGTCATGAACTTATCAGTAGACGGTCTTCATACAAAAAATTAGTTGGTTTTGATTCTACAGAAGGTAATTTTTATTCTGTTTGTGTTCATTTAGAATGCGAACGTCCCCTATATAATAACATGAAAGAAAATGAATTTTATTTTCCTGAAGAAAAAATGCCTCGCGGAAGAAATGAAAATGATATAAAAGATTCTTTGACACTCGCCGCATATTCATGTAATCTTGTCTAACTATAAATGAAATCTACTCTTTTTGATACAAACGACGAAATTTTAACGTCTAATGTTGGCCAATCTGGAACGTTTGGAATTACCCAAACAGGATTAAAAGTTGTTTCAGAAATTTTAAGAAATCGACTTTATCATAATAAGATTGCGGCACCGATCCGCGAATATATTTCTAATGCTTATGACGCGCAAGTAATGTCAGGTAAAAAGCATAAGCCATTAGTTATTTCTTTACCTACTTTAAACGCGCCGACCTTCGCTGTTAGAGATTTTGGTGATGGTTTAACAGAAGATGAAGTTGCTGATTTATATACCAAATATGGCGAAAGTACCAAACGAAATACTAATAAAACCATTGGTTCTTTTGGTATCGGTTGTAAATCTGCTTTTTGTATTTCAAATAACTTTTTAGTTACGACTTATAAAAATGGTCGTAAAAGTATTTATAATTGTTATTTGGAAGATGGTGATGGTAAATATGCAAAAATGCATGATGAAGAAACTACAGATGAAAATGGAGTAGAAATTTCTATTCCTGTTAATTCACATCAAATTCATGAATGGCTTCAAGAATATTTAAAATTTTCTAAACATATTGATCCGCAACCGAAACTTTTAGGAGTTGATTATAACTATTTGGTTTCTAAATATGGAGGTGTACTTTCTTCAAATGAAATCTTTTTAGAAGGAAATAAATGGAAAATTAATGTAGATAATAATTCTATTAATCCAAAAAATCAAGTGGTAATGGGAATTGTCGCATATCCTTTTGATTATAATCAGGTTAATAAAGGAGTTACTTCGGGAATCGTTAGTATTTTAAATAAAGGTATTACGTTTTTCGCTCCTATTGGCGCGGTAGATCCTACCGCTAATCGAGAAGGATTAGAATATACAGAAAAAACGATTAAATATATTAGAAATCGTTTGTTAGAAGCTGAAAAAGAAATTAAAGATATTTATCAAAAAGAATTTGATAAGTGCGCAAATTTATTTGAAGCAAAATGTTATCTTATAGAGAAAAATTCAGATCGATTTTTTAATGAATTATTTCGTCCACCTTATAAATGGCAAAATCAAATCGTTGCTGATCGATATATTGAATTTAGAAATATTTTAGTACAAGATAGATACGGATATCATAAAGATAATACTAAACCGATTTTAAAAGTTCTTAAATATTGCTACGATTCGTATGCGGATAAACTTTGTAAAGAAAAATATTATATTGATAATACAGGTTTTATTCCTACAAAAAAAGATGTTTATATCATTAATGATTTAAATTTAGAAGGAAGATTACTAAATAATCGTATTGGTAAAATTTGTGCCGATCTTAGAGATGATTATCATGCAAGAGTTTTTGTATTTAATTTAGAAAATGGATTATCATTAGATGATTTATTAAAAACGGAATTTAATATATTACCATTAAAAAAGCTTTCTGATATTCCTGAAAATGAATATTGGAGAATTAAAACTCCTTCTACTAATACTAATTTAGTAAAAGCGCCAACATCGAAAATTTTAGTTTTTGATCAATCAATGTCTGGTCGTGGAGGATTAGAAAGTAGATATTGGAAAGCTCATACTTTATCTGATTCTGATAAAGGTTATTATGTTGAATTAGATCGATTTCAACCGGTTCTTAATGAAGAAGAAAATCTTACATCAGGAAAATTATCGGCAATTATTGAATTCTTATCATTATATTTTGGAATTAATGACCCTATTTATGGATTTAAAATTGGTTATTTAACCGATGAAAAGAAAAAATCATTAAGTAATTTAAAACCACTATTTGAATCTTTAGATAATCTTATTTTAGATTATTTAAAAAAGAATAATATTGAGGAAAATTATAAGATTTATAAAGCACTCGATAATTCATCTTTTAATAGTAAATTTAATAAAATTACATATTTCTTTAAAAAATTACCTATTGATCATGCATTAAATAAAGGAGTTGTAGATTTAGAAGTATTAATTAAAGAATCAAAAGAAAATATTAATAAACATAATGCTTTTATTCAAAGTTTAAACAGAATAAAAAATAAGGAATATTTTTCTAATGATAAAAGTATTGATCCATATACAGAAATTTCATTAATTAAAAATCTTTTTGACCTTTTAAGAACAAAATATCCTTACTTTTTAAAAATATATAATGAAATGGGGTATTATTCATTAGAAAAATTTTTAACGCCCGAAGATCTTAAATATTTTATTTGTATGGATAAATTTTATCTTGACATCGAAACACAAAAACAGCAGAATACTACAGTATGAAAATTAAGTCATCATTTATTATTACACCATCGTCTATTACATTAGTATATAATGGTAAACCATATACAATGTTAAATAGTAATGCGTCTTTTAAAGTCGTTTACGGATTATTGAAAAAAGGAAAAGAATCGGATGCGGTTAACTATTTCGATATTCCTGGCGCTATTAAAAATTATATCAAAACTGGCGTTGAAATTAAAAACGGCGTTATTTTTTACAACGGAGAAGAACTTAAAAATTCTCTTACCGAACGAATTATTGGATTTATGCGTGATGGGCTGAACGCTAAACCTTTAATTAAATTTTTGGAGAAATTATATAAGAATATGGAACCGTTGGTTCGTGAACGTTTATTTAATTTTCTTGAAAATAAACATATTCCAATTACTCAGGATGGAAACTTTATCGGATATAAATCAGTGACCGCCGATTATTTAGATTGGCATACTAAAACGGTTCCTAATCATGTAGGAACGACAAATACTATTCCGCCAGAAAAAGTTAATCAAGATCCTCACGCGGCATGCGCGAGTAATTCATATCACGTAGGAAACTACGCTTATGCGAAACGATTTAACGATTCAGTTGGGCGACGAATTGTTCTTTGTGAAGTAAATCCCGAAAAAGTTTTATGCGTTCCCGATTATGATCATGATAAAATTCGTGTTTCTCAATATACCGTTGTTGATGAAATGATTGATCAAAATACACCGTTAAGTGCAAATAAATATTCCGTTCAAAAAGATAAAAAAGGATTAGTAAATTATCATAATAAGCGCGGACCGGGCGGAAGATTTATTAAACGAAAATAATAGATAGTTTTTACTACAGGGGGATTAATTTAATCCCCCTTTTTTTATGATTATTGTAATTACCTATTTAGATAGAAAAACAGGAAAACGAATCGTCGATTATGGAATAAATATAGAAACTGATGAAAAAATAGTTTTACCTAATGTTCCAATTGACTATTTTCCAAATCTGTCATATGATGGAGAAGTTGGCGAATTTCTATTAAAGAATTAAATATATGGGATCATTTTCTATACCTTGCGCAATTTCTGGATTACCAATTTCTTATGAAAAAGATTTGGTCGGTTTTGAATTGGTCGTTGATAGATATAATAAAAATAAATATGTACCTGCATCTTTTCCTGTTTTTGGAAAATATGATACTTATGGAAGAATTAAAGATTCAAATTTAGATTTTGAAAATGCCGCAATTATTCATTTAGATATTTGGAATAATGCTGAACTTTATTTTCATAAAGAAAATAGACAAGATCCTTTTTCATTATATAAATTGTTACCTGAAGTTTTAAAAGATGCAAAAAAAGAATTTAATAGTCCATATTTAGATAAGGGTTGGACCTATAAAGACTATTTATATTATCATTTAGACAAACAATTGCATAAAACTGATTATGGAATATATTTAAAGGGATTTAGTTTTCATGCACGCGCAATAACTCATAAAGAAAATTTTTCTTTTTTAGATAGATCTAAATTAATGGAAATTATTCTAGATAAAATAGAAAATGAAACTTATTCGCCCGAAGATGATAAAATTCTTATTAAAATAATTTCTCTATTTTCGGGGCAAATGCTTTTAGGGCGAAATATTATGCCTAGTGGAACTACCGATATCGAACAGTGTCCTGAATATGGACAAAGAATTAAATTAATGAATTTACATTTAAAATTGGCGCGAAAATTAAAAAAAGAACAAAATTCATATAAGGATTAAAAATATGAAATTAATTAAAAGAGGCGATAAAGATAATCCTAATCGAAAATTTCGTGGTGAATGTCGAGGTTGTGGATCTATATTTGAAGGAGAAAGATCCGAATTCAAACAAATAAATTATGATTTTAAAAATCAAATAAATTATGTTGGTAGTACATGTTTAATCTGTGGAGATATTTTTATTTTATTTCCTTATGATTATAAAGTAGAAGAATTAAGTGTAGGAGAACAAATTTGATTATGAATAATCGTTTTAAATTTCGCGTTTGGGATATTATAAATAAAAATTATCTTAATATCGATGAAGATAATCAATTTTATTTTTTTAGTTTAGGAACTCCTTATCATTTATCGGAAATTTTATCTTCTGATAAGCATCATCGTTTTGTTGTACAGCAGTTTACTGGATTAAAAGATACGGAAGGTAACGAAATTTACGAAGGAGATATTCTTTGTGAAAAAAGAGAGAGTCCAGAGTATGCAGGAGACAACAATATAGGAAGAGTTTATTTTGCTTCGGGAACATTTTTTATTGATGGCGATGGACCATTATTTCATCATATTTTTTCTGTTACTCCGGATATTTTAGAAGATTATTTAGTTATTGGTAATATTTTTGAAACGCCAGATTTACTTTCATGAATCTAGAAACGTTAAATGAACTAGCAAAGAATGAGGAATTACAAAATAAATTACTTATACAAAATCCTCATAGATATATTTATAATTTGCGCGATTTAATGAAGGTTCGTAAAACTCGCCCAAATGAATATCGTATGATCGCCACAAAAGGTCGTCATAAATTATTTGATTATGATACGGGATTATTATCTGTTTATGCAGCGGTTTTTGATGATTACGAAAATAAAGATCATTATGTTGTTCAATTACATATTGGATGTTGTGATGATGGAGAATGGGAAGCTTGGTCGAAACCATATGCAGATAAAGATAAAGCTTGCCAAATAGTAGAAAAACTCGCTAAATTAATGGAAGAATGGACGGTTCTTCCTTCGGGCGATGAAATTAATGAACAAATACGAGATTTAGGATTATATGGAGAATAAGATTAAAAATACTGATCCTTTTGAATTATTAATAGAAAACTCAAAATGGATCTTTGATAAAAAATATCATGATATAGATGAAGAAATATATACGTCTTATGAAGTTTGGGAAAAAGCAATTCGTATTTTAAGAGAATTAAAAAATAAATATGAATCTAAAAATTTTCCATTACCTAACATTTGTGTAGGACCAAATAATTCTATTGATATTTTATGGGATTCTAAAAAAGCCGGAATATTTATTAATATAAATAATGAATCGTGTGATTTCTTTCTTGAAAGAAAAGATATAGAATCTAGTATTTCTGGTTTTTGCTCTAATGATAATTTTTCATATTTAGAAATTATTTCTTTTTTAAATTTATTATGATAAATGAATTAACCAAAGAAACTCTTCAAAGAATAAAGAATAATGCGCCAAATAATCGAATTCTTACTGTAGGCGATATTATTTTAGATAGATATATTTTTGGTGAAGTAAATAGAATTTCGCCCGAAGCACCTGTACCTATTGTTGAATTTACTAAAGAAACTTATGTCCCGGGTGGCGCGGCAAATGTTGCGGCAAATATTAAAGGTTTAGGGACTTCTTCTTATTTAATTGGATTCATTGGAAATAATAAAACCGATCAAGAATCTAATGAACTTTTAAGTTCCTCGTTATATGAAAGAAATATAGTTAATTATTTAATTAAATCCGCGCAAAAAAGAACTATACAAAAAACTCGTATAATTGGCGGACATCAACAAATAGTAAGAATCGATAAAGAAGATAAATCTTATTATTCAGAAGAAGATTATAAATATTTAAGAGATCAACTTTTAGAGGGAGATTTTTATAGAGGATTTAATGCGGTCATTTTATCTGATTATAATAAAAAGACTATAACCCAAAAAACATTACATGATTTAAGTAGTAAATGCGAAGCTTATAATGTATATTTAGCAATTGGCGCAAAACCCGCATCTGGATTATATATTAAACGCCCTAATCTTTTATCATTAAATAAAAAGGAAGCTTTTGAGTTAACGGGCGAAAAAAATATAATTACAGCTATAGATATTATTAAAGAAAGAATTAATCCTTATGTATTAATTATTACATTAGGAGCGGAAGGAATGGTTTTGTATGATAAATCGTTAAATAGAATTACGAATATTCCAACTTTCGCGCAAAAAGTATTTGATGTTTCTGGCGCGGGTGATACAGTATTAGCCGCTTTTGTTGTCGCTCAAGCTTGTGGCGTAGATTCGCTACAATCGGCCCTATTCGCCACTAAGGCAGCAGGGATAGTAGTGGGGAGAGTGGGAACAGCGGCAATCGATAAAGAAGTGTTTGACGAACACTAAAAACTGATATAGGCTTATTACATGTTTAACATTAAAATTTATTTAGAGAGAGCGGAACAAAGCCCGATTTTAATTGATACTAAAAATTGGCTTTTTCCTGGTGGAGAGGTTGGTATTAAACTTTTAGATAATAATCTTCAATTTAAATACGCCGAATTTGATTTCGTTACTATTGATGCTCGTGTTCGTAATAGTAATGATTTATTCGCTATTGCTTTAGTGCAAAATGCGATTCAAGAATTAACCGATAAACCAATTAATCTATTTCTTCCTTATCTTCCTTATGCGCGGCAAGATCGGATTTGTGATAATGGAGAGAGCTTTAGCCTTAAAGTCGTCATTAACTATCTAAATTCGCTGAAATTCAATAGAATTACTGTTGTAGATCCTCATAGTGATGTTACTCCTGCGCTCATCGATAACGTTAAAGTAGTGACTCAATTAGAAATTATTCATAACAATAATGCTTTAAAAAATCGAATTCTTGAGTTAAAACCTATTTTAATTAGTCCAGACGCCGGGGCTAATAAGAAAACGGCAAAAATTGCCGGGTATTTCGGTCATCGTGAATTCGTCCGCGCCGATAAATTACGAAATTTAACAAATGGTGATATTTTAGAAACCATTGTTTATAAGGATGATTTTAATGGTTTAAATGTTGCAGTTTTTGACGACATTTGCGAAAAAGGCGGTACGTTTATAGCTTTAGCGAAAATATTAAAACAAAAAAATGTAGGAAAAATCTTATTGTTTGTTACTCATGGATTATTTTCGGGAGATATGAATTTACTATATAATTCTGGAATCGATGAGATTTGGACTACAAATAGTTATAGAGATGATTTAGATAGTAGAATTAATATTATTAAAATTTAATTGTAAATCTTTATTTATTTTACAACTATGATGGGTTAAATTTTCTTTTTCATTAACTAGGTTCCATTTTCTTTCTAGAATAGGTAGGTTATTATTTAATGCAAAGTTCTTAAGTGCAATAAAATTTTGTTTTCTACAAATTCTTAAATAAACATAACCACGTTTAGTAAAATTGACACTAATACCATCAAAACCAATAGAATTTAATTTTTCTTTAATTTGTATTAAATAATCATGCCAGTTTTTATGTACTTCTATTCTTATAAAAGTTACATTATTTTTTCTTTTAGAAAATGTCCCATCACCATCAATAATACCTAAAAGAAAACTTAAAAAGAAAATATCATTATTAATATTTAATTTAATAGGTGGATTATATGTTTTCGGTAAATTTAAATCTAAACCTAATTTATTATAAATAATTTTTGAATTATAAATATCCGCACAATTTAGAATACAAATTGATGTTTGGATATTATTTATTATTACAATTTTTGTTTTTACTTTTATATTTAATATTTTTCCTAATTTTTCTAAATGATTTTTATCTCTATTATTTAATGTAATTTTTAATTCACCTCTGTTTTGACCAATATATCCATCAGCAAGAATAAAACCTAACCAATAATAAGAAAGAGAAGATTCTTTTGTTAAAAACTCTAATTTATAGTGATTAATATCTTTTAAAGATTTTATTTTAAATCTAGAAGCGGCGGCTTTTAATGTTTTATCTTTAATATTTAATTTTTTAGCTAATTCTTTTTTATTACCTAAAGGATATTCTTTTTTTAATAATTCTATTTTTTCTTCCGTCCATTCTATTTGAGGTTTAATATAATGTTTTATCATAGTCTCTATATTTATCTACACATAAAATTACATTTAAAAAGATTATATGAGAATAAATTTATATTGAAGTCCCGATAAATCTGTGATACTCTTATTAAGAATGAACGTTGATGAAATTTGGACAACCGATAGTTTTCGTAATGATTTAACAAATGTAAACTTAATTAATCTATAATTAATATGGAACTTAACACTATTATTCATAAACAAAATAATCAGGCGAGTATCGTTATTCCGCCCGAAGTAATTAAAATGATCGGCGGATCTCGACGAAAAAATTTGAAAATTACCGTAAATGAAAAAGATAAAACTATCTTAATTCATAATGGTAAAAAAGTAGAAGATTTTGTTGTTCCTGTTATTCCTTACGATATTTCTAAATTTATTCCACAGAATTAATTTATGCCTATTTTCTACGATTTTTTATTAGGGGCCGATCCTGAGTTCTATATGAGAACGAATGATGGGATTTTAGCTTCCGCAGATATTTATGAAGAACATGGAACAGATTTTAATGGTCGTTTAGGTCGTGATGGTGGCGGTGTTTTATTTGAAATCCGTCCTACACCTTCGGTCGATCCATTTGATTTAGTAAAAGAAATTCGATTAATTTTATCAAAAATTAAAAAATCACGAAATAGTTATTTTACTAATATTAAATCTCTTCATGCTGATACTATTGTAAAATTTGATAGATATAACAATACCGTTGGCGGACATATTCATTTTGGATATGGAAATCTTATAGATAATGAAAATTTTCCATACTCTTTGAATGAAAATTCTATTGTTGAAAAATTAGGTAATTATCTTGGAATTCTTCTTTATGCTATTGAATATCGATCAGAAAAACACGCTAGACGAAGAGGAGAATACGGTGGAATGTTTGATTATAGATCTAAACATTATGGAATGGAATACCGGGCGCCATCTTCTTGGTTAATTTCTCCATTAATGACGACTGTTTCATTATGTTTGGCGAAAACAGTCTTTTTTCAAATTTTAAATCAAAATAATTTTAGTTTTATTAGAGAGTGTCCAAAAGTTAATGTTTATGATTCAGGTGCATATTATAAACAATATGATTTATATTTAAGAGATAATTTTGATAAGATTTTTGAAAGTCTTTCTAAAATGACGTTATATCCCATGTATAAATCGTATTTAGATATTATCCCTGTATTATATAAAAATGATCGTTCTTGGTATACCGAAAAAAACGTAGATCTTTACAAATCTTGGTCAATTCTATAAATTATGTGCCGACTTGCTGCTTTTCCCCCTAATTTTCCACGAGACGAAGCTATCGAAATCTTAAAAGATTTTGAAAAATGTAATACCGATGGAACAGGATATGTTTATTTAGATGACGGCGATTTTAAAGTTTATAAATGGCCGAATTCATTAACTGAAGTTTTAGAGGCTATTCCCGATAAGTTTTTAGGGCATATGCCTTATAGTAATGGGTGGACGCTTGTTCACTTACGCGCAGCTTCTCATGGCGAGGTTGCATATCGAAACACGCATCCTTTTGTAATTAATAATTTAGCTTTTATTCATAATGGCATGTGGCATGAATATGATATTGCTAGAGTTTTATTGCAAAAAATGGGTGTTAAATTAAAAGGCGAAACAGATTCAGAAGTCGCCGGTCAATTATTTGATCTTATTGGACCTAAAAAATTTACTGAAACTATTCAAGGTTCCGGTGTTTTTATGGGTTTAAAAAGAAATGGTAAATTATGGGTTTCTAAAACTAGTGGCGAATTAGAATTTAAAAAATTCGAAGGAAATCATAAATACGTTTTAGCATCTGAATTCCCTGTTTTATCTAAATCTCGACGTGTTGTAAATGGCTGGTATTGTTTTGATAAAAATGGTGAATTAATTAAAAAATATCAAGATCCTCTAGACAAAGCGGTAAAAACGAGTTCTACTCATGGGTGGTTAAGTTCACCCCAACGAACTTATCCATATTTTAACTATAAACCTTCTAATAAAATAGAAAATATGAGTTTAGAAGAATTTCACGCTCATTTTAGAGATTAAATGTTATGCCTATTCAAATTTTAACAATTGATTCCGAATTAAGATCTGCGGAAAGTATGGGTTATAAAACCTATCTTTATCCTGAAGATGTAAATTATAAATTCCCTGTCATTCGATGGGGAAATTCAATGGAATATATCGGGTCTAATTGTACATATAATTATGAATTTGAAAAGGTTTATAATCCTAGAAAAGCAATTCGATTAAATTGTGATAAATTGCAATCTAAAAAAAGCATTTCTGAATGCGTAAAAATTCCTAAACTTTATACTAAAGAAGTCCCGCTCAATGTATTATGCGTAATTAGAGAGATTAATCATAGTTGTGGAGATAATTTTCATGTTAAATTGGGTCCTGTTAAATTAACCAGAGATCAATATGCGGCAGAATTTTTACAAACAGATACAGAGTTGAGAGTTTGGTTTGCTTTAGGTAAAACTCTGGGCGCTTATAGAGTTCCTCTTAGAAGTAATAAAATTACTAAATATCCATGCCGTAGCGGTTGGGGATATTCATATACTTCTATTTCTAAAGAATTATCTAATTCTGTAATTAAAGCAGCAAAGATTATCGGATTAGATTTTGGCGCGGCGGATATTTTAAAATATCAAGACGAATATTATTTTCTTGAATTAAATTCCGCTCCAAGCGTAGATCATCCCGTCGTTCGCGAATTTTTTCAAAAACAAATTAATACTATTAAAGCATGAAAATTACCGATACTCATATTTATTTTTTCGGTGCAGAAGATTTTCTTTCTAATTTCTACCCATACGAAACTAAAGAAGGAAGAATTACCACTTCTGAAAAAACCTTTATGGTTTTAAAAGCTTTATTTTTTGAAGATCCAGAAACCGCCGATTTAATAGAAAAAAGTCAAAGTCCCGCCGAAGCTAAAAAACTTGGTCGCCAAATTAAGAATTTTAATAAAGAGGCTTGGGATAATTTTTCGAGACTAGTAATGAAAGGTTGTTTATTGGTTAAATTTCAAAATAAAGAATTAGAAAAGAAATTATTAGATACGGGGAATCGAATTCTTGTAGAAGCGGCGCCAAATGATTTAATTTGGGGTGTCGGATTAGATCAAAATGATCCGCTTATTTTAGATGAAAAGAATTGGCGCGGAACGAATTATTTAGGATCTTTATTAATGATGGTTAGGGAAGAAATTAAAAAAGAATTATCCTAAATAAAAGTTCTATAATATGAAAGTCATAGTAAAAAGAGGAAAAGATAAATATAAAATTATTGATGAAAAGAAATTAATAATTAATAGAAATACGCCTGTTGGGGAAGACGCAGACTTTTATGAGAAAAAACCATATGGCGGGAAAAAAATGATAGATCCATTAGTTATAATAGGAGAATATGGTATAGAACACACAAAATATAAAGTTTTTGATTACGAAAAGAATAAATGGGTTATTTCAGAAAGATGTCCAAAATCTTTAATCGAATTTATTAAAAATAATGAAAACCAAAAATAATAAAGCTTTTACTTTAATTGAATTATTAATGGTAATAATTATTATTGCTATTTTATTTTCTTTAATTTTTCCCGTTTTAATGAAGTTTTTCACTGGATCGCACGCTTTATTAAATGGAATTTATTTATCTCATAATGATAGAATCGCCTATTTGGCGGAAAATATAGGAAAAGATAATCCTTTTTATTTTGATTATTCGATTACAAATGATTTTAGAAAAGTGTGGTCAACGTATGAATAATGAAGATATAAATTTAGTACCTTTAAGAGTAGATTTATATTTAATTATGTTTTTTTTAGCGATTGTAATAATTGCGTTGAAATTATATATTTATTTATAAATAATATTAGAATTATGAATGATCCATATACGAATACAGATTTTTGCGTCCAAAGATTAATTAAATATTATAAAGAACACGGTAATCTTATTGTAGCTTTTGATTGGGACGATACTTGCCATGATTGGCACAATAAAAGTTTTAGATATCCCCGAGTTATCGAATTACTTAAACGTTGTAATAAGCATAATTTCAGATTAATTCCTTATACTGCCGCGACACTTGACAGATACGAAAAAATCCGTCAAGATATAGCTTCTATTGGCATATACGCCGAAGAAATTAATAAAAACCCTGTAGAATTGGTTGGAAATAACGGAAAAATTTATTATAATATTCTTTTAGATGACCGTGCGGGACTTGGACAAGCGGTAGAGATTTTAGAAACAACTTTAGATATTATTGAGAAGAGTTAATTAAATTAGATTTAGTAATTCTACAATTTATACCATTAAATATATAACTCTTTTTAAGATTATCTTTTTGCCATAATGGCTGCATATTCTTGTAATGAAAACATATTCTTTGATTTTCTTCTTTAGATAAATCAAAATCACAACAAGGGCGAATATGATCAATATGCCATTTATTTTCGCCTACACCATAATTATCCCATGACATTCCTTCAATAAATAAAGATTCTAAATATTTTTTAAATTCTATAAATGAACATCCTAATAAATTTTGTGTATGATCAGATTTATAACCATCAATAATTACATGATTTATTCTACGTCGTAAATTTCGTTTAATTTTAAAAATAGGATTATTTTTATTTTTAATTTCCCAATTGCGTTTATGATTTTTAATTTTTTCTTTATTCGTCTTTCTATATTTTAAATCATATTCTGCTTTCTTTTCTTTATTTTTTATTGTATATTCTCTATTTTTTATAGAAATTTTTTCTTTATTTTTATCTCGATATTCTTTTCTACATGTAAAGCACATTAAATTCATTTTATCTTTTTGTTTATTATCTAATCCAAACTCAGACAATTCTTTATTCTTTTTACATCGACAACAAATTTTCATAAACTATATTACACTATGATCCGTACTATAGGGACCTAAAAACTTGACAAATCATTTTTCTCTGATATCATATACAAATCATGAAACCGAATCCGATTACCACAATTGACCTTTATAAAACGAATCATATTAATTTTTATGACGAAAAATTAAGTATGATTTATCAGAATTTTACTCCCAGATCTACAAAGTATCTTCCTAAAGTAGATAAAACTGACGATAAAGTTGTATTGGTTGGTTTACAATATTATTTAAAATATTGGTTAAATGAAGTTTGGAATAATGAATTTTTCAATAAACCGAAATCGGTTGTTATTGATAAATATAAACGCCGAATGAATGGATGTTTAGGCGAAGGAAATTATCCTTTTTATCATTTAGAAAATCTTCATGATTTAGGATATTTACCGTTAAGTATTAAAGCGTTACCTGAAGGATCAGTAGTAAATGCAGGAATTCCATTTTTTACTATTAAAAATACCCATGATGATTTTAGTTGGGTTCCTGGATTTTTAGAAGATACAATTTCTGATTTAATTTGGCGGACAGCTACTAGTGCAACTATTTCACGTAAATACAAGCAAGTCGCAATGTATTATGCTAAAGAAACCACCGATGATTATACTTATGTTGATTATTTTTATCATGATTTTCAACTTCGCGGAACAGGCGGTGTCCAAGATGCTATGATGTCGGGAGCCGGCCATTTATTTAATTTTTATGGTTCTGATAATGTTCCTGCAATGGATTTTCTTGAAGATTATTATAATGCAGATCCTACAAAAGAAATTATTGGAGTAGGAGTTGTTGCAAACGAACATTCTTGCGTTTGTTCAGGCGGAAAAGAAAACGAATTTAAGAATTATCAAAAATGGATTACAAAAACATTTCCTAAAGGAATCCTTTCGCTTGTAAGTGATACTTGGTCTCTTTGGAATGTTATTACAAATTATCTTCCGAAATTAAAAGAAGAAATTATTAAAAGAGATGGAAAAGTCGTAATTCGTCCTGACAGTTCTCCTAAAACTCCTTTAGAAATTATTTGTGGTGATCCAGAGGCACCAATTGGTAGTCCTGAATATAAAGGGGCAATACAATTATTATGGGAAATTTTTGGCGGAAAAACGAATAAAAAAGGATATAAAGAATTAAGTGAAAAAATTTCTTTGATCTATGGGGAAGCTATCTCTGTACAATTAGCCGATAAAATCTATAAAAAATTAAAAGAACAAGGGTTTGCTGCAAACAATGTTGTTTTTGGTATCGGTAGTGGATCATTTCTTTATGGTATTACTAGGGACACTTGTTCCTGGGCTTGTAAAGCTACCCATTGTATTATTGATGGAGAATCTAGAGAGATTTTTAAAGATCCTATTACTGATACAGGTATGAAAAAATCCGCAAAAGGTCTCCTTCGCGTTGATAAAATTAACGGTGAATTCGTCCTAAAAGATTGTTGTACGCCAGAAGAAGAGGCGGGCGGCGAATTAAAAGAAGTTTATCGTGATGGAAAGCTTTTGGTCGATCAAACGTTGCAAGAAATTCGTGAACGTGTGAAAAATAGTTAATTCTTGACAAAACATATAAAAAGATTATAATATCAAAAAATATGAATAAAACTCTTACTACTTTAATCGCAATTGCAGGTGTCGGTTTAATCACCGTGGCAATTTTTGCATTCTCTTTAATTGGTTTTCATAATAAAGAGGTAAAATTACGTAATTTAATTACAAATAAACAAACTGATAATAAAAATGAAATGGATCGAATGTGGAAAATTATCAGTCAAAACGCTCAAGTTACCGATATGCAAAAATCGGCGCTAATGGATATTTTTAATTCTTATGCGACGGCGCGAGCGGGAAGTGGCGGCGGTTCTTTAGCTAATTGGATTAAGGAAGCGGTCCCGAACGTGGATCAAAAGACATTTCTTAATTTACAAAATACTATTTCCGCCGAACGTGCAGGATTCGCCAATCGACAAAAAGAAATTCTTGATTTCAAGCGAGAACACGATAATGTAATTACGACTTTTCCTAATAATATGTATGCGGCGATTTTAAATAGACAAAAAATCGATGTAGTTATTGTAACCTCTACCCGTACAGAAGACGCATTCAAAAGTGGAAAAGACGACGACATTAATCTAATTAAAAAGTAAAATATGTACCTATTTTGGCTATTAGCCTTAATTCCAATTATTATTGGCGCGGTAATTTTTGTAAAAAGTAAAGAAATTAATCTATTAGAATTTGGAATTGGTACGGGCGTTTGTTTACTTCTCGCCCTTATTTTTCAAGTTATCTCTATTTTTACAGAAACAGGAGATTATGAAACTATTAGTGGTCAAATAATTAGAGTAGAGCACCATCCTAGATGGGTAGAACGATACACACTACACCATTCAGAAACTTATACAACTGGATCAGGTAAAAATCAAAGAACTCATACGCGGCATTGGACGACAACCGAATATGATACGCATTCTGAACATTGGAAAGGTTGTGCGGATTTTGGCGAATTCGGCGAAATTTGTGAAAATATTTCAGAAGAAAATTATTCTTCAATTGGATTAGAATTTGGAAATAAATCTTTTACTTATGGAAAACAATCCGCCGATCATTTTGGCGGAACTAAATCTTCTGGTGATAATAATATTTACGCAATTAATAATGAAACATTAGTAACCGTTCCGGCTATTAGTTCTAAATTTTTTAGAAACTATATTAAAGCAAGTCCCTCATTATTTAGTTTTAGTCAAGTACCTACAAATATTAATATTTATCCATATCCTGAAAACAATTCTTTTCTTGTTTCAGAAAGATTAATTGGAACGGCGCAAAATTTAATTAATGCGCGAAAATTCGATGAAATTAATGCGCGTCTTGGACCAAAGAAATTAGTAAATGTAATTCTCGTAGGATTTAATGAGAAAAATCAGGATTTGGGTCAATACCAACAGGCCGCTTGGGTTGGTGGGAAAAAGAATGATTTAGTTCTGTGCTTCGGCGGTGCAAATCGTTCTCATGGAGCAACCTGGGCATATGTTTTCGGTTGGACAGAAAAAGAGATTGTCAAAAAGAATTTAGAGACTATACTTCTTGAGTCTCCTATGAACGAGGAGATTTTACCTAAAATTGAACAAGAAATTGTAAGAAATTATCAAATTAAAGATTGGTCCAAATTTAGCTATATTAGCGTAGAACCGCCGACTTGGATGTATATTGTTTATTTTGTAGTAATGATTGGAACGCAGGCTGGATTATACATTCATTTTCATAATAACGAATATAGTAAAGATGGTATTTCTTATTTTAAATCAAATTATGCAAGCATGGCCACTTATCCAAAGAATCGATTCAACAGATTCAAACGTTAGTAAATTTGTTTTTACAAAATCTAATGCTGTTGTAGAATCTGTATTATATAAATATCCTACGTATGAAGAACGAACTGTTATTTGTTGTTCAACAGAGTCAGGATGTCGCCAAGGTTGCCGTTTTTGTGGAACGGGAGATTATTTTGTTAGATCTTTAACCGCGCAAGAGATTGTAGAACAACCAGAATATTTATTATCACAGATAGGAATCGATCCATCGAAAATTAATAAACTTCAAATTATGTTTATGTCGATGGGTGAACCAATGATGAATTGGCAAAATTTAAAAGAAGCATTAAAAACGTTATATTTTAAATATCCGCACGCAAAACTGTTAATTAGTACCTCTGCTCCTATTCGACCCGAAGCATTTAAAGAATTAAATGACTTATCAGTAGAAATTCCTACTATTGGTCTTCAATTTTCTGTACATGAGAGTACAAATGAAAAACGTAAACAATTAATTCCTGGCGGTACTTTAACTTTAGAAGAAATTTCAAAAACCGGAATTGAATGGTTTAATAAAACAGGAAGAAATCCATTTTTTAATTATTGTGTTCATCCAAAAAACAATTCTGATCTTGATATAGAAAATATTTTAAAATTTTTCGATCCAACCGTTTGGCAAGCAACGCTTTCTGTTATTTGTGAGCGTGAAGAAAATGTTGCAGCGGCGAACGAACGTCAAAGACAATTAGCTTTAGATTTTTCTGATAAATTGTTAAATAAAGGATATTCTGTAAGAGTTTTTAATCCTGCTGGGCAAGATGATATTTCAGCGGGATGCGGCCAATTATGGTTCGTACAAAAATGGATTAGAGAAAATCCACAATTTGCAAAAAGAAGTGCAGGATTTAATTTACCTAAAGTACATACCCCAAGATAAATAATTAGTGACGAAATGATTCATACGCTACAATAAATATCATTTGACTAAAATCGAAATTCGATATAATCTTATTCCATGTCATTCTTAAACAAAGAAATCGTATTAGTATTAAATTCACTGTGGATGCCAATAGGCAAGACTACCGTGCGCCAAGCTATTAAAAAGCTTTATAAAACAAGCGATGGCACCAATATGTCTGGGCGCGGAGTTGCTCTTGATTATAATTTAGATGAAAATGGAAATCCAGATTGGGCTAATCCTATTAGTTATGTTGATGTAGAAATCGACGAATGGATTAATTTAGAAGTTCGCCCGTTTGATCCTTGGATTGACGGTGCCCGAATGAAAGTTCGCGCCCCAACGATTATTATTGCAAAAAACTACTCTGATATTCCTATGCGTGAGCTTAAGCCTACACCGACGAATATCTTTAAACGGGATAATTATACCTGTCAATATTCAGGAAGAAAACTTCCTCGTAATAAGCTTAATTTGGATCATGTAACGCCAAAATCCCGTGGAGGAAAAAATAGTTGGAATAATCTTGTTACTTGTGCTAAAGATCTTAACTTTAAAAAAGGTGATAAAACCCCGCACGAAGCTGGATTAAGATTATTAAGTACGCCACGCGCACCAAAAGAAAAGCCCGCGCCCTTTCTTATTACCGAAGCAGAACATCCTAGCTGGATTCCGTTTATTATTGTTAAAAAATAAAAGATTATGAAAAAAATTCTTATTGGAGATATTATTGTACCATGCTTTTTTATTGTATTACTAATAATAATTATTACAGTAATTTTAACGACAAAACCAAAAGAAAAGGAAATTGTAATAACAGAATCGACGAGTTTTGAAATTGTGGAAAAAGGAAAATTAAATTACGATCTTTATTATATCTTTAAAGATAAAGAAACGGGGAAAAAATACATGAAATTAGGTGGTCATCAAAGTCCGCCGATTGAATTAAAATGAAAACAAAAAATCTTACTTTTGCAGATTATTTATGTCTTATTTTTTCGACTAGTATTATCATTTGTTTTGTATATCTTTTATGTTTATTTTTATCTAAAGTGGAAAATAAAATGAACGTAGAAAAAGTAGAAAAAATACCCGAACGTTTCGAAATAGTAGAAAAAGGATCAATAAATTATAATAATTATTTTATCTTTAAAGATAAGAAAACAGAAAAAGAATATTTAAAATTTGGTTATAATACCTTTGTTATTGAATTAAAATAATATGTCAAAAAATATTCCAATTGTAATTGATGTTGAAAGCGATGGTCCTTGCCCCGGAATGTATTCGATGGTATGCTTTGGAGCAGTAATCGTAGAGCCGGGACTTAATAGAACCTTTTATGCAAAAACTCGTCCAGTTAATAATTTATTTGTACCTGAAGCTTTGGCGATTAGTGGATTTTCTCGCGAGGATCATGTAACTTTTGATGATCCTTTAAAAGTAATGAATGAATTTTATCGATGGTTAATGAATAATAAAAATGATCCGGAAGATAGTTATTCTTTATGGTCCGACAACCCTGTTTATGATGGTCAATTCATGAATTGGTATTTCTTTACCTATTTGGGCCACAATCCTTTAGGATGGTCGGGCCGAAGAATCGCCGATTTATACGCGGGATATAAACGATATGCCTTCGCTAAATGGAAACATTTACGAAAAACTCCCCATACTCATAACCCTGTAGATGATGCGAAAGGAAATGCCGAAGTATTACTTTTACTTTCTAAAGATATTAAAGGACTAGTATGAGAAAAATTAATAAAAAAAAGCGTAAGAAAATTGATAAAGTTCCGCCGTTACCGTACAGTTTTGCTTATGGGCAAAATTTACCTAGTTATCCAAATGATGTTCCCTCTTGGTATTACGCAGGAGCAAATAAATGTCTAAATTAAATACAGATTTTTCTGATTTAGATTTACAATATAAAATGATTAATGAATCGGTGACGTTTCTTGAACAAGAAATTAATAAAACTTATAAAGAAATAGAAATCGCCGAATCTAATTTTGATACGGAAGAATTAAAAGTTTTATATCACCGTTTATATTTCAATATCATTAAATTAAATCTTGAATTAAAAAATCTTGAAAGATGGAAGAAAGAAAGTATCATTCTATGTCAAAATCAAAAAAGCGAAAGTCTCCTAAAGGATATGAAGTAATTTCTGTCGATAAAAAATATCGATATGGGGTTTTTGACTATAGTCCTGTAGGAAAACAAAAAGCTAAAGATTATATTATTCTTTTAAAGAAAAAAATTATTAATAATAAAGAAAAATTTAAAATACATATTGTATGAGTTTTCCTATAAAACAAAAATTAGCTTATAAATATCAATATTGGCGGCGAAAGTTTTTACTTTTTTTTGGAATCTGTCCAAAATGTGGGACTAAAGTGAATTATACAACAATGGGTCGGCCGATTTGTCCTGAATGTTCTCGGTAAAATAAAAAACTATGAAAAAACTACTATTATCTATCTCACTATTATTAACATCATTATCATTAATTGCAGGAGATGTTACCGCTGCAAGTTATCGATACGGATATGGAATGCAATTTGTTCCTAATACTGGACGTACATGGTTCTGGAATCCTTCACGAAATCCTTCTTTTTATTGTCTTTATAAAGTAACTAGAAATGGAAATAATACAAATATAATTGTAACACCAATTACTCCTGTTGCTGGAAATTTAGAAATTGGTAAATTATATATTTTTCGTCTTATTTTTGATACAGGATATGATTTAAATATGAATAATTCATTTCCACAATCTCCATTGTGTTTAGAATATAATAATGGAATTTGGAATAGTATTTTACTTCCATGCCCACCTATGCCATTTTTTGATGATCGCATTCATTATACGTATGGAACGGATTATAAAATACAAATGTTAACAAATGGACCCGTTGCATTTTTAATAAAAAATTACGTTGTTCGTGCAATTGATGCTCATACAAACCAAGATATTATTAATGGATTAGGTCCTGTTACGCAATATTTACCTTAATTATATATGTTAAAAATTAATACTAACTCTATCGTTTCATGGGGAAAAGCTAAAAAAACTGCGAAAATTTTAGCAAAAAAGATCAAAGAATTATTTCCTGATTCTGCCGTTCATTCTGTTATCAAAATTAAAACTTTAGAAGGAGATCAGTCTATTTTATCTGCGGAAGATTATTTATGTTGTGGACCTTCGGGAGAATTTTGGCAACAAAAAGAAAAAAATATCGTAAAAGGATATAATTTATTAAAAGATCAAGGTATTTTATTTGGATGGAGTGTTTTTGAACCAAAACCCGACAAAGAAATTAATTATACCAAAATTTATTGTGACGAAAAGGGATTTTATATTCTTGGTCAATGGGGCGAAAAAACCGATGAAGGATTAGTCCAAAAGGGTGTTTCCGGGGATTATATTGCACAACGTCCCGATGATCCAAGTGACGTTTGGATTATTAAAGAAGGAATTTTTAATAATACTTATCAGATTCTTTCAAACTAATTGACTAAATCACAAAAAACTGTAAGATTGTTGGTGACGGAGAACAAAATATGAATAAAATTAAAAATACACTAATGGCGATCATGGCTTTATTTCTTTCCATGATTTTTTCACCTACCTTCGCTGAAACCTATGGAGCATTTGAATATGGAAAGTATTTTAATACTTCGGGGGTCAATTCGACCCATTGGTATTGGGTTCCTGCTTATGATCCGGTAATTAAAGTTTATAAAATTACTGGGACCGGAGCAAATAGGAAAGCAGAATTTCAACCGGGCGGAATGAATACTCAATTCGACTCTGGATTTACCTATGTTGTCCGATTCTTATTTAATAAAGGATATGCGGTCCCGATTATGTATGATGGTAGCCCAAATTATCAACCACAAGCAGCATTTAATGTAAAGGCTTATATTTCGGGAAAATGGATTACTCAATTACAACCAACTCCTACTGGTCCCTGGGGCGGAATTACAGGTGGAAAGTATAAAACTTTCGGCCAGGATTATAAGGTCGGAATTATTAATGGATATTTATATGCCGCAATGGTAACTAAATATGAAACGGAAGCTAGATCCTTAACTTATGAACAAATTGAGGCGGGATTTGAATCTATTCTATCGATAGAAAGAATATTAATATTAGTGAAATCTAATTCAAAAGGAATTTTAGTATAGTAACATTTACCATCTTGGTTTAAATATAAATTATATAAGTCTTCAATTTTTAAATCAAAGTTTATACCTCTTTTTTTAGCTGCCTCTTTTGTTTTTTTAAATTTATATTGAATAATATTATTTATTTCGGGCGATATTTTATATTTGTAACTGTACAAAATCCTTTCATTATTTCTTGTACATTCTTTACAGACCCTACCATAAAAGAACTTTAATTCTAATATTTGTCGGCAATTAGAACAGAAACGTTTATTATCTTTTAATAAAGATTTATTTAGAATTCTAATTCTAGTAATTGATGGAATAATTCCTGCTTTTTCAATAATTTCTCCAATTGATGTATCACATCTACCTGTTATTTTTTCAATTTTATTAAAAGTAAATCCCCTTTTATATAAATCAATAATATTATTTTTTTCTTCTTCGGTAATAATTGTTTTATTTTTTGAATGCCAATTAAATTTTTGCGCGACTGTTAAAACATTATAATCTGGTTGATTAAAGATTTCTCCTATTTCTTTATATGTCTTTCCTTCGTCTAGTAGATTTTTAATTTCTTTTTCTTTGCCATCAAACCATAATTTTTCTTTGTTAATCTTAAGGTTATATTTTTTCAAAATATGAAAAACTTTCATATATTTAACTTTTTCTGGCAAAAGATTAATTATTTCTTTAATACTTAATCCTTTATTATGTAATTCTAGAATAGAATTTTCTATAGTCATTTGTATATAATTACACATAAAAATCCCAAATGACTAAAAATATTTCTATTTGACTTTTCGTAAAATACGTTTATAATTATCTTTGACGCTAGAAAATGTAATAGAACCTTTAATGATAAATTAATGAGCGAAATTTGTTTGAGCGTTTATAAAAATGCTATTGACGAATTCTCTAAAAAGAGTTATCTTGAATAATATGAAATCAATGCTTTCTACTTCAAATTCTTTAGATAATTTAATTTATAAATGTATTCGTCATCGAGTTCATACTGTAGATCCTAATAGATTTTCTAATGCGGATGGATATCATCTATATGGAATTCCTACCTTTTATTCTGATCTACTTGTTTATGTTGATCCGTTTTTATTTGATTTACATGCACATGATACCGGGCGTATTCTACGATTATATATTTTAAATAAAGAGACAAAGACGCATTTAACGGTAATTAATATGCCGTTTTGGTATAGTAGTAAATATTGTTTTAATGAAGGTACTTGGCTAGAAGGAAAATGGGACGCCGAATTAGGAAAAGTAGTTAATATGTTAACTCGCGCCGTTATTGATAAAGAATTAGAAATCGAGGCTCAAGATCGAGAGAGAGCGCGAAAAGCTCAAGAATTAGAAAAGATGAAAATTGCCGAATTTGAGAAATTATTTGTATGAATTAAATTTGATAATCTATAATAATTTTATTTCCTTTTTTTATATTTTCTTTTCCCCATAAAGGTTGTAAATTAGTATAATGAAAACATTTTCTTTGATTTTCTTCTTGTGTTAAATCAAAAGAACTACAGGGTAAAATATGGTCTATATGCCATTCTCCATAATTATCCCAATTCATATTTGGCAGCCAAAGACTTTCTAAATATTTAACTAAAAATTCAAAAGAACAACCAATTAATGTTTCTGTTGTAAATAATTTATCTCTATTTTTTAAAGCATATCTTAATCTTCCCCTTAATGAACAAGCAATTCTATTTTGTGGTAACAAGCGCCAATTATTTCTTTGAATTCTTATTTTTATTTTTACCGATTCTAAACGTCTTCGTTCATTATTTTTTGGACCTCTTATATGTTTATTTTTTTGCCAATATCTTTTTCGATCTTCTTTTGCTTGTTCTGTTTTAGAATATTCTTTTCCTTTTAATAATTCTGTTTCTCTATTCTTTAAATACCAATTTCTTCTGACAATTTTTTGACAAGATCTACAATGATTGTGAAATCCATAAAGCCCCGTTATACATTTATTGAAGTCTTTAAATTCTTTAAAATTGTGACAAAAATAACATTCTTTTGTTTTGACATCTTCCATAATATGGATTACACTAAGAAAGTGACATTATAGAAGATTATTTATGAATAATACGAATTTAAGAGAAAAAGCTATTACTTTTTTTAGACAAGCCTATGATTCTGTAAATTTGAAAAGAAAATATACAGGAGTTAATTATTGGACACATACGGAAAATGTCGCGAATTTAGTATCAAAAATCTTTAAAGATAATGATAATATGTATATTGCGGCTTTAGCTCACGATTATGAAGAGGAAGTTTCTATTAAAAATAAAGATTATTCTAGACAAAAGGTTACGGAAAACTTTGGTAAAAGGGTTACATATTTAATGGTAGAATTAACCGACGTATATACTCACGAAGCTTTTCCGATGTTTAATCGAGAGCAACGTAAGAAATTAGAAGCGGCGCGAATTTCTTGCATTAGTAATGATGCGAAAAATATCAAACTTTGTGATATTATCGATAATACGAAGGATATTGTAGAAAATGATAAAGATTTCGCCGTCGTTTATTTAACTGAAAAATGGCAATTACTTAAAGCTTTATTTCGTGGATCAAATAAAAGACTGTGGTGTTTAGCGGTTATTACTTTTATTAAAGCAAAATTAGAATTATTACAAGAAAATTATGAGTAATCCAGTAAAATTACAAATTAATAGTTTAGAGGCGTTAGAGCGTTTAATTGGCGGCGACAGTCAATTAGAAGTTGAATTACGTAATTCTGTTGTACAGGAATTTACTAATAGACATTTAAAAGGCGTTGCTAATCAAATTAATACGAGTCAAATTATTAAAAATATAGAAGAATCAATTAAACAATATATTACCGCACATTTCGGAACATTAGATAAAGATATTTATGGACGGTATATTAATTCAGTTACTTTAAATGGAGTAGTAAAAGAAGCAATTACTAAACATATTCAAGAAGTTTTTCCTGTAATTATTAAAGATGCAGTACAAAACGCCGTTAAATCTTTTCTAGAAAAGAATAATATCGAAGGTTTAATTCGCGTTCAATTTTCGATGTTAACTAAAGAATTTATTAAAAAAGCCGTTACAGATAAATTTCAAGAAATTACGAAGGAATTAAATAATGAGTAAATCTTTAACATTTAAAAAGTTTAGCGCGGCTGTCCGTATTCGCGGAAAGATTTTTGAAGAAAAAATTTTTAAAACTGGTCCTTGGACAGAATCAGATTACGGTTGCGCTTTAGGTGGTGAAGTTGGCGAATTACAAAACTTTATCAAAAAGCGCCGCCGAATTAATTATAAAGGTAATAAGTATAAAAAAGAATGTAAGCATGAAATCGCCGATGTTCTTATTTATTTAGATACCGTTGCAAATAGTTTAGGTTTTACCTTAGAAGAATGCGTTATCGAAAAATTTAATTTGACTTCTAAGAAAAATAAAATTAATATCTTTCTATAATGCGCAAGAATATAGTAATTATTTCTGTCTGGCTGGATACTCAAGAAAAAATTCTTGATGCTATCCAGCTAGTTTCTACTATAAAGAAACATTTTCCTGTTTGTCTTTATTCTCATTATCCTATTCCTGATATCGTTCAAAAAATGGCGGATTTTTCTATTTACGATAAGGAAAACGTTATCAGTAAAGAAAGCGATTTTGATGATATCGATCCCGGATTAATACCGTATTATTACGCTATTTATCCTGGATATAAGTATATTAATTCTTCTGCTAGCGGCCCTATAGTTGCTTGTTTAGCACAGACTATGCGCCCGCTTCCTATTTTAAAAATATCTGGATATACTCATTTTTTCTTTTTAGAAGGAGATCATTTGATTTCAGAAAAAGATATGAGTGTCTTTTATGATTTTATTAATCGCGGTAAAAAAGGAACTTTTATTAAATACAGCCCGATTATGATTTCGGAGCCATTTTATTATTGTGAAATAGATTTCTTTTTAAATAACGTACCGATAATTAATACAATAGAAGAATTTAAAGACATAGTAAAAAGACAACAAACTTTCTTGCTTGGATCTATTATTTTACATGGATTAGAAAAAGGCGGGCTAAATAATATCAATTTTATTGATTGTCACGATAACCATGATATATTTCCTAACAGTATTTTAAATAAGTATCTTAGATCGCGCCCATATAATTATATTTTTGATGTTGTTCGCGACCACGATTCTTCTGATATTTATTTTTGTGTTGATGTAAATGATCAAAGTGGAATAGGAATTAAGTTTAAAATCGCCAGTGATTTATATAATGAAGAAATAATCACGAAAGAGAATAAATTTCTTTTTAAAAAGATTCCTTGCGATTCTTTTGTTTTTATTGAAATTTTTAATCAAAAAAATGAGAAAATAGAAGAAAAATTATATAGAAAACAAGAAGTGTTAAATACTCAAAGAAAATATATACAAATTCTGTCTTGACGAAAAATCCGTTAGATGGTAAGGTTTTAACGAATGAGCAATTATTTTCCTAATATCATTGGTCAAGAGCCCGCCGTTGGACAATTGACATTTTTTCTAAATAATTATCAAAAGCACCATATTTTTCCTAATCTTTTAATCACGGGAAGTCGTGGTTATGGAAAAACCGCGATGGTACGAACTATTTCTCAAAACTTATGGAATCAAGAGGATACAGCGCATAAAAAATATGTAGAAATTACAGGCGCTGATTTTCAAAAAGGAAAAGCTCTTGAATCATTTATTGAAAACGTAATCGAACCTTATACGGTCGGAAATCAAGAATGTACTTTATTTTTTGATGAAATTCATTTGGCCGATCCAACTGTATTAAATTGGCTATTGCACGTTTGCGAAATTAATTCTGATAATACAACTCGTAATACCTATAAGGATCGCGAATTTAATTTTGATTTTAGATATTTTACCTTTCTTTCTGCGACCACGAATCCAGAAAAACTATCTAAACCGTTAATTTCACGTTTGGAACGTATTGATTTGCAGCCATATAGTTTACAAAATTTGGCGGACATTTTAGTTAAACATACTAAAGATAAATTAGTATATAAAGAAAATGTTGCGACCGATATTGTTAAATCAATGCGCGGCAATCCGCGATATGTTGTGAGTTTTCTTTCTCGAAAACTATTACCCTACGTTGCAGATAAAAAAGAATTTACTCCTAACGATTGGACTGATTTAAAGAAACAGTTATCTATTCATCCTCTTGGGTTGCATAGTAACGAAATTCAATTACTTAAGTTTTTACATAAACGCCAATCTGCCACGCTTACCGAAATCGCATGTTTTCTAGGATTAGATTCTGGAACAGTGCGGCGTGACTGTGAAAGCTTTCTCCTTTCGAATTATTTAATTAGAATTGACGGAAAAAGATATATTACTGGCAAGGGTACAGAATTAATCGAAGCTCTTGACAAAACGGAAAAAGCACCTACTATTTAATTTATGGCATCACATCAACCTAAATTTATTACCGTTAAATTGTCCGATTTAACGAAGATGTTTAATGGAGATATGGTTATTCCTGTTGGTCGTAAATTTGCAGAAAATATGTTTTTACGCGAAAGTCAACCTGTACATATTTCGCAAACAGAACTAAAAAATACAAATGCGCCCGCGCCAAAACCGACGATTAGAGTTATTGAAAATTTAGAAGACGCAAACGACGAATAAAATGAGAAAAATTGAATTAAAGTTTATCTGGTTAGAAGAAGGTGAAGAACAAAGCGATTTAGATTATATTATTTCTTTGATCGGGAATAGATTTACTGTACTTAATTCGTTTCCGGATGTTTTTCATAATGGATACATCTATATCAAAAGCAATGAATCATTAGAAGAAATTAATAATTTTTTTAATGGTGATAAACGTTTTAGTAATTTTGCCGGATCGAAAGTTCTTAATAAACTCTAGAAAAACGAGCAGAAAAGTGTATAATATTGCATGAGAAAATTCTTTTTATCGTTATCTTTTTGTGCGCTTTCTGCTTTAATTCTTATTAAGGCTTTGGCGATTCCATATCAACCATTGAGATTTAGTTGGGATAAATCAGTAGGTGCCGTAGCATATAGATTATATTACGGAACTAATTCAGGTCAATATAGTAATAGTATTAGTGTCGGCGATACTAATATCGCTGACGTTCCTAATCCAATAGGCGGAACTACTAATTATTTTGTTGTAACCGCTCTTAATCCTGCGGGTATCGAAAGCGGTCCATCTGTAGAATTAGCCGTTTCTTTAGATTGGCCTATTCCTCCTGCCCCTGTTAACTTTCGTCGCATTCCCTAATGAAAAAAATACTATTTAGTTTTTTAGGTTCTATTGCTATCTTCGGGGCTTTATCCCAAATTTGGGTAGCCCCTGTAGATTTAAATAAAAATGGTCTTTATATTCATTTTAATGCTACGAATGGTTATTATTCCTTTGAATATTCAAAGGATTTGACAAATTGGCAAAAAATAGGATACACTTTTATCTCAGTCGGCGAAACAAACGGTTTTAACTTTATTAACACAGATTTCTCTAAAAATTCTAGTGCTTTTTATAAATTAAAATCAATTACCAAAGATGAATATATCTCTGTTTGGACAAACATTTGGAAATTAAATTGGTCAACTAATAACTTTTTAAATTAAAAATATGAATACATTCTATATTCAAGTAAATCGAAATCCTAATGCGCTCGCCTCTCTTAAGGCGATTTTTAATCAATATGGCGTTATTTATACTGATCGCCAATTAACCCCGCCTAAATATATTTATGTTAGTTATACGGGTAATGGGAGTTATTATGCACGAAATCAAAATCTTGTGTCGGGAGTTTTTGTTTATGATGCTCTGCAAGATCTCGGGTCAATCGTAGATATTTTTGCGAATAAAATTGCAAAGAATATTAAATTCGATCTTACTTATCGTAAATCGGATGGTACGGTTGATGATTATCAAATTCTTGATATTCAAGAGTCGGATAGTGAGCGCATTATTGCGAATGTTTTTAATCGAGGAATTCGTCATTTTAAATGGTCTGGAATTCGTTCTTTAACCGCAGTAAAGTAAAGTCTTGACTACGATAAGTCTTTGATAGAGAATGGTTAACGTAGAAAGGCGTTAACCATTTTTTATGATGTTAATAATTACATTGATTGTTGGTGTTTTAATAGGGATATTTAAAATCAGTAAAAGAAAAATTGACAAGAACGCAAAATCGGATTAAGGTTATCTCAAGTAAATAACATATGAACAAAAATACTAAGCAACGTTTCAAGGCGGCACAAAAAGAGGGTCAAAGCGTCAATATGACGATTCGAAAGACCTATAAGGGCGCGAGTAAAGGACAGTATCGCGAGGTTCCGGTAACTATCCATATCGCCAAGCCTGACGGAAGTGGAGTAATTTCCGAAAATTCTAAGCGAAATATGCGGATGCGAGTTCTGCATAATAAGGGCGCGGGTAAGGATGGTAATGGATCGCTCACGGTTCACGAACCGATTCACAAGGATCTTCCTTGCAATCCTCTAAAGCACAAGAATTATGGAAAGAATCGCGCCGAACTGATGCAAGAAGCGGCGGAAGGTGGCGGTGATGGCGGCGGAACATTTGTTAAAATTCCGCGAAAACCTACCGTGAAGACCGTTTGATAAACACAATGGCCTCCGGTCATTTGAGGGGAGGCGAAAGCCTCCCCATTTTTCTTTTATGAAACTTACATTTATTTATGCGGTGTTTATTACTCTCGTTCTTCTTTATACTTTTATTGGATGTTCTGATCCTAAATCCGCAATTAAAACTTTAGAAAGTAGCGGATATACTAATATCGTAATTACCGGATCTCGTCCATTCGCTAAAGGAAGTGATGATTTTTATTCCACTGGATTTAAAGCAAATTCTATTAATGGTACTTCTGTTTCCGGTTCCGTTACTAAAGGATTCTTTAAAGGATCAACAATTCGATTAGATTAATGTATGGAAGAACAAATTTCACTTGCTCTAAAACGTTTTCATCTAGAAATAGAAGTAAATAGTAATGTTATTACATTGTTAGATAAACAAAAAGAAATTACTTTAGGATTTTTTAAAAACAACGAGGAATTATTTTCATTTCTTTGTGGATATGAAAAAGGATTTTCCGCGGGGCAATGGGATATGTTTAATCGTTAATTATGAATATTGAAACTTTAAAGCGAGCCACACAATTAACTAAAGAATTAAAAGAAATTACTGAAAATGAAGAATTAAAAGACAAGTTATCTTTATTTTCAATGGATTACCATTCGGCTTTAAGTAATATTTCAGAAGTTAATATTTCAGATAATTCTATTTCTTTTCTTGCTTCAGGATATGCGAGAGGTTATTTTGAAAATGAATTTACAGTAACTTGGGATTTCTTAGATAATCCAAATAAATATATCCAAAAAAAGAGACTAGAAGCTTTAGAAAAAGCAGAAAAAGAAGAGGAAGAACGCAAGAAAAAGTTAGAAGAACGAGAGCGCCAAAAACTTAAAGAATTAAAAGAAAAATATGAATCCACCCAATTGTTACGAATGTAAATATATTAAATCTATTCCTGGCGACGCGCACGTTTCTTGCATTCATCCTAAAATTGGCGGAGATAATATTTCCGCATTATTTCTTGCTCTTTTATTTCCCGATAAGTTCACGAAAAGATTAAATGTTACGGGAAATGAACATGGAATTAGAAAAGGATGGTTTGCGTGGCCTGTTAATTTCGATCCGGTCTGGTTAGAAACCTGCGATGGGTTTGAAAAGAAAGGAGAATAAATAAAAATATGCTTGTATTAAACTCAAGCCTTGGTTATAATTCTGTCGTTAGTCTTGCGGTAAGTATTGCAATCAGTCTGTCATAAATCGGCGCACGTCCAATTATTAAGGTATAACCCCAAAAATTATCGGAGCCGTAAAAGAGCAATTAGTCAATCAGTTAGTCAAGCGGTAATTCGGAAAAATAACCTAAATTAACGAGAGAAGAATTAAGGTTCTTCTCTCACTTATAATATATGGAATATAAAGATTTAGCAAATAAAGAAATTAAAGTCGGCGATTTCATCATTTATTCTGCTCTATGTTGTCGATCATCGGTACTTAAATATGGGCGAGTTGTAGAATTAGGAATACGAAAAGATACATATGATGAAAAAAATTTGGGTTGGCCAACTTTAAAAGTAATTAGCGCAGATAGAATGAATTATTGGAATCGCGAAAAAGAAGAAGATGAATCGAAATGGGAAATCCAAGCTAATGGCCGAATTATTACTTTAGGTTTTGTTAATCGTTGTTTAGTTATTCCTATTGAATGCGTTCCTGTAGAAGTTCAAAATCTTTTAAAATGAAACCGTTGTTAAATTACTTTTGTAAAAATGGAATTCCTATTGATTTAGAATTCAAAATTGGACTATTAAAATTTGTCCAAAAAGGTACATTACAATTAGAAAAAGAAAATCATTTTAAATTTACTAATTCTAACGGTGATAATAAGGTTTCTTTTAATTTAGCACAAGTAATTTCTATTGCAGAAGATCGCCCCCATATTATCGTTAAAACATGAAAATTTTTCATTGTATTCTTTTAGGTTTTTTTATTATTTTAACGACAATTACTTTTGCATTAGGAAGTTTATTCTTTTTTATCGACGGATTTTATTTTATTTCTATTGTTTTTTACTTAATAACTATAGGATTAGGATTTAATGTACATAAATTTTTTAGAAAATTAATTGACTAATGAAAATTACTAATATTTTAGCAAAAGACGGGTCATATCAAATTTTTAAAGGCGGGCAAATAACCATTTCTTATCCAACAAATAGTAATGGAGCTAGAGTTAATTTATCTAATGGGCAAGAATTAGAAGAATTATTAATTTTAAATCCTATGTTTAATTTTCTTAATGATTCAATTGATCCTAAAACTATTCAAATTCATGGATTTGTTTATGATCAATGTCAAGGAAATTTTCATTCGGTTAGAATTTGGTGCCGATATGATTAAATCCTTGCCAATTAGTAAAATCTTTGTTAGGCTAGAGAAATGAATCAGCGAACACTTAATCGATGCATCGAAATCGCTAAGGCAATGGCTCCGCAGAATTTGGAGCATCGCTGTAGTCATGTAACCTTTTTGATCGGTAAGGGTGGGCGAATTTGTTATATTGGTACTAATGGAAGTAAAACTCACCCTAAGATGCTTGAATACGATTATGATAATTATAATGATCGTAAGTGTCGTATTCATAGTGAATTTCGGACAATTTTGAAGGCATCTGTAAAAGAAAAGACAGAAGATTTGTCTCATTTTTCTATTATGAATTTGCGTGTGGATAGAAAAGATACTCTTAACATGGGTCGCCCGTGTTCTGGTTGTATGTCTATTATTCGTCAAATGGGAATTCGTGACGTTTTCTATTCTAATCGCGAAGGCGGAATTAGTTATGAACGTGTATAATTTACCAATAAAAAATTATGAAAGTAACAATTGATAACGAAGATTACGAATTAGATATCGAAAAAGCTAAAGAATTAGGTCTTCTGAAAAAGAAGATTATTCTTAAATCAGGACAGGTTTATTCTAATGGATCTGTTAAGGTTCTATTAATTGCTGATGATAATGAGGATAGTTTTATTTTAACAGGGCGTAATGGGAATATTTGCACATGTTTTTATGATAGTCCTAAAGATATCGATATTATTTTTAATTTAATAGAGACTAAACAATGGAAATATGTTGGCGAATTAGGAAAAGATGTATCTTTGGATTATTTTAAGACTTAATTTATGAAAATTACAATTGATAAGAAAGATTACGAATTAAACGTGGAAAAAGCAAAAGAATTAGGTGTTTTAAATGAATATCGAGAATTAACACCAGGAGATATTTATAAAACTCCTAATGTAACGGTGATTTTAGGATATAGTCATTACGATAGAAAATTTTATTTATTTGGTGCGACACAAAATCCGTTTCTTGGTTTCGGTGACAGACCTTTAAGTGCAGAAGATATGAAAAAATATTTAAATGAAATCGATTTTAAATTTGTTAAAAACGTTTCCTTAAATATAAATGATATTTGACAAAACGGCAAATTGGATCTAATATGTCTTTGGTCCGCGGGGACCAGATAAAACCGCGCCAAGAGTCTCAATGAGGCACAAGATTCTTGGCTAATAAATGGGCCTCCATCCTGCGGGTGATGGTACAATGAGACCCGCAATTATTGTAAGTAAAGAGTTAATTAGTATTAATTCTTGCCGGGGGTAAGCGTGACTTTGAATCCGCCGCGCCCCCGGATTTTAATTTCCAGAAATTATGAACGAAAATCCTAGAACCGATGTCGATATACTAAATTATTTTCATAGTTTAAATACGTTCGCACACAGATTAGGATACGGGGGCATTACTCTAACTAAAAAATATTTTAGCCTTACTAAAAATAAAACTGAATACCGTTTTGATAAATTAGATGAACTTTCGGTATTTCTTTGTGAAAAAAAGTTTGAATAAACAAAAACATGAATATTCGCGCATTCCTTAAAAATTGTAATCCTTTTGGTAAAAAGAATTGGCCCAATAAATACGTGATTTATAAGTTTAATCCGCCGGTATATGATGGGCCATTTTCCGATGAAAAAGCTTCTGAGGTTGCCTGTGAAAGTAGATGTTTAGCGCCGCAAATGGCGAATCAAATTTATATTTCAGATAAAATTCCTAGTAACGCCGAACATATTGATGGAAAACATCTATAATATGAATTCTTTTGATAAATATAAATATTATTGTATCTTTGTAGATTGTCAGCAAGAACAAAAAGAATTAAAAGATTGTCTGGATTTCGCGGTATCCAATGGTTATAATTTAGCAGCGGATAAAATTAAAAATCTGATTCTTTAGATTAATGGCGTCATGGCGGAATCGAAGACGCATTTGCCTCAAAAGCAAACGGTTTAAAAAACCATAAGGGTTCAAGTCCCTTTGACGCTACCATTTTATGAATAAAATCTTTCTCCTTAATGAAAACGGAAGAATCTATGTATATAAAAATGGAATTAGTAAAGACGAGTGTCTTAATTTAGTTCTTCATTCGCCACCTAGTATTTTACATACAGATGTACAAAAATGGGTAAATAAAGCGAAACATAATTCTAGTTTTTCCTTAAATTATAAAGATAGGTTAATTTGCATCGATTTAAATCAATATGAATAATCCTAATTGGTCCGCTATTGCCGCGATGACAGATTTGCGAGTTATTGGAAATGGGCCAAAAATTCCTTGGCATATTTCTGAAGATTTTAAGCATTTTAAGCGGACGACAATGGGAAAAACTATTGTGGTCGGCCGAAGAACTTTTGAAACGCTTCCACCATTACCCGGGCGCGATATAATTGTATTAAGTAATAATACAACGACACTAATTAATGGCCGATTACCAATATCTATCGATACATTAAAAGAAAAGTATTGGGATAAAGAATTAATTATTTGTGGCGGCGGCGAAATTTATAAACTTTTACTCCCATTTGTTAATCAATTGATTCTTACCAAGGTTCATTTAAACTATGAGGGTAACGTTTTCTTTCCTAAATTTGAGTCAAAATTTAATTTAACTGAAACAATTTGCCAAACTCCCATTTACAGCATCGAAATTTGGAAAAAAAAGTAAGATATATTAATAGTTTAGTTGGAATACTGTCTATTTCAATTATTGCTTATTACATTATTAAGATATATCTATCAACAAAATAAAAATATGGAAAAAGAATTTGAATTAAATGTTTTTCAGGAACATCCTACTCATCCGCCGCACCCGAACATTCCCGAACCTAGCGTGATTGCAATTTGCATTGTCGGCGTTGCATTATTCTTTCTTTTTCGCTGGCGTAAACAATTTAGTCCGCGCAACGTTCCTATTAAATTTCATGATTTGCTCAAGTGAAAATTTCTATAAGTAATCATAAGTGCCCAAATTGTCAAAATTTTCTTTATTTTAAAGAAATCGAAGAGAATCGAGTACAAATTTGGTGCGGGCAACCTGATAATATTTGTAATAATCAGGGCGCAAATGATGGAGCGGTAGCTAAAAATGAAGATTCCGCATTTACTATTTTAATGCAAAAGCTTGGATATGAATAATTTATGAAATTAGTTAAAAATTCCGAAAAAAGAGCCTTTGAAATACAAACGACCGTACCTTTCTTTTTAGATCTTCAAGCACTAAATAAAAAGTATTTCGGTGCTATTCTGGATGAAAAAAAGTTTTTTATTACACAAGAAAAATATCGTAAAGGAAATTTTAAACTTCTTTGTTTAGAAGAATTAACTGTTGGCAATGGTATTTTTGGTTTTGAAAGTCCTGATTTCTTAGTCTTATTAAATCGTATTTATACTTCTCAATTAGAACTTTTTGTTTTTGATAACCATAAAGATCTTCTTCGTTGGTTATTAGAATAAACAAAAAAGTATTTGACGAAAAGACAATATCAGAATAATATTACCACTATGGAAAATAAAGCATATACCCTACCATCGGAAGCGCAATTTGCTGTTGAAGACGTTGCGCGATTAAACAGTATCCACAAAGCCACCGCCGCAGCCTTTGTTAAGGATCAATTCACTAAGAATCTTGTAACTAAATCAGGTAAGCGAGAAACCGGCAAGAAGGGCAAGCCTGCGACCCTTTATAGCCGAGTTACCGTCAACGCTGCCGTTGCCGAAGTTGTTACTCAAACTCCGTCTCCGACCGTTGAGAGCGCGGGAACGCCTATTGCAGACGTTGTTAATGGAACAGCGCCCACTGTTGCCGTTGACGCTTCTATTACCGCAGAACCCGTAACCGCTTAATTTAAATTAAAAAGGAGATAAAAAAGATGGGGGCGAACAATCGCCCCCTTTTTTATTTATTTTATGGATATCGATGCCTCTTTTATTGAAAAATATAAGTTTCTAATTCATTATAACATTAGAAAGTTTTCTAACTATTATGGAAGTTTAAATCGTTATGAAGATTTTTTTAATACAGCTCTTTTAGTAATTTATAATAATATTGATAAATTTGATCAAACTAAAACTAAAGGAACATTAGAAGGCTTTTTATCTACAAAAATTCGGCAAAAGATTATTGATATTATTAGAACGGAAACTCATACTAGTTCAAAAAAGAAGGAAAAAGAAGTTCATATTTCATTTAGTACGCCCGAATTAGAAGTTGTAAGTAAAAATTTAAAAGAAGAAGATAGATTAAAAGAAATCGACGACAAAGAAATTATATCTATCGCTTTAAATGAATTAGATGAAAGAGAAAAAGATGTAATTACTAATTTATTTTATAACGATACATTAAGCGTAGAATTAGCTAATAAATATAAAATCTCAGGCTCAATGGTTAGTCTTATTAAAAATTCTGCGATGAAGAAAATGCGTGATAAATTAGAATATATGAATATTAAATCGGTTGTTTGACGAAAGGGAAAAGAGATGGCATGATTAGAACGTTGACCGGGAGTAAGACATTAGACGCTAATAACGGCTAATCTCGAAAATGAAACCGGGATTTGACATATTAAGAGTAAATGATGGCGCTATTAAGTCGTCTCTATAGAAAATTTTAGCCAAATCTAGGGGAATTGGATACCTTGTATCCGACCCGCTTTTGAAATACTAGACTTAGACGAAATTGAAAAGCTAAAGACTTTGGGGGTTGGGAGGAACTTAAAACCCCCTGCAATTTTTAAGAGAAAAACATCGGCCGATGGGAGAGTTTAAAAAACCATAACTATCCACGCGAGATAGGGATTAAATAAAAATATTCTAGCCCTGGTCGGGCTTTGATGCGTATTCTCTCCTCTCTTATTACTAAATGCGGATTTGACAAAAGAGAAAAAGGCGGTAAGATGATTTCATGTTAGTGAGGCATAGCTGACATTCACTTTCAGATTTAATAGATTTCCTAAGTTACCGTAAAAGGAACTAAAAATCTTTTAGGGTTTAGGCTAGAATACCTAAAATAGCACGTTCTCAATTGCTAATCTGACGAACGACAAATTAAATGATTAGCTAAAGGGCTCTGTATTAAAAATCTAGAAGTGGTGAAAGAGCATTAAACTTCTATATAATTTGGCCGTGATGATCGTACCAAATTTGATTGTTTTATTAATCATCTTAAAAGAAACCGGAATAGCCATACTAGTTAGGTATTGTTCCTAACGGATTAGTAGAAATATTAATCAGATTGTTCAAGTCGGTCATATGGGCTAACCCCATAAAATGGAGTTCCCCTTGCGAGGATAGAACTATAGGTTTCTTTTTATAAATTTTCGGTTATACCATACGAAACTAAGCTGAGTAAACGGTTAAAGATTTGAGGTTTAGCACTGTACAGGATCTCAAAATTCACTGTTGAAAGTCGAATATAAAACAGATATTCCTTAGCGGGAAAAAGGGTTTTATTGTTTGTTCTATAAATGGGCAGGCTAATATATAGTAACTTAGCCTTAAAATTTTAGGTAATAAATGTTGCAACGTTTATTTCCTAGTTTGGTGAAAACCAAGCTTACTAAGTAAATATACGTAATAAGGTGGAATAACCATTAATTACTATTTTCAATTGTGTGTATGCGAGCAAGGTCGCATATTTTACTTAATAATTTGCACTGTGCTAAAGCCTCCCGTCTAATTAACGGTCCTATCAGCCGAGGCAATCCCGTATGATAGTAGTCGGGCCAAATTTAACAAAAGAATAATTATATGAGCGCAAAAGGTGTCCATGATCGTTGTTCAGAATTAAAAGATAATAAAGAAACTCGCAATCTTAAAAACACTAAACGATGGCTTAAAAGAATAAAGCATCGAAAAGATCGGCGTGAGAATAAAGTAACAGAAATGGAATAATTATATGAATGGCAAACATCTTGGAGAATTATATTTAAAGTTTCATAAAGGTGATAGTCTTACAGACGCCGAATTGAAAGAATATAATAAATTTTGCGACGAAATGGCGAATTTTTGTGGTGTTACAGGAAATTCAATGGTTCTGCCTCGATTTGCAATAGATTGGCAGACTACTGAAAACCAAATGTTTCATCGGAAAATTGATAAAGAATAATTTTTTAAATTGTAGTCAGAGAAATCTGATGGGATAATGCGGAAAAAGATATACTAGTGAGATGTGTATCCTGTTGCCGCTGACCTAATGGGGAAGAACCAGGCATCCCGGGAAATTGCTCACCAACAGCCTTACAATTTATTATTTGACAACACAGAAAAGAAAGTATATAGTCTTAACCATGACACCAAACGATATTCAAGTAGGTAAAATTTACGTTAACTCTATTAAAAACCAAAAATATTTGGGTATTGGTTTACGAAAAATGTGGGAAGGAACCTTTGGTAATAAAGATTCAAATTTTGAAGAAAAAAGGCTTGTAATTATAGAAGGAAATCCTGAGTATATTGGATTAATTGTTCAATCTCCCGAAAATTGTTCAGAAGAATATTGGGATGATTTCCGACTAGATAATAGTTAATTTTAATAGTATATGCGGACAGGCAAATGTGGGATAATTCGCCTAGGCCAATGCGACCGCCCCCACTATACTATTTTATATAATTGTAAAAGATTTGAGAGTTAGAACGGTCAAAACATGCAAAGAAATCTACATTTCATTTGCAAACAATACCGGCATAGTGTAGAATATGTCTCTCAGATGGAATAATAGATACGACAGTTATAGTTGAAACATTTTTCTAAATAATTGCCGTTGACTGATTTTCGGCTGTATAGTTTAATTAGAGATCTGAATGGGTAGAAACAACTAAAAAGTACAATTAGGATGACTATCGGTAGGATTTCATAGTAAAACCTTGGAGTAATCCATTACATGCTTGGTCAATACAGGCTACAGCCACCAATTTCATTCGGGTAAAAGATAGATGCTTCCAATAGAGCAAACCAAAAAATTTGTAGCTATTAGCGTATATGAAGCGAATAAGTAAACCAAAAGTTGAAATGCGAGTAATTATCGCGTGAAATCCTTAATTTACCCGGATGAAAATTTTATGAAAACATTTCTTTTAACTTATACAGAAGACGTTACTCATATCGGGGATGATAGCGAAAGAACAGAAATCAATACGGATTTCTTGCATACCACAAAAGAGCGGGCTATTATTCTAAGAGACGAAAAACTCGCCAAACCGAATATTTATTCTAACGTTAAACTTTACGAACTGACCGAATTATGAAAATTACTGTATCTTACGAAGAAGCGGTGAGGTTAATTTGCGAAAAGATTCCCGGCGCAACGGAAGTTGTTATTTCGAGAAAAAAGAAGATTCCTGTATCAGATCTTCCTGTACAATGTAAACAAGCATTAAATGCGATTGCGCAGCATTTTACCGAAGAACAAGCGACAAGTGGAAAAATTCCTTTTATTAAAAGTATTCGTGAAATTTTTGCTCACCTTGGATTGGCGGATGCTAAATATTTAACTGAAAGGGGCCGATCTCTTTTAATTAGAGAATTTTCTAAAGGAAAAATTCCCGTTTTTACTTTTGATCATATTCTTAGTTGGCAAGTTCCACATTGACTAATTGGAAATTCATTTAAGTAATTTATGAAATTTCAAATAATTAAGCCAGTCGCCCGAGACAGTCAAATTTATAATGCGGCCGATAAGCCTGGAATGGGACGAGGAAAAAAGATAATTCCTGGCGGCAGAGTGGTTGTTGACAAAAATATTTGTTTAATCTATAGTGTCATTGGATACGAAGAAAACAATGCTATTTGTCAAAGTTGGGACGCTTTTGGTACTGTTTATGAAGAAAGAATTCCAAAGGAAAATCTAATTTCTTATTCAAAAAATAAACTATCGCAAAAATCAGAAGAAGAAATGGAAAGAGATTTAGAAGAACAACTTCTTTCTGAAACAGGGTGTACGTATTGGTCTAATTAAAAAAAATATGAAAGTTACATTAAATACCCCACCGGCACAAAAAATTGTTTGTTTAAATGATTTTAAAGATGGAGAAATTGGCGTTATTGATAAATGGATACATCCTCAGTATGAAGGACTTGTCGTTCAACGTTATGATACGGGTTTAGTTATATTTGGAAAAGAAACTCGCTCATGTTTTCCTTTCATTTATCAAGATAAGAATTTTCACCTTTTAAATGATATTAATAAAGCTGCAATTCGTTTGCTTAATTCTGGCGAATCGATTACTATTACTCCCGATTAATGATTAAATATCTTTTAATTTTAACTGATGTTGAAGTTAATCAGTATTATTATTCATTTTCTTCTGATAAGAATAAAGAAGAATTGAATGAAGAACTTATTAATGTATTAAAAAAATCTACACTTATTTATCCGGGAGTTTTTTATAATCATTCTGTACGTCCAAATTATGGTGAAAAATACGTAATTTTAACATTGGATGAATTCTGGGAAAAACATTTAAATTAAATATATGTCACTACCATTATGGACACTTCCCAAAGAAATTCGTAATTCTAAAGAAAAACATCAGCTTGTAATTCGGCTAAAAGATCATGAAGAATCTTTACAACGAGCAAAAAACATTGTAAAGTATCATGAGAAAAGAATTATTGAATTAAATGCGGAAATTAAAAAATTAGATCTATAATATGACAAAAGTCAATGTTATTTTATGTAATAAATGCGGCGATAAGATTTATAGTCGGGCGCGGCATGATTTTCGTTGGTGCTCTTGTAAATCTGTTGCGGTAGATGGGGGATTTGATTATCTTAAAATTTGTGGCGATTTAGAGAATGTTACTAAACTTACTGTAGAGATTCCCCAAACGAAAAAAGAATTATTTAACGATTGGAATTATAGATTTGATAAATACGGAGTAATTAAAGATATTGACGAAAAAGAAAATCTGGCGTAGGGTAATTTTATTGGAGCCCGCATACGTGGCCCCCGGCGAACATGGGATACCGGGAATTAAAATGCGAAAGTTGTTCGTTGGCTCCAATTTCGGACCTTTAGCTCAATTGGTTAGAGCGAAGCACTCATAATGCTTGGGTTATAGGTTCAAGTCCTATAAGGTCCACCAATTTCAAAAAAAAATATTTATGACTAATTTAGATATCATTCAAGCTTTTTCGGCGGCGGATATTCTTTGTGCAAACGATGATATGGCGGCACAAATTAATAATCTTTCTATTCAAGAATTAAAAGATTTAATTTTGATTTGGAAGGGTAAAAGAGATGATCCTTCTGTTAAATCGATGGTAGAATTATGTCTTGAAGATTATCTTCACGAAAAAGAAAAGATTTTTCTCGTAGCAAAATTTAAACCTTTTATTTCACAATTTACAAAAGAAGAAAAAGAATTAGTTAAAAAACATATTAGTGGATGGGCTTTTGGTTTCTTCGGAAAACTACTATAATAAAAAAATATGAAAATGATTATCTCTAAAACCGTGGTCGATGAAATTTGTGCAAGGAAAATGTCAAAACTCGCCGAAGTAATGAAAGATGAACTTGAACGAGATATTATTGTAAAATATGAATTTACTTTAGAGGAACAAATTTCGTGTCTTCGGAATTATTTGATGGGATTACTTGGCAGTATTGTAGATGTTAATAAAGTCGAGTTTATTATTGAAGAAGAAAAAGAACAAACAACGGGACAATATACGGTTATTTATTCTCATGGGGGACTCGTTCTTAAAAAATATGTTACTTTAGATCCTACAAAAGATCCATTTCCACAAATTTTAAATAATTATCAAATTCATCCTGGAAATATCTGGTTTCTTTTTGAAGGGTGGGCTAAAGAGGTATAAAAATGAACATTTCATCTAATCTTTTAAGTAATCAAAATTTACATAAGAAAAAACAAGTTGCTATCTATATTTCTGTAGATGAAGAAGAAGAAGAAGATATTCTTCCGCTTTTAGAAACAATTTGTATAAATACTAAAGTCTTTCATCATCCGATTCAAGGTATTACAATAGCTTCTAAAGGAATTGTAGAAATTAAACGAAATTATTAAGAAAATGAAAATCATCGGTGTCGTTATTAAAGATACTTGGGGAAAGACTTGGAAGCTACCCGCACCAAATCGTCATGCCGATTTAATTCAATTAATGGTGAAAACTTATATTTCTACTACAGGCAAAGACGAAACGCCCAAAATACTGTTCCAAGGATTCTATACCGACACCGATGAAATTCTTTCGAGAACTGATGCTTATCAATTAGTTAATACAACTGGACAAAAAATTATTAATCGCCCGAGTCAGCAATTATATAGCGAAGATTTGTGGTAAGTTTTAATAGTTAATGTAGAAAATTGGCAAATCAGGGGGTTTGTACCGAAAACAGAAATCACAGGGAAGACCGCCGATTAATGATATAGCTGTTAGACATTAATTTATGTAGGTTCGACTCCTACCATTAACTATTTCTTGACTTATTTTTTTTCACTGTTAGGATTAATCCAATATGAATCCAACTAGACGAATTACAAGACAAGAGGAACGGATAATCGATGGAAAAACCTTTATTTTAACTAAAAATGAGGAAATGAATTATAGTGGAGAATGGGAAGAAAGCGGATTCGATTTAATTATTGGAGGAAAAATTGTACAAACTTTTATTTGTTATCCATTCGACGAGTGGATTCTTGCCGAATTAAAAAGATATGTTAAGTGAAAAACAAGATTTTCTACTTTATTGGAAGCGTCGCCGTCGCGAACTATTAAACGCTCTTAATCATTATATTCAAGATAAAGGATTATCTTTTGGTATAATGGCAGGGACTTTATTTAAAGACGATAAACATAAAATCGTCGATTTAATAGAAGATAAAACTATCGAATTGTATTTGACATTTCTAAAAAACATTGATAAACGTATTGGTGAATTAGGACATCCAACATTAGAACAATCTGAATTTTTTAGAAACTTTAATATCAATTACTATAACTTTTTGAAAAATACTTTTGAATTTTAAAATTTATGGTTAAATATTCAATTTACGAAGTCTTTTTTAAAAGAGAAAATTATCGAAATCGCCATTATGTATTAAATCATTTATTTACTAAGAGCGAAATCGAAAATGTATTAAAAGAGATTGACAAAAAGGGAAAATTCGAAGATGATCGATATTCAATAACGATTGTATGAGAAAACGAAGACGTAATACTCCAAAAGAAATTGAAAATTTGAAGAGGGTTCAAGCTTCAAATCCTGATAAATTAATTTATACTTCTTGGTTGGATCAATCGTATAAAGAGAGATGGTGGGTCTCGCCAGCTAAACAATTTGATTTTAGTAAATTCGATACTCTTTTTTACTCTTTAAAACATCCAAAAGCACCCGTAATTAAATTTTAATATATGAAGGAAAATAATATCTATTTGGTTTCAGGAAAACGCGCTGATCTAATTCAAGCTATTTCTTTTTGGTTAGGAACCGAAAATAAAACAATACATCCTAATTTAGATTATCTTATTCATGGTAGCGATTATAATGATCTATATACTCTCGCTATTCTTTATGTAGATGAAACAGGTAAAAAAGAGTCCTTTCTTTCTTTTAATACAGAAGAAGGTATTTATTCTTTTTTTAGTTCTCATTCGTTATACAACGAATATAAGAGAATTAAATTTGACGGATATATTAATTTTCGTAAGTTTCTCGAAAATAAAATGACACAAAAGTATGAAATCGGCGATATATTTTCTTATGGAGAATCGCCCGATAAAAGATATTTTATGCTTTGTACCAATTACGCGGGTCAATTTTTCTTTATTAATTTAAATACTTATACTACTGTCACAGCTTTTGATAATATTGATGATGTTTTTAGAAATACTTTTTACGGTGATCTAGTCTATGTAGGTAAAATTGGTGACTTTTTAAAGACTTAAATCTAATAAACATATGCTAGCTTTTCCTGGTATGCTAATTCCCGCCGCCGAAAGGGCGAAAATGAAGTGTCCAAAAGACGCTGATAAATTTGATAGAAATGAATTTCCTCATTTTTATGTTTTTTGTATGATGCAATTAGGGCGCTCATTAGTTAATAGTTCCTCTCACTGGTCTAACGCCGAAATCATTGCTAAAATTCCTGACGACAGCATTAAAACCGTTACGCCTGCCGAACTATGCGAAATGGGTTTCGTTTAATTTAAATTAATATATGAAAATTACCGTAAAAGAAAATAAAGAAGGAAAATCCTCAAAAGTTTTTCCTATTTTGATGGAAAGTACATCAACAAATAATATTTATTTATTCCTTAATCCAAGGGAAGCGATTCCTTTAGTAATAAAAAATGGTGGTTATGAAATAGGCGAACGTATTGAAGCAGATTTTTATAATGCTCTTAAATGGGTGCGATTTTGCGGCGCAATTACTTTAGAGAACGACTAATTTTATGAAAAAAGAAGTTATTTTAAATACGGCGCGAAATACAGTAAATATTAATGAAGTTAATACAGATAAATTGTATTTACTTACAGAACCAAGTGGAAAACCAATTGGTATTTTAACAAGTGCTTCATATGTTTGTGTTTCAGATAAGAAAGATTTAGGTAATTACTTTTTTATATCATTAGACGTGGGTTTTACGCGAAGAAATGGTTATTATACTCAAGAATATAATGATACTAAACAACTTTCTTTAAAAGAATATTTTACTAAGTTTAATAGTACAACGGGAAGAAAAATTTATCAATTTGATACGTTTAAGGAAATAGCGGAATATATTGTAAAATATGAAGAATAATATGAAAAAATTTATATATTGTTATCGCAAAATCTATGCTCTAGATTATATACAAAAAGAATTAAATACAATGGGTGATGAAGGATGGGAATTAGTAAATGTTATTTATCAAGATTGTTTTTATATTGCCTTTTTTAAGAAAGAGATTTAATAATGAAACGTCGATTTAATACAAAAGCGGAAATCGCCGCGCTGAAAAGAATTCAGAAATCTAACCCGAATAAAAGAGTTTATATTTCTGCTGTTGCAAATCCATATAAACTTCCTTGGGTTCCTTGGTTTATTAAAGATCTTCAATTAGATAGTTTTAGTGGTTGTTTTTATTCATTAAAACGTCCAAAAGCACCTGTCTTGAAATTTTAATAAAATTATTCAATTTATGAGGCGAAAAAATACACAAACAGAATACGAAAATTTATTAAATGTTCGCGCCCGAAATCCTAATAAATTAATCTATTTTAATTGTCCTGATCATAAATATAAAGAAGGTTGGTGCTTTGCAAAAATAGGCGCATTAAGAGATTTTTATATTGATATGTTATTTTATACTCTTAAGCGCCCCAATACTAAAATGAAAATGTCAGAATATAAATTATGAGAAATAATACAATTAAAGAATTAAAAGAATTAGATAGGGCGCGGCGCGAAACGCCAAACAAACGTGTTTATTTCAATTTAAAATTAAATAGATATTCTGGCGGATGGTGTTCTGATATATTAAAAAATATAGAACTTCCAAGATTTCGTCTACATCCTGTGCAATTACATAATTTTTACACCTTGAAACGTCCACACGTTAGGGAAATTTCTAAATGCGATAATTGGTAATTTTATGCTAAGAAAAAATACTCCTGAAGAAAAGGTTTTACTAAGAAAGATTTTTAAAGAAAAACCTAATAAATTAGTCTACATTAATTATATCGAAAATTCTTATAAATCAGGATGGTATAAGGTGAAAATCGGCGCCCTTAATCATGATGTAATTAATAATATGGAATTATTCTTTACTTTAAAACACCCGAAGGTGAAGAAAATTAGACAATATACATTAGAGTAATTATGATAAGAAAGAATACACAAGAAGAAATAGAAAATTTAAAAAGAGTTTGGGCGCAAAATCATAAAAAACTCATTTATATAAATGCTTGTATAAATCCTTATAAATACGGATGGAAAAAATACTATATAGGTGAATTTTCATACAACGAATTAATTACTTTTTTAAATAGCGGCGATCTTTTCATTACCTTAAAAAGACCTAATTCAAAAAATATTCGCGACTTGACCTGTACAAAAGAATACGCTATCATTTATAGATAATTATATGACTAAAACTATCGTAAACGGACAAATCGTAGAACAGCCCGCGCAATTAAAATCAATTGAATTATTCTACGCTCTTAATCTTTCTGATAATCCCCAAAAAGCTGCTGCAAGCCCAATTAATACAGAATTTCTTAATCATGCTTTTCATATTTCTTTAGTTCATAATGGTTTGGGCGGACAAAATGATTTAATTAAAGTAATTACTTCTTCGGGCGCAATTATTTATTATGTTGGACGATGGAATGACGGTTTAGTAAATCAGCCGAAAAAGAAGCCTATTGTTCTTAAATATTTTCTTAATTATGATAAAATTATAGAAAAAGTAATTACATCTAGACCTAAAGATTTTAATTACGTCGAATTATTAGTTAAAGAGTATCTTCTGGACACTGATCTAATCTATTGTTATCTAAATGCAGATAATAAAGGAGATGGAACTCTTTATTTAGGTCAATGGAACGATGGAATCGTGGAATAAAATATGATTAGAACCAATACCCCAAAAGAAATCGCCGCCATCATTGAGGCGGGGCGCAAAAACCCCAACAAGATTATTTACATAAATGCCTGTGATAATCCCTATAACTCTGGATGGTTCAAACGGAAAGCAAAAGATTTTCCCGTATTTAATGAATCTCGATTTACAAATTCATTTTGTTATCATACTCTAAAATATCCTAAGATTCTAAAACGCGACAAAATCGATTGGATTTAATTATGCTAAGATTAAACACAGAACAAGAAATCGAAGAATTAAATAGGACCTTGCGGCGCAATCCGAATAAGTTAGTTTATTATAATGCGCGCATGAATCCTTATAATTGCGGTTGGGTAATTGCGAGAATTAAGGATATCCCTGTGAACAGTATCCCTAAACCTAAGAATTATTTTAAAATTGTTTCAGAAAGAGTCTTTTTTAGTCTAAAAAGACCTAATGCACCTATTAATGATATCTAGAATAAAGAAACTAATATCTATTTTAGATAATTTATACTTCGGGCGCAATTCTAATAAGGAATTATTAGTTAATTCTATAGTAACACCCATTTCTGAAAACTATATTTAATCTTTTTCACACTCTTCTAGTGTGGCAAAAAGAAAAAATAAAATAGACATAAAACAAAACAAAGAATTCTTTGTAACCTCTTGTTACTTAAGAATATATAAAAAGATAAAGAAGATAATAGAAGAGAAGAATGACTCTAGGTATATAGAGAGAGAAAGAAAAGAATAGATAAAAGGTGATAATAAGCGGGTTTCTAGCACTTATTTAACTAAATAGCTAAAAATCGTCCCATTATTGGGAAAATTAACAAAAAAATTGACAAAACCCCAATAAAAGCTATACTTTCACTATATGAATCGAGATTCTACTCCTACAGAGAGTGATTTGGCTGATATAGAAAACAAAGAAGTTATTTCTAATGATTTTATTAAACTTACGCCCGAAGCTCTTAAACTTTTGAAAGAAATTTGCCGCGAAGCTAAACAAGATTTTCGCCAAACTAAAGAATCGCAACTTCCTAATAATCAATAAGTTATGCACCAATTTTTCGGCGGACTATTTATAGGTTTAGTTATAGGAATTAATCTTATTTTTTGTATAAATAATACCAACACAAAATTTCAATACAAAGAAGATTACAAGAAAGGTATCGGTCATTACGTTGTCGATCAGGCAACGGGGAAAAGTGAATTTAAATACTTTTATCAAACGAATTTTTCCGCCGCGAATAAAGAATAATAAACAATAATAAAGAATTATGAAAGATTTAACGGCTTTAGCGTTTTTTATAGGTTTTCTTTTAGGTCTAGCTTTGATGGGCGGGTTAGCACTTTCGTTCAATTATTCTTATAATAAGAAAGCTCTTGAAGTAGGAGCAGCAGAATACTATCATGCTTCGCCGAGTTCATCATCTGTAGAATTTCGGTATATCACTAACTATCAGGTACTTAGCGCCCGAACTAATAAGTAAAAAATGAAAACTTACCGCGCCGCAAATGGGGGAATTAACGAGTATAAACAAGGAGAAAAGGATGTTACTCTGTGTGGTCTTTTTGACGTTGCTGATCTTCGTTATATTGTGGAAAAACTAGAAAAGAAAGAAGAAATTGAATTGCCGCGCCCAATTAATCGAGTAGAATTGGCCGAAAAAGGAATTAAAGATGAGTTTATGATGGGCCTATAAACAAAAAAAAATATATAGAGTACGTAACGATACCCTAAAAATCTTTTTTAAAATGTGTATCAGTAACTTTTCTTTCTTTGTTATTTCTTTGGGACTCAAGATCATTGGATTCACGCTTGGGGCCGTTTAACACGTAGCTTCGTACCCGGAATCATAATCTGCCGCTGTCAAAACTTCAAATAAATAAAAATAACCGCTGTTAGAAACTATTACAGTTAGTATAGAAATAAGAGAATAATTATATGAAAATTATCAATAAGATTAATAATACTCCGAGCTAAATTAAATCGGGAGATATCGTTTCTTGTTCTGGAACTTTATATCTTATTTTAAAAATTACAGAGAATAATTATATTTTATATTTTCTTGATCTTAGTAAGAATTTAACGTATGCCGCGTCTGGAACTTTAGAAACATTAGTTAATCGTAATAATCTTGTTTTTGTTACCGACAATTACGATATTATTCTAAACAATCCGGCGGATTAATAAAATATTGACTTTGTTTGAATTTGTGATAATCTCATTGGTGAAGAAGACCCAATGACAGTCTTTTATTGCTGTAACCCTAATGTCTCGATTGAGAATGCGCCGAATAGATTAGGGCTAGAAAGAAAGTGGCGAGAACAGCAAATTAATTTTATGGAAACACTACTACTGTTTATCACAATCATTTCTTGCATTTGGATCGCGCTAATGTTTTGTAGTTATATGTTATGGTTAACTACATACGGATTATCAGAAACTATTGAGAAATGTAGTGGAAATAGGTTTCTGTTATTTCTTGCCGCGATTGTTTGGGTTGCGGTTTACTATTTGAAGAATTAATTTTAAATAATTTCGGTCCCATAGTTTAATGGTAAAACGCACGGCTTATACCCGTGATAAGCTCTAGATTTGGGCACGTTCTAGGTTCGAATCCTAGTGGGACTACCAATTTTCTAAATAATATGAATACCATTACCACAAAGGCCAATCCTGTTATTAAAACCCCTAGAATTGGAGATCTTTATTTAGATAGTAATGAAGAATTATATATTTTAGCTAGAGTAGATCTAAACGTTTATTCCGCGATTTCTTTGAAGGATGGGGAACCTTGGACTTCGGACCCAAGACCAACAGTTCAAGAAGCAATTTATGGCTTGATTTTTTGTAAAAGGAACGCTAAGATCACTATTGAATGAACGCCACCGAAGCAAATAAGAATAGAAAGATCGGCGATAAAATTACCTTTAATTTGGATCATAGCCCGCATGCAATGGGCGAGGGAATTATCGTAAGATTCGACGATGATTACTGTATCGTAAAAATTACTAAAGATTGTCAAGAATATGGTCTAAAATTTGAATGCGGGCGCGATATCGTTGTCTTTTTCGACGAAATAACGAGTAAATAATTATGAAATACATTCTCACCCAATTTTTTCCTGAATTATCTTTTATTGGTAATGCGAGGGACGCACAATTAATTTTGAATTCTGAAATTCTTAAATAATGAATAATTTCGACCAACTATTTTTATTGTTTTTCATCGTAATGTTTGTCTTGATTATTCTAAAAGTTACTCAGAATTAAATTATGCACGCGCACGATCTAAATAAGCTAATAAATAAGGTAATTGCCGCGAAAAGTGGGGATTCTATTTATATCGGCGAGTGTATGTCAAGTGAAGAATTGGTGGATTTTTATCTTTATCTTTTGCGGCGCCTAATTTTTCCTGTTGTTAATTCATATAAAGAGGGCGAAAATCTTTATTATATTTTAACAGTGAAGAAAAAGTAGTGGACTATTGACAAACAGAAAAAGAGATTTAGACTGGAAAAACATGAAACGCGCATTTATCCATCTACCTAACGGTCAAACGTTTGAACTAAACAGAACGAGTAATGAAGAAATAACAGGCGTTGAAGTTGTCCAATTACGAAGCTCTATGAAGGAAGCAGTTTCGTTTAGTTCCGAAGCTTTTACTGGGCCTAATTTCGATAAGAAAGTTATTTTGGTTCTGTGGGGCGAGGTACTCAAAAATTCTTTTATCACGATCGAGTAGAAACCTATTGACGAAAAGTAAAAAAGGATTTAGCCTTTTCAAGTCGAACGAAACATTAACTGAAAAATTCAATGAATACCGATACCATTGCCCCTACGCCGACCGCCGAAATCGTCTCGCCCGAGACTCAGGAAGCCGTTAACGCTCTGCTTGCCAAGGTTGACGCTCCTCCCGTGCAAGACGCGGTTGAAGTCGCGCCGCCTGTTTCTGAAACGGTTTCCGCGCCCATTGCGGAAATCATCTCTGCCCCCGCCGAATCGGTTTCAGCGGAAGTTCCCGCTCCCGCGCCGATTGCTGAAACTACCCCCACCCCCGCTCAGGTTGCGGCGACCCCTCCCGCCGCAACCCCTGCCCCTGCCGCCCCTGTGATTGAGGCACGCAAGGTTTCCGTCGAAATTCTTTTCCCTAACAAGGAAGAGTTTACCAAGCGGGATATTGAAGTAATTAACGAGACGAATTACGTCGGCGCAAGTGAGCTGATTAATATGCTCGTTAGTACGGGTCAGGTTGAAAAGGTCCGCAAGCAGCCTCAGGCTGGACGTGGCAAGCCCACCGATATTTTCCGGTTGACGCCCAAGGCGCCGATTGCGAAAAACAAGAAGAATAACAAGAAGTAACTTCGTCGGTCCTTCACAGGGGGAGGGGGTTTTACCCCCTCCCTTTTCTTCTCTCTCTATGAATATAAATAGGGAAATCATACTAGCTTCGCCCATACTCAAAAAGCAATGGGAACAATCGATGCTATCTATGGAAGAATTTATTCTAAGAGCGGTGGATAATTTTGTGGTAAATTCGAAAGGGGGATCGAATGGTATTTCTTCTAATTTTGGCTCTAACGGTAGTGCTGGGTGTTCGTCTCTAAACTCTTGACATCGAATTCGGTTTTGAATAATCTATTGCCCGCATGAGAGTTCTATTCACCCGCATTTCATCTAACAAAAAAACGGGTCCTATTCCCGTCTCTCTTACAACCGCAGACTCATGCCCCGACGTTTGTCCTTTGAAGAAAAAAGGTTGCTATGCATTTTTAGGGTATATAAGAATTCATTGGGATCGTGCCAATAAAACAGGTATGAAATGGGGCGAATTTTGCGTAGAAATAGCTTTATTGCCTTCGGGACAATTGTGGCGCCACGATCAGGCGGGAGACCTGCCAGGAAAGAATAACAAAATTGACGCGCCCAAACTCGCTTTATTGGTTGAGGCTAATCTTGGCAAAAAAGGATTTACTTATACGCATAAGCCTTTAACAAAAGAAAATAGCGCCGCGATTAAGTATGCGAATTCTAATGGTTTCACGATCAATCTATCGGCCAATAATCTAAGGCACGCAGATGAATTAGCTAAAAAGAACGTTGGACCGGTTGTGACGTTGCTACCAAAGGATCAAATGAATAATTGCTTGACCCCCGAGGGGCGCAAAGTTATTGTCTGTCCCGCAGTCACGCGAGTAAATACAAATTGCATGACTTGCAAGCTGTGCGCAAATGCGAAAAGGTCAGTTATCATAGGTTTTCCTGCGCATGGCGTGGCCAAAAACATTGTGGACAAGATCGCGAAAGAATAAGTATATGGAAAAGAAATCGACATCCCTAATTTCGCTTCGTTATCGTGGTTTTAAGGTTAAGTATCTATGTCCCGGAAACGTGCGGGGATCGCGAGTTAAGATTATCGATTTGCGACATGACGAATCGGTTACGCTTTGTTTAGAGGATGAATATCGGGATTCTAGCGAGCAAGCTTACAACTGGTTAGAAGAACACGGCATTAAGATTGTCGCTACTATGCTGGAACGAAATGAGGAAGTTTTCTTGACTGAGGATTTCAAAACCCATATTGTCTAGGTTAAAGGATTTTTGATCCTTTTTTCATGTTTTCTTCTTTCCATAAAGGTTGCAAGTTAGTATAATGAAAACATTTATGTAAATTTTCCTCTTTTGTAAGATCAAAAGAAACACAAGGAAGAATATGATCTATTTCCCATTTTCCATAATTATCCCAAGACATATTTTCTTTAAATTTCATTTCTAGATAAGACTTAAGATAATCAATAGAACAACCAAGATAAGCAATAGTTCTCTCTCTGTTGCAATTAAAGATATTTCTAATATATTTATTTAATCTGCGGCGTAAATTAGATTTAATTCTATATTGAATATTATTCTTTCTTCTGTTTCTATACATTTCTCTCACTTTTTCTTTATTTAATAATTTCCATCGTCTTGAAGCTTCCCTTTTTATCTTCATTTTTTCTGGATTAGCATGTCTAATTATTTTATTTTTTAGAACTTCGCATTTCTTACAATAAGGACTAAAAATTCCCTTTTTCGATTTATTAAAAAAAGATAAATCAAATAAAGTCCCACAAAATTTACAAATTTTTTCTGTTCGTTCTTTTTTCTTTTTAAATCTTTCTCTTTCTATATTATTCCTTCTTAAAATAGAATAAATAGTAGTTTTATTTACATTAAATAGTTTTTCTAATTCTTTTCCTTTTATATTGCTTATATAAGCTTCTATTATTTGTTTTTCTTTTTCTTCAGAAGTTTTATTATGCGTTTTTCTCATATAAGAAATTACACAGAAAATTAGGGTTTCCATAATAATAGTTGACACAAATGGTTTTTTGTGAGAAACTCAAAGTGTGATTAAACATTTACTTTCTTTTTTATTGTGTTGTAATGTTTTTGCAGGTCAATATAATGAAAATGAAATAGTAGCAACCGTTTTAATTTTAGAAGCAGGCGGTGAAAAAGACGATAGATGTATGTCCGCCATTTACGAAGTAATTTGTAATAGGCAAATAAAAAGACATTTATCAAAAATAGAGGTTTGTTTACAAAAATATCAATTTTCTGAATTTAATGATGGAAAAATCAAAGAAAAAATAGCGAAAGCAAAAAAGCACCCAAAGTACAAGAAAGCCCTAAGTTTAATTAGTATGAAAACTGATTATACTCAGGGCGCGACGCATTTCTACTCTACTAATATTGCCAAACCATACTGGGCAAAAAAGATGAAAGAAACGCTTGCTTTAGGAGCGTTTAAGTTCTATAAGGAATAAAATTTTATGCAAAACTTTCTAAATATCGCGAAAATAAATCGTAATAATTTTATTAAACGTTGCAGTAAATGCGACGAGGCAAAACTTGATTTATTCGAATATAAAGATAGTGTATTCGATGAAAAATTCACGCTAATTTGCTCGTGCTGTCATTACGTAATATTTAATCTCTCTGTTTTGGACTAAGAAAAACAGTTATTGACTTTCAATCGGCGATTTAGTATTTTCTAACCATGAAACTTGACCAAGCTCTCGCCTATCTCAAAAGTTCCGGTTTCAAAATCACTCAGAAAGGCACAAAAACTTTTTTGGTTCAAAAGGGGAATGATCACCCTTGGCAAGCGGGAGAAGAGAAATTAATTAGAGTCGCGGAAAAGTACAAAAACATTCAAGAATAATTGACGCAAAACGTTCACGTTTAAGTCTATGCAAATCACCCGCAGATCCCCCCTTACTGGCGAGAAGAATACTCGCGAAATTCCCGTGACTTTTCAAAACATAAAAGAATGGCAAAATGGTAAGTCAATTCAAGACGCTATGCCAAATCTTTCGGCGGAAGATCGAGAGTTTATTATGACTGGTTATACTCCCGAAGATTGGGCGAAAATGTTTCCGTCCGAACCTGAGAACTAAGTAAAAATTCTTATTGACGTTTAGCGCGGAATCGTTAGATTCAAGCCTATGAAATTAACTAAGTACCCTTTCAACGGAAGATGGCGCGTGGAAATGGTAGGAACGATTGACGAAATCGATTCTTATCTAATTCGCTTATACAATATTGGTGCGACAAATGCGACTTTTGAGCGCGATCAATTGGAGACGTTTTTTCATATTGACTTGGAAAAGAAACGGTGGGAAAAGGCTTTGTCCGGCTGGTTGCAAATCCAAAATGCCGAAAACGAAACGCGCAAATTGTGCCGAATTGCACAGAAACAGCGCCGGGATAAAATTCCCATTTATTCGCAAGTAATGCAACGTTTGGCGCAAGAAGAAATCGCGGCAATTCCTATTCCTGAAATCAAATCTGCTGTCCTGTCGCTTAAGAATCACGACTATAAGGGAATCTCTTATATCGTGGGGACCGATCATGAGGCGGAAATGATGAGTAAGGAAACGGAAATCCCTGCCAAAATTAACGTAAAGAAAATGACGGCGCGAAATTTTTCTTGCAACGCAACGGCAAGCGAGTAAGGATGAAGCCATGAACGGACAAGAATTTTCCCAAAAGCAAACGGCAATCTTTAATAAGTATGAAATCACAGATCCGAGAATGGTCTCGATTATTTCATGCCAAGCTTGGGAGGATAATCATTCGGACGGTTATGAAGCCGTCCTAGTAAAAACTGAAAAATATTGTCAGTTTACTGAAACGATCTTGAGTGCGTTTTTCGCTAGTATTAAATTGCGCTAAACAAGAATATAAGCCATGCCTCATTTGCCCATTTCTTTAGCTCTTTTGACAGATTTAGAAAGAGAAGAAAGCATAAGACGGGAAAGAACGGAAAAATATATCTTTGAAATAAAAGAAGCAAAGAAAGAATTCGAAAAAATGAATGAAATACATCACGGTTTTATTGGTTATTGGCCCGAAATGAACGAGCAAAAAAAGGCCAAACTATCCAGCCCTAAATGGGCCGATTTTCGGAAAAAGGGAAAAATCAAAGGGTGGCAGCGGAATAAACGTTGACGCGGAAATTAATTTAGGATAGGCTTTCGGTGTTGTGAGATTGGAGAGAGTTGAAACAACAACGGCGGGGTAGTTTAATTGGTAAAATATTTTCCTTTTTTTGGTAGGCAATAGGGATCAATATTGCCAATATCCGAAACGAAATCAAGACTGATCCTCTTGAATAAAATAAGGAAAAAGTTGCGGGTTCAAATCCCGCTCTCGTCTGCTCCAATAATTAGCTAAAGTTAAATAAAGCTAAAAAAACAGAAAAACGAGGCGTCAAATTATACGCCTACACAACACAAAATGGAATATAAATATCTTCCCCATTACGACGATAAAACGTCAATAAGATTCGGCGAACTACCTTTGCCAAAGGAGATTTTTGCGCGGCAGGAATTAATGCGCGAAATTGGATTTACTGCGGGCGAGGAAGTTTGGAAGAAAGGGTATGGATACGTACCCATTTATTATTTCGTTCGCGAATTAACGAAAGACGAGCAAAATCTTTTGTGCCTTTGCCCCTTGACGGATGAGACGGCCGATGGTAAATTTCGTTCATGACGCCAATTACGCTGACCCCCGAGCAATTGCTTAACCTGCTTAAAGATTGCAAACGCGAAAGCGTTTTGTGCTGTAATAGTTCGCTGCCAATTAAGCTTGTTTTGATCACTGAAATGCGTGAGGGACCGACAGGCTATTTGCCGCGCAGTATTTTCGGTGTTTATTACAAAAATCAAGTCGGGCGATTTTTTAATTCTTTGGAGGAAGCAATTGAATGCTATTGCCGAATTGAGAAAGCGAACGAAAGATTTCCTTGACGCTCAAAGACATTAGTTAATACTCTCTCGCATGAACTCCACGATACTCAAAGTCTCTTATACTGGAACGCAGATTATCATCGCGAAAACGCTGGCCGCGATGCGAATTAAGAATCCCGCGCCGATTAAGTTCTATCCTACCAGAGCGGCGAGAGGAACTCATAACGTTGAGCGTATGTTCACGGTTTACCTTGAAGTTGAGACCACCACGGGGCGAATTCTGAGCGGCGGCGTGCAAGTTAACTAAATCTTTTATGGTAACAAAAACCTTTGCTTTCCTTCCTCTTAATAACAAGCAAGCAACGCCCGAATTTCGCTCTTTTATTTTGTCATTTATTGAAGGAATTAGAGTAGCGGAATCGGCACGCGGGCACGTTGTGCGAATTGAACCTACACTAAGCGGGGATTGTTCCGGTTGGTTGCTTGTATGCGAAGCGGAAATGGGAAAAGTTATTGGACAGTATTTGTCAAATCTCAATATTGAGCTTCGCGAGATTTGAAAACGCCCACTTGACAAAAAGCAAAGTCTCAGCTAACCTTTAGAAGTCGGTAGGAAAACAACGAAACGAAACAACACTATGAAGAACGAAACCTTTGTGAACAGTCTCTTGAATGCGTCGGTCCCTACGGGCAAGATCGATTTGGCCGCGGTCCAGGCGGCGATTCAGGAAAAGAACGATGAGAACAACCGCGCCAAGATCGAACGCGCCCGCAATCTTTTCGAACGGTTGAATGGGGAAGTCACGTCCGCCGTGGAAAGCCTGCGAATCATTCGTCAGCAGGAAAAGGAAGCGAAGCAAACCGTGATTCGGCATGCTGCCGCTTTCGCCACGTTCAAGGAAACGGGCGATCTCAATAAGGTCGCGGCGATCCTGTACCCCGGCGAGAAGATCGCGCAGGAAAATTTCGTCCGCCGATATTCCTGATCGCATAACAAACTCGACTAGGCGAGTATAAATAGATAATTAAGCCTAGTGCGTTTGCGGGTAAAACCCCGCAAGGTTTATGATATTAATTATATATTATCTCCGAATTGCAAGTGCCTTGCGCCGCGCAATTTATCCCTGAAACAACAGGGGTTAAAAGCTTCAAGCTAAAGGAAAAAAAAGCCTTCGTGCTGTCGGTGTTTGTTTCCTTCGTTGAGTGGGGCGGGGAGAGAAATCTTCCCGCCTCATTTGTTTATTGACATGCGCGGTGCATTTAGCTAATTTGATCGCATGCAAGACCTGACCGCTTCTCTCGCCGATAGTCTTTCACGCAAACACTATCGCAAGACGCCTGCCATGTTTTCCGTCATGACTCTGCGCGATAAACTTCCTTTCGATTCTAAGCCTCTCGCCGATGATCCTAATAAAATTGCCGATTATTGTCGCCAAGCAATTATTGGCAAAAAAGGGTACAATCCCGACGTGGAAAGTTGTTGGGTTATCGTAATGAATACGCGCCGACGAATTGAAGGGCATTTTCTAGTAGCAACAGGAACTCTCGACACTTTGTTAGTTCATGCTCGCGAAGTGTTTCGCGGCGCTATTCTTGCCAATGCTGCGGCGATTGTTCTTATGCATAATCACCCAAGCGGCGACCCGACTCCGAGCGAAGCTGATATCCGCGTGACCCGAGAAATGATTAGAGCGGGCCAACTACTAAAAATCGAAGTATTAGATCACGTAATTTTAGGAGAACCTAAGCATTGCTCGCTTAAGGAATTAGGGTATTTTACTTATTAGGCAAAATTTGCCTATTGACTTTTCATTTTCGTTCTGATAGCTTTAAATTATGCAAATCGACAAGCAACTACTCATCGCCCGCAACACGCTTCTCAACCTGAACGAAGAGTTGGCTGGATATCGCATTTACTTCATGGGTGATAAATTCCGCGAGGATACCACGGTACAAGTTCATGAAATTCTTTCGCGAATTCTGATCCTTAAAGACCAAGTGGAAACCGCATTGGAAAGTGTCACAATGCCTTTCAAGGTTCAAGTGGCGGCGGGCGAATTGAATCCTGGCGATAAAGCTTTTTTGATCGAAACGAATCCCGAAATGGGAATGGAAGAAACCCTCGACTGGACCTGTACATATATCGGCCAAGAAAAGGTTCTTTTCGAATACGTAAAACAAGGAAAACAAACGAGAACCACAATGCGGAATAAAACTGAGATTGTTTGGAAACTGCGCTAAATTAAATTCGATTGAAAAATCCCCGATTCTAGAATTTATTGCTAAATAAAAAGCCTACTCAAATTCCCTGGTTCTAGAAAGTCGCGCTAAATAAAAGTACGTAGCGCGGACCCTGGCCGATTGGGCGCATAGCGGGCCGAACTAGCCGGGGCAATTAGAGTAGAAACCCTTAAGAATTAAAACTATGGTAAAAACCCTTAAGAACAGGCGTTATGGTAAAAACAACTAAGATCAGCACCTAGAAGAAAAGAGCTAAGGAAAAGAACTATTGCAACGCCAATGGCTTTCTGCCAAGCTTTCGCTCCTATGAATCCTATTGAAACCCTAAAGACATTCGCGCACAATCCTCCCGGATTTGCCAGTTTTACCTATACGGCAAAAGGTAGCGGGGAAACTGCGCGGCATACCGTCATCCTCGGATTTGACTACAACAAGAGTGTGGAAAAGAGCCTAACCGATTTGGCGTGCATTAATCGGGCGGATTTCCCCGCAATTTCGGATGAATTGTGGCCCGTTGCCGTTTCGGAAATTCGGGCCAGTCTCGAAAAGACGCTGGCCGCGCACGTAAGGGGCGAGCAAAACGCGGACTACACAAAAAAGGATCAGTATTTGTCCCTGGGGTTTTCTGGTATGCACGTTAACCTTAATGACGGAAGCCTACAAGTTTTCGGGCTGGCGCACGCTAAGACTGTCCTGGTGCCCGGCGAATATAAGCCCGTCAAATCCCGTCCCCTCACGCTGGCCAAGGAAGCCATCCGCAAGACGCTGGCCGTGGGAAAATTCCGCGAGTTTGCCTTTGACTCCGGGACGATACACACTGTCCGCATGAACGGTTCGACCCTCGAAATCGAGTAGGGGGAAAGACTATGCTCTTTCTCCTAATCGTTATCATTATCATCCTTTGTGCCGCTTACCATGAATAGAATAAAAAACGCTATCCTAATTCTTTTTTGGGTAGGCGTAGGATTCGGCGTTATTTTCGTAGTTTTTACCTTTATTTCGAACCTTTATTCTTCCTAGTTATGAAGCTAACCTTTTGCCTTGTATGGGGTCGCAATCGCCAGTTTCGCCTAAGCGAGCAAGGCTTAGCTGTGCTGCGCGTCCTTCGTCCCTTTGGCCCCTTGCCGTTCCTGCGGTGGGATTCCGTTGTGCGATTCGATCCTGGCCTTGCGTTGCTTGCGTTGCTCTTTTCGCTCCTTTTCGCATTTACCTATTGACGGCAAAAACCGTGTCTGATACCGTTTCCTTGTCGGTCGCAGAAACAACCAAAACAAATTAGATAGAACATGAAAGCCAAACTTTACTTGCACGCTGGCGGAGCCCTTACAACGTGGGACGCGCTTAATGCTCTGCCCACCCCGCCCGCGATTGGCAAACACGTCCCTGTTGGACACGCGGCCTTTTTGGACCGCATCGAAAGACTGTTGCCCGTGGACGGATTCAGTGTGATCGAACGCCAGATTGCCGTCGCAAAGGACGGGGCGCGGATGTTTGCGCTCCTTCAACTAGCCCACCCTAGCCTAACGTGTGGCGATGGGTCAGGGTATATCATGGGTGTGCGAAACTCTCACGACAAGGCGTTTGCCGCTTCTGTTACCGTGGGCCGTTGCCCCTTCGTTTGCGATAATCTCGCGTTTTCGTCCGGGGCGGATGGTGTTGTCGTTAATCGGCGCCATATTGGGGGCGTGCATCGTGACTTGGGCGGAATGGTTATGGAGTTAATCGCGGGGCTCGCCGATCGATTCCGGATTACGGATGCTCGGGACGCTTGTTATCGGGGCGCTACGCTTGACAATCGGGACGCTGATCACTTCGTTTTAGAGTTGTACCGCAACGGGGCGATTGGTTGGGGCGAAGCACGCCGTGTTCTCGCGGAGTACCACGGGACGGCCGTTAACCCCGACAAGGTTGAATTCCGTCATGCGGAATTCGAACCCCGGACCGCCTATTCTCTTTTCAACGCTTTTACGCAAGAATTGAAGGGAATTGACGACAAGGGTGTGGCCCACCCTAACGTTTGGGAACTCCCGAAGGCGACCGCAATCGCGTGCGAAGTGTTCGACCGCCTTTGCACCTTCAACCCCGCCGGGGCGATTGTCGTCTAGTGTGACTCACGGGGAAGGGGGCTTTCCCCCTTCCCCCCTCTCCTCAATTCCAATCTCTACCAACACTAAAAACCATGAATTCCACCATCGCGAAAAATCTCGAAAACTGGCGTGAGTCCCGCGGGCTTAACATTCGCCGAAACGAAGTCAACCGAATCCTCGCTCAACGGGTCGCAAACGAAGCGGCAGAGAACGCCCGGCGAGCCGAGGAAGCCTTGCAAGCGGGGCTTGCGTCAGATCGGATCGAACGTGCCAAACGTATGGGGGCTACCCCGCCCGCTTCTGCTATCGACGTAAAGTTTCGGCGCGGGTCGGATGGAAGGGGCGGGCGTACTTTCTGGGAATGGATTTTCCCCAAGCAAATCGAGACTGTCGCGGCCTATTAAGTAAAAGCGCGTAGGCTATCGCCCCCTAGGTCACAAGCCTAGGGGGTTTTTCTTATACCCCGCCAACGCTCTAGGATCGACGGAGAAGCGTTTTGATTGCGCGACGATACCAACAGAACGCCAACAATTAATGATAACGCCAGACAAACCGCTGTAGCTACCCTATAGGCACGGTCGATAGCGCCGAAAGCCAACTAACTGTTAAAGGAAGCTAGGCAAAAAGTGCCGTTTTGAACTAAATGGGCGCGAATAAGAAAGATCACTAAGAAATTATGCCCCCCAATTTCTTAATTAATTTTAGTAGTGAAATTTCGTAGATGCCCCCGGGGAGGTCGAATTAACTCGCTCATTATCATTTAAACCTTTTATTATATATTCTTTCTTTCCCCACATATATATAAATCATTAATAACGTATTATAATTTAATCTTTTATTGTATATATTACTCTCTATATCTTTATCTATTATTCCTCTTCTAAAAAGAAGTCGAAGTTATAGTTTTTTGTAAAAATGGCGGGGGTCATATTTATTCTATAGCTTTATTATAGATATAGGGGGGGTATTTCTTATTCTATATAGATTTAAAAATATTAATAAATATTAGTTTTTATAAAAATGGCCCGAAGTATATTTTTTATAGACCTTTGTTATAGATACTCTTTTTTTATTCTGTGTAATAATGTTTAGATTTCCGCCCGAATATATTTAATATAAAACAATGAATACAGAAGAAAATGATGTTTTATGGAATCTTGCTAAGGAAAGTTTAGATGTACTTAAAGAACAAGATAAAAATGCGGCGCCATTAATTATAGTTGGATTTAATAATCAAACTACTCAGGTTTATTCTTATACTCTTCCTTATCCCGGATTAACTTTATTAGATTATTCATTAATTCTTGGTTCTATTGCTAAGGATCATTTAAATACTTTTAATTATGATTCTAAAAAATTAGAACAAATAAAATTAGAAATCGCCCAAGGATTTATAGAAGGATTAAATTCAAAAAATGAAACGACTGAAACAAACATTTAAAATAGTTCTATTGTTATTAATCACAATGAATCTTGGGGCCGATGATATTAAATTAGCCTGGGATTATAAAAGCAATTTACCTTTTGAGTTTTTTGAAATACAACGAAGAGATTTATATTCTAATTCTTTCGAACCGATAGTAAGAACGACAAATACTTTTTATAGAGATACTAATGTTTTCAACCATAATATCTATGTATGGCGCGTTTATACGATATTTAAACAAGGATCTACGAATGTTTATTCAGATTCTTCTAATTATGTTACAAATACCGCGGATAAACATCAATATACCATAGATTAATGTTTTTACCTCTTTTTATAGTTGCTTGGATTCTTTTAGGGTTATTTAAAACTCTTTTCTCTAGTGTTTCTTATATTTCTTCTAATAACTATGAATATTTACCCACAAGAACAAAACAAAAATCGATTAGTAAAAAATCTACCAAAAAAATACGATAAAGGATGGGGTTATGAATTATGGATTCATAATGATAATAATTATTGTGGAAAAATTCTTCATTTTTATGCGGGCGGACAAGGAAGTTTTCATTATCATATAGATAAAATAGAAACTTGGTATATTTCTTCAGGATCATTTAATGTTTATATTATGGATACAGAAACAGCCGATCCATATTTAATACAATTAAAACAAGGAGATACATTGCATATTAATAGGGGTGTTCCACATAAAATTCTTTGTTTTGAAGAAGGTGATATATTTGAAATATCTACGCAACATTTTGAACACGATTCTTACAGAATTGGAAAGGGAAATTCACAATTAAAAAAATAACTTTTTAGTTATAAAATATATAGGAGTGTAAATTAATAAGATGTCAAAAAAAGATCACTCAATTAGGGTTCCTCAACGAGATAAAATTAAAAATAATTTAAATATCAAGGAGAGAAACGATTTAACTGATAATCAAAAAAAATTTTTAGAAATTGCTCAATCTAATGAATGTAAAATGATGTTCGTTTCGGGTCCTGCGGGTGTGGCTAAAACGTATTTGGCTGTTTTAGTAGCTTTAAGACTATTAAATGCGAAAAAAGTAAGTGATATTTTATATATTCGTAGCGCGGTAGAAAGTTCTGATCATAAATTAGGATATTTACCCGGCGAATCTGAAGATAAAATGTTACCATATATTCAACCTTTAATAGATAAATTAGATGAATTATTATCTAAGATAGAAACTGATGGATTAGTTAAAGAACAGCGCGTAAAGGGTCAACCAGTAGGGTTTATGCGCGGATTAAACTGGAATGCTAAAGCTATTATAGCAGACGAAATGCAAAACTGTTCTTATAAAGAACTAGTTACATTAATGACAAGAGCAGGAGAATTTTCTAAAGTCTTTATATTAGGAGATCCTATGCAAAGTGATATTAATGGTAAAAGTGGATTTAATCAAATGTATAATTTATTTAATACAGAAGAAGATAAGAAAAATGGAGTTTTCTGTTTTAAATTTACTAAAGATGATGTTGTTCGTAGTGGATTAGTTAAATATATATTGGAAAAACTAGAGTCTGTTACTGTTACAAAATAAATAAAAGATTAGATAATTACGATTACTCATATATAATAAGTGTAACAACTTATTGTTTATGAGTAATTTTTCTTATTATTGTATGGAATGTGGTTCTCCTACCACAGAATTTAAACCAAAATTTTGTCCGTCTTGTGGAAAACCCTTTTTCCAAAGTAGTAATTCTTCTTCTAAACCAATAGTTCCTTCTACTATTAAACCTTCTAAAAAAGAAGAACCTCCTGATATTCTTGATGAAGACGATGACGATGATTTTATAGAGGATAATAATAATCCTACGATTATAGAAAATGCTTCAGATTCTTTTGATTTACAAGATCTTGAAAGAAAAAGAGTAACATTAAAAGATTTAGAACATCAAGAAAAAATCGGATCTGTTAGAGATCCTATTAAAAAAGTATCTAAAAAACAAGCATTGGAGGAATTTAAAAAAGAAGCTAGTGCATCTTCTAGAGTAAATAAACGTTAATTATGGAAAAAAATTCATCTTTTGAGGAAAATATTTATTTAATTGATAAAGAAATACGTAAAAGAAAAGGAGAATGGACTTTAACAGCGTTATCTTGGATGGATTTTGACGATATTTCTCAAATATTACGTATTCATATATACAAAAAATGGTTCTTATATGATCAAAAAAAACCATTAGGACCTTGGATTAATACTATAATTACTAATCAAATTAAAAATTTAATTAGAAATAATTATGGTAATTATTCTAGACCTTGTTTAAAATGTGCTGCTTCTGAAGGAGACGATTTATGTAGTATTTATACAAAACAATGTAATGCTTGTCCTTTATATGCACATTGGGAAAAAAATAAAAAACAAGCTTATGATATAAAATTACCTGTTACAATAGAAAATCATACTAATGAAATTAGTGAAATGCCGAGCGAATCAATAGATATTGATTTAAATGCTAATAATATTCATGAATATATGATGAAAAATTTAAAACCTTTAGAATTAAAAATATATAATTATTTGTATATAGAGCATAAAACAGAATTAGAGGTTGCTAAATTAATGGGTTATAAAACTAATGAAAAAGGAAGAAGTCCTGGATATAAACAAATTAAAAACATTAAAAAGAATATTATTATTAAAGTTAAAAAGGCTTTAGTCGATGGAGAAATAGAAATTATAAAATATGGATAATATTAAACAATTAAATAATTTATTAGATCAATCTCCTGAAGAAAGAACAGTTGAATTATCAGATAAACAGAAAAAAGATGTTTTAGAATTTTGGGAGAAAAATAAAAATCCTGAATGTGCTCCGGATTTAAAATCTCTTGTTGCAGTAGCTTGGGGCGATAAAGAAGATACAAGAAGTTGGAAAGGGCGTTTAGTAAGAGAATATTTAGTATCTAAACAAATAAAACCACGATTAACTCAAGAATACGTACCTAAAAAGAAAGAAGAATTAAAACCCGAAGAAAAAGAATTCGTTGCGAATAATTATCATCGTATGGGCGCATTAGAATTAGCGCGTACATTATTTAATAATGAGACATTATCTCCTTTACATAAAGAAACAAAATTAGTAATCGATTATTTAAGCGAATTAAATCCAAAGGTTGGAGAACAAATAGAAGAAGATACAGGATTAGCTAGAGATAATTATAATCCGCCAAAATCATTACCCCAAGTATTAGGACGAGTAAATAAAAATGTTTATAATGGAATTGATGAAAAGAAAATTACCATTAAACAAAAAAAGCAATTATGGACGCTTGTTGGTTATTTACATACGATGAGATTTAATTCTCAAATTAATACCTTTAAAAAAATAGAAGAACGTTTATTATTTGAATCGGAATTTATACGTTGTACTTATGATAAAGATGATTTAAGTGAAGAAGAAGTAGATCAATATATTGTATATGCTACAGAGGTTTTAATTTCTCAATCTATTTTGAATCGAATAGAAACTCTTGAAATTAATCAAGATGAACAAATGGAAGAAAGAAGAGGACAAATTAATATTGGTCTTGTAGATGCCGTTAAATCGTTAAGAGATGAATATAATAAATGTATTAAACGCCAAAATGATTTATTAGAAGATCTAAAAGGTAAAAGAAAAGAACGAATTAATACTAAATTAAAAGAAACCGCGAGCGTATTAAATCTTGTTCAATTATGGAAAGAAGAAGAAACAAGAAAACAACTTATTGATCTTGCTAATAAAGAACAAGCTGATTTAAAAGAAGAAATAGAAAGATTATCTTCGTTAGACGAAGTAAAAGCAAGAATTATGGGTATTACAGAAGACGAAATTTTATTTGGTTAATAAGTATATGTTTTACGCACCCGATAAATATAAAAAAGAATGTGTTAATTTAAATGATATTTATTATCAACTTCAGGGAACTTTAGAAGATAAAGAAGCAAAAATTACTTTAGCTAGATTTCTAAGACAAAATCTTGGATTAACAACATATTTACTTACAGGAATTCAGTTAGCACCTTATCAAGAACTAACATTAAAAGGATTTTTTAATCGTAATTTTTCAATGTGTGTTTGGGGTCGTGGTTGCGCGAAAAGTTTTATATCTTCTGTTTATTGTATTTTACAATGTTTATTTGAACCAAATACTAATATTTTAATTGCGGGTCCTACATTTAGAACCTCTCGTTTCATTTTTGAAAAAATAGAACAGATAGCTTCTTCTCCTAACGCGCAATTATTAGCCCAATGTTTTACTCAAAAAAGTATTCGTCGAAATGATTTATTTGAATGGAAAATTAATGGCGGATCTATTAAAGCTATTCCATTAAATGGTGAAAAAATTCGTGGTTTTCGTGCTAATATATTAATTCTTGACGAGTTTTTATTACTTCCTGAAGAAATAGTTAAAACCGTATTAATGCCTTTCTTAGTAGCCCCTCAAAATATTAGTGAACGTATTAAAATACGTAAATTAGAAGATGCCTTAATTAAAAAGGGTAAAATGAAAGAATCAGAGCGTCGTAAATTTACATCTAATGTAAAAATGATCGCTCTTTCATCCGCGAGTTTTACCTTTGAAAATCTTTATAAAGTTTATAGTGATTGGGTACATAAAATATATAAAGATCCTAAAGATACTTCTAAAGAAGAAGAGGAAGAAAACGAATTAATTAAAAATTCTACTTATTTCGTTTCTCAATTAAGTTATAAAGCTATTCCTGAAGAATTAATAGATAAAACTATTATCGATGAAGCAAAATCGGGCGGATCTGATGCTATTTTTCAACGAGAATACGAAGCTCAATTTACTGATGGAAGTGAAAGTTATTTTAGCTTTAAAAAAATGATAGAATGTACTTTTAAATTAGGCGAATCTCCACACGCTAAATTAATAGGAGATAGCGATAAAAAATATATTCTTTCTATTGATCCTAGTTTTAGTAATAGCCCAACTTCTGATTTTTTTGCTATGTCTGTTTTTGAATTAAATGAAGAAAATAAGACAGGGACACTTGTACATTCTTATGCTAAAGCAGGAACAGATTTAAAATTCCATATTGAATATTTTTATTATTTAATTAAAAGTTTTAATATTGTAATGATTTTATCTGATAATGCAGATGGAAATTTTATACAAAGTGCCAATGAATCTAAAACATTTAAAGATAATCATATAAAATATGAGTTCGTAGAATTTGAAAGTGAATTAGAAGGACAAGAATACGAAAGAGAATTACAAAAAGCAAAGAAAGATTATAATTTAGAAGGTCGTAAAATTTGTTTTAAACAAGTTTTTACTCAAAACTTTATTCGCCGATCCAATGAATTATTACAAACGAATATAGATAGAAAAAGAATCTTTTTCGCGTCTAATATTAATGGTAATGAAGTGGCTTTTGAAAAAGAAACACAAGCAGATATTAATTTAACCACAATAGGAGAAGAATTTTTAAGTGAAATTATAGATAATGTTGATTCTAACATTTATGGTACAAAAAAAGAATGTTCTTTAATTGAAGTTAAAACAAATCCACAAGGAAATCAAACTTTTGATTTACCTTTAAATTTGAAAAAGAATAAATCACCCAATAGAGCGAGAAAAGATAGATATACTGCATTATTATTAGGAAATTGGGCTATTAAATGTTATTATGAAATAATGGGCTTTCAAGCTCAAAAACAAGTTTTTGATTTTGAACCTTTTATGATAGATCAAGCTAAATGAACGAAAAATGTTTAATTTGTTATAAAGATATTAATAATGATGGCCATTTTTGGAAAGAACATCGTATTAAGATAGAGAATTATTATTATCAATATATTCCTAATAAAGATTTATATACAAAAGAACAAATACCATTTAAATCAAGAGAACAATATTTATTAAATAATTTTATAAATAGAAGTAATCTTTCTAAGTATTTAAATGAATTATCAGAAAATGATGCGAAAAAATTCTGTTTAGATCTTTTAATTAAAAGAAAAGAAATCAAAAATTTAATTTGGACTCCTACTCAAACCGAACTTAAAAGTCTTATTTTTCCTACTATATTAACATATAATAGATTATTTAAAGAAGGATATTATCAATTATGTGCTGATAATAATTTTACTAATAAATTCGAAAATCCTAATTTTAAACATCTCGTTAGTAATCCAGAATATAATGATAGGGCGCATCATATTATTATTGATAGTAGAGAACAAACACCATTAAGATTTAAAGATTTTCCTATTCAAGTAAGCAAACTAGAATATGGGGATTATGGGTTTTCTAATAGTAAATGCTCTTTATATACGTATGTAGAAAGAAAAAATGTCGTTGATTTTATTTCTACATTGTCTTCGGGATATGAAAGATTTATTAAAGAAATTGAAAGAGCTTATAATGATGGGGCTCACTTAATAATTTTAATAGAATCTAAATTAAGTTATGTTCTTAATTTTAATTATTCTAAATGGTTAAATAAATTTGTAAGAGCAAATCCTGATTTTATTTTTCACAGAGTAAGAGAATTATGTCAAAATTACCCTAATATTCAATTCGTTTTTGTTGATGGAGTAGATGAAGCATCTAAATTAACTAAATTAATATTAACGAGTGATGGTCTTTGTAGAAAAATAGACGTGCAATACGCTATAGACGCAGGATTAATAAATTTTTAATATTTTTAATACTTTTAATAAAATTTGTGTAATATATTTTATGAAAAAGTTTAGTTCTTGGGCAAAAGAAAATAATGTAAATTATCATACAGCCTATTATTGGTACAAAAATAATAAGCTTCCTGAGAACGTTATTGTTAAATCTAATCCAGGAGGATCTTTATATGTTTTAGATGCTACCACAAAAACAGAGGAAACAAAAGAATCTTTTTTAACAAAAGCATTAGAAGAACCAGGTTTTATAGAACCAAAAATGACTGCTTTTGCTAGTGAAGACGGAAGTAGAAGAAATAGAGCGGCTACGATTATTAAAACCGATCAATACGCCAATATTGATAAAGGTATTTTACCATTTAATAGTAGAGGTAACTATAATAATCAAAATAATATTAATATAAATGATATTATTATATTATGTCAAAAAGCATATTATAATTTTGCAATTTTTCGAAATGTAATTGATTTAATGACAGAATTTACTGTTAGCGATTTATATTTCAAGGGTGGAAATGAGAAAGCAAGGGCATTTTTTAAATCTTTATTTAGTAAAATCGATATGTTTGATTTACAAGATCGATTTTTTAGAGAATATTATAGATCAGGAAATGTTTTTGTTCATAGATTAGATTCTTTATTACAGCCCTCCGATGTTAGGCAGATTACTACGATTTATGGAGCGGAAGCTTTAAAAGAAGAGGGTATAAGATTACCGGCAAATTATATTATTTTAAATCCTGCCGATATTCAATCTTTTGGAAGTGTCTCTTATATTAATAGTCAATATGTAAAAATATTGAATCCTTATGAAATAGAAAAATTAAAAAATCCCAAAACACAAGAAGAAATAGATTTTTTTAATGCTTTACCCACAGACGTACAATCTAAAATTAAAACATCTAGTTCTTTAGAAATAGCAATACCATTAGATAAAGAAAAAATTTCTGCTATTTTTTACAAAAAACAAGATTATGAACCTATGGCTGTTCCATTAGGTTATCCTGTATTAAGAGATATTAATTGGAAAGAAGAATTAAAAAATATAGATTCGGCTATCTCTAGAACAATACAACAAGTAGTTTTATTAATTACTGTAGGACAAGAATTAAAAGATGGAACTGTTCATATTAATCAAAAACAAATAAATACAATTAATGAAATGTTCCAAAATGAATCTGTAGGAAGAGTTTTCGTTTCTGATTTTACTACAAAGGCTCAATTCGTAATTCCTCAAATTGGAGATATTTTAGATCCAAAAAAATATGAAGTAGTTAATGAAGATATTAGATTAGGATTAAATAATATTTTAGTTGGTGATGCTAAATTTGCGAATCAACAAGTTGCTACAAAAGTTTTTATAGAAAGATTAAAACACGCCAGAAAAGCTTTTAAAAGTCAATTTTTATTACCTGAAATTAAAAGAATTTCTAAATTATTAGGATTTAAAAATTTTCCTACTCCTTATTTTACTGGTTTCTCATTAGACGATAAAGTTGAATGGGCGCGTATTTATAATCGATTAGCAGAAGTAGGTATTTTAACCGCAGAAGAAACGGTTCGTGCAATAGAAGATGGACGTTTACCTAGTCCAGAAGAATCTGTTACCTCTCAAGAAGAATATAAAAAATATCGAGATAAAGAGCTTTATACTCCTCTTATTGGTGGTGGAAATAAAGATCAACAATCTATCGCAGGAAGACCTGCCGGTACAAAAAAACCAATTAAAAATAAAAAGGTAGGACCTGTAGGTGCTTCTGAAAAAGAAGAACAACAAACATATAGTGTTTCTAAACTTAAAGATTTAGTTATTCAAACTGCTAATCTAAATAATAAAATTATAGAAGAAGTAAAATCAAAATATAAATTAGAAAAATTAAATGATAAACAAATACAAATTTGTGAAGATATTACTAATGTAATTATTGCTAATGAAAAACCTTTAGATTGGTTTACAAAAACAAATTTATATATTGAAAATCCAGTTGATCATAATCCCGATCAAGTTATAGAAATTAATTCTTTAATGCAAGATCATGGTCTTAATCAATATATGGCAACATTAATGTATCATAGTAAAAAGGACTAATGTCAAGAAATAGGACAATTTATAATGTGGAGGCTTTGTATGTAGGTCCCGCGCCTGATACTGGATATCATTTTATTGATTATAGTGGATTTTTTAATAATGAATGTACTTTAAACAGTTATAGTGTTAATTTAATTAAACATTTACCAAGAGTACAAAATGTTTCTTACAATATAGAAGCAGGAAGAGTAAACATATTAGAATTAGGAAAAAGATCGACAATTAAAAGACAAATTTTTGATCCTCCTGATATTAAATTAAATTTTGAATATATCCAAGTAGGAGTATTAAATGAATTAAGATTAGGATTTTATTGTAATTATCCAAGAAATTATTCTCCATATTTTGGTATTCCTTATTATGAAGATACATATAATGTTTGTTCTATAAATGGTTTTATTATTAGAACCGATGAAAAAGAACAAAATGAAATTCGTTGGCCATATTTATATAGAGATAAAAGAAATCTTTTTGTAGCGGTAAATCAAAATCAACTAGATTTAAAAACAGGAAATACTTATTATGAAATCGATTCGAACGCGAAAAATTGGGGTGTTTATGCGTTTGGTGGATGTTATATTACTAATTATTCTACTTCGGCTTCTGTTGGAGATTTTCCTAGAGTTAATGTTTCATATACTGCGGATAATTTAAAATTTTATTCTAGTGGAAGTGGCGTAGATATTCCCGCTGTTAATACAAAAACATATAGTGGAATATCTGGTGTAAAATTTGCATTGCCTAGTCCTGTAGATGGTACTTTATTACCATCATGTTTATTACCAGGAGATATTACTTTAGATATTTATTCTAAATCACAAAGAACAGGTATTCCTGCTTTACAAGGAGGATTATATTTAGACATAGAACCTAGTCAAGATTCTTTTATTAGTAATTTTGGATCAGATTTTTCTGATTTAAAAATTCAATCTTATACAATAGATTTATCATTAGAAAGAAGATCGTTAAAATCTTTTGGATATAAATTATCTACTGATAAAATTATTACCTTTCCTTTATTTATTAATACTTCTTTTACTGCTTTAGTAGGAGATATAGGTACGGGATCAATTGAAAATTTAATTAAACAAGATAAAGATTATTTTATATCTATTAATTTAAAAAATCCATTAAATAAAGGAGAAGTTTCTAAAGGAATTGCGGTTAAATATGATTTTAAAAAATCAAAATTTGTTTCTATTAATTATGATGCAGGAATAGGTAGAAATAAATCTGTAACTTTTAATTATGTTACTGAAATCGATCCTGATGATTTAAGTAAAGGATTTTTTATTAGTGGTCTTTTAAATACAGATATTACAGGAATTTCACAATTACCATATGATGAATGGGTTACAGAATTAGGAGAAAATGTTGTAACAGAAACTAGTGAAAATATAGTAGTTGGATCATATGTTGTATTTTATTAAAGAAATGTGTAATTATATATAAGGTATATGGCAAAAAACATTAGTCAATTTATAACATGCTCTCTTTTAGCTACAGGAGATTTTTTAGCTTCATGGGTAAGCGGTCAAACTTGTAAACCAACAACAGATGTTTTAGCTAAATGTTTAGATTTAAATTATTTTCGTACAGAAACTAATCCAGTTAGTTATTCAGGTGAATTAAATCTTCCATTTAGAATGTTTAGAATATTTTTAGGAAATACTCTTATTTCGGGTGGAAATTTAGTTGTTAATTCAAATACTGGTTTATTTGTTAAACTTTTAGGTGGATATCAAGCAGGAAATCAAGCGTCAGGTTTATATTCTTCTGTTTTAGCAGGTACAGGAAACCAAGCGAATACTCCTAATTGTGTTATTGTCGGTGGATCTAATAATTTAACAAGAGCTACAGGAAATTTTATAGGAAACGGATTCAGTAATAGTGCTTCTGGAATGTATTCTTCCGTATTAAATGGAGAAGGTAATATTGTAGAAGGAAGATCAGCAAGCGTTTTAGGTGGAAATTCTAATACCGTATATGCTAATTATACAGTTATTGGAGGGGGTAATAGTAATACAATCGGTTTAAATTCACAAAAATCTGCTATTTTAGGAGGTTCTTTTAATACAGTCGCGGCTAGTTCTACTGATTCATGTATTGTCGGTGGTGATCAAAATAGAGTTTTTGGAACGGCATCTATTATAATAGGTGGAGAATCTCATATTTTAAGTGGACAATTTAATATGATTGGTGCTGGACTTGATAATGAAATAGGTTGTAGTGGAAACGTTAATTATTCTTTTATTGGAGCGGGAAGTAGAAATACTATTAAATCAGGAAATCATAGTGTTATTTGTGGTGGATTTAGTAATAGTATTTTAAATCATTATGGTTTTATAGGTGGAGGAACAGGAAATTTAATAGGAAAATTAAATGATCCAACTGGTGGATATTTTTCTGCTATTATTGCAGGATCTAATAATACTATTACTGGATTAAATTCTACTATTGCGGGTGGAAGTGGTAATTCTATTGGTAATTATAATTCTTTTATTGGTGGGGGTGTTAATAATATTATTACTAATAATGGAAATATTTTTAGTTTAACATCTTGTTTTATTGGTGGTGGTGATTATAATACGATAAATACGGATCAGTCCGCCTTTATTGGAATAGGAACATTACATGTTATTAGTGGTGGATATTCGGCAATTGTTTGTGGAGATCAAAATAAAATATATAGTTTTGCATCTTTTATTGGAGGTGGACAGGCGAATAAAATTTCTGGAGATTATGCTTCAATAGTAGGAGGTAGTAATAATAGAATAGCAACAGGAACAACGGTTAGTAATTCATTTATCGGTGGTGGAGAAGATAATTTAATTTTAGGTTTTGATTCAGCTATTGTTTGTGGTTCATCAAATTATGCAACAGGAAATTTTTCATTTATAGGTGGCGGACAAGGAAATTCCGTAGGATTAAATTCTTCTGTTATGGGCGGAACTTTAAATAATGCTCAGGGAGATTCAAATTTTATAGGTGGTGGATATAGTAATATTAGTAATGGAAGTTATGCTATTATTTTAGGTGGATATTTAAATACTTGTGTTGGATATACTAGTCTTATTGTTGGTGGGGAATCTAATAAAGTTTTAAATAATTATAGTATTATTAATGGAGGATCTTCTAATTTAATTACAGGAACATTTTCGAATATTTTAGGCGGACAAAGTAATACAATTTTAAGTAGGTATAGTTTAATAGGTGGTGGTTATTCAAATAAAATAGGATTAGATAATTCTTGTATTCTTGGAGGAGATACAAATTATATTACAGGAAAGTTTAATTCTACAGGAAAATATTCTTTTATTGGTGGTGGAAGTAATAATAGAATATATGAAACAGAATCAGTTATTTTAGGAGGAAATAGTAATACTATTTTAACCGGACAATCTACTATATTAGGTGGATATAATAATACTTTATTTTCTAGATACGGGTTTATTGGAGGAGGATATAATAATGTTGTTAGTGGAAGAACAACTCTTTCTGAAGGAATGACAATTGTAGGTGGAAATGGAAATTCTATTACAGGTATTAGTTATTATTCATTTATTGGGAATGGATTTAATAATAAAATATCTTCAAGTTCTCAGTCTTTTATAGGTTGTGGTTTTAATAATTTAATTACAGGTGGTACATATAATTTAATTGTAGGTGGATATTTAAATAATATAAATTCAGGGCAAAATAGTCTTATTGTTGGTGGATCTCAAAATATTATTAGTAAATCAAATTATAGTTCCGTTTTAGGTGGTAATAATAATAGTATTTATCAAGGATCTAATTTTTCTTTTATTTTAGGAGGTCAAGATTGTTCTATTTATTCCGGAAATTATTCTATAGCAGGAGGACAAAATGCAACAGTTTCAGGAGATAATACTATAGCATTAGGTAGAAGTACAAATATTATACATGAAGGTGCTGTTATTATTGCAGATGGAACGCCTCTTGTCAAAACTAGCGTAAGAACGAATTCAATGTTATTATATTTTGCGGGTGGAGTTTTTATCACAGGGGGTCATTTATTTGTAGATTCTGGTGCGGCCCCCGCTACCACAGGTGCCGCAGGAAAAGTTGGAGAAATCGCCTTTGATGGTAATTATATGTACTATTGTGTTTCAGGAAATTCTTGGAAAAGAACTACTTTATCTACTTGGTAATATATTATGTCTAAAATTATTAGTTACAAATGTTCTATATTAAAAGGAACAAAAAGAATTATTAGTGCCTCACATGTAGATTGGTCTAAAATAAGACCAGCGAGTTATTTAAAAATAAAAGGAAATCCAATTACTTTTGATATTCAAAAAATTAGAGAAAATATTTTTCTTTTTGATTTTGAAGTAATTCATCCTAAAAAAATACAATTAAAATCACCATTTGGAGAATATTTTATTAATGATGATTTATTAGAAATCTATTTTATTCAATATGAATTAGCTGGATTAATTTCTATAATAGATGGAGGAAGTCATTATAAAGAAAATGATATTGTATATGTAGAAGGAGGAAGCGTATCAATAGATAAGAATTTAAATAAAGAGAATTATACTTCTTTTAGAGTTTTATCTGTAGATGAAAATGGAAAAATTTTAATGTTAGGATTAGAATCTAAAGGATTATATAATATTCCACCATCTCAAACATCTAATTTAATTCAGGGAAATGGTAAAAATGCCGTTATATCTTTAAGATATATAGAAAAAGAAAATAAATCTTTTCTTGAGCAAAATATTAAAATAGTAGAAAGAGTTAAATTAGAAAATAAATATAATGTTTATTTACATTTAGAATATCCTCTTCCATCTGGTTTAAAAACAGGAAGTATTTCTACAAGAAAATGGGAAATTTTATTATCTCAAGAATATACTGAAGAAGATTTATTTAATGTTGATTGTGAAATTATAAATGATTTTACCCCAAATTTTAGATTACCTATTTTATTACAAAATAGTTTATCTAAAGAAACAGTAGTAAATAAAAGTTTTACTATTATTGATTACGAATTGGCGCTCCTTAAAGATAGAATACAAAAATTAGAAGAAAAATTATCTAGCATTAGCTAATAATCCACCATCTTTCTTTTGTGTATTAATTACTTTTAGAACTTCTATTTGTATTAATTCTGCAATACGTTTATTTTCTTCTACTTTTTTATTTCTATTTTCCTTGCTATTATCTTGTGAATCGGTATTAGATGAAACATTAGTATTAGATGATACATTTTTTCCTTCATCAATATTTATTTCAATATTAATATAATTATTTGTACCACCTGTCGATGTACCATCTAATTTTACTTGATTATTCGTTTGTAATGATTGTAAAGTTGTGTTAATTGAATTAGCCGCTTCTACCATTTTATTTAATGAATCAGAAAAAGAGTCCGATCCACTAGATATTCCAAAATTAGGTACGTTAGATACAGGACCACCTTCCGCATATCTATTTAATGCGCCTACATTTAATTTTTGAAAGAAATTTGCGCCATATTTTCTTACAGCAGGAGCATTAATTACATATTCTCCACCCATTAACATAGCCGGAACAGTATCTCTATGATATCCTCCATTTGCATAATGCATAGGTTTTACATAAGTTCCTTTACTTGCATATAAAGCTTTAGGATTAGGATTATCTAAAGAAGGAACTTTATTTGGAACGCTTCCATCTATTCCTTTTATACCTTTACTAGATTGATATTGCGAATATGCTCCACCAGCAGTATTAACAGCGGCACTTATAAAAGCACCTATCATTACTTGTTCTTTTCCTCTTTTATATAATTTAAAAGCTTCGGTTTTTTGTTTTTCGTAATCTTTTTTTCCTTTAATATAATTAAGAATATCTTGTTCTTTTTGAAAACGTCTTTGTACTGCGGGACTATCTTCATCTGTTAAAGCAAAATTTGATAAATCAGGATCAAATACGATTTTTAAACCATCTGGAGAATTAGCATTTTTTCCTTCCGCGAAAACATCATTTAATAATCTAATGTTCGCGCCATTTTGTAATTGTTTTACGCTCGTAGAAGGAATTTCTTGTTGATTAAATTTTCTTAATAAATCTGGTCCTATTGCTTGTGTTGCTTCTTTATTAATAACCACTTCACCAGGAGATAATAATGTAGCGACATCATCTTTTACTCCTGTTCCACCAACTACAGGTCCACCAGTAGAAAAACGTTGAATTCCTGAACTTGTTACTTTTCCACCTGACGCACCTTTAGAAATACTTCCTATTGATGATGATTTACTAAATACACCACCTAAAGCACTTTTTCCAACATCTCCGATTGCACTAAAAATATAATTAACACCAATATCTGTAGCCATATCTAAAGCTTTATTTGCTACATTTAAAGCAAAATCTTTTAAAGCTTCATCGGCACTTTTTGTTCCATGAATAAATTCTTTAAAGGCATCTTTAAAAGAATCTTTCATACCCTGACCGATTTCATAAACCATATCATTCGTATCTTTTTGAAAAGATGCGAGATTATATCTCCAAGTATCAAAGAATTGCGTGCTTAAATCTTGAGGAGTTAATTTACCTAATCTTGCTGCTAAAGTATTAGCTTCTTTAGTTGCTTGAGCAATTTCATCACCAAAAGCTGTCGTTGATTTACGTAAAGCATCTGCTTGAACTTTTGCTTCTCTAAACGATTGTTCAATATTTTCTTTACTAATTTTATTTAAAGCGTCTAATGCTTCTTCATATTCTTTATTTAATAATCTATTACTTTTAATTTGATCTACTAAATTAACAGCAATAATAGTTTGTATCGCCGCTTGTTTTTCTGCAACTTCCTTTCGTTTTGTTTCTAATTCTAATAGATTTTTTTGAACATTTATAGCTTCTTGAGCTTTTTGTTCAATAATTTTTGTTCTTTGAGTTTTAGGTTCGGCTTCTGCGGCTTTTTGTAATTCTTGAACAGGACTTAATTTGTTATTTTTATTTGTTCTTTGTGTTATTTGATTTTTTTCTTTTTCTATATCAGTAGTAAATTTTAATAAATCACCAAAACCAGTAAGTTCTTCTGAACCCTTTTTAATTTCTTCATTTAATGCTTCTATTTGTTTTTTAAGAGTAGCTATTTCTGTTTGTCCTTGTGTTATACCATCTAAATTAATTACAGTAGTATCTATTATTGATGCAGGGTCTTTTTTGTCTAAATTTGCATCAGAAGAAAAACCACCCAATAAATAATCAGTAATTGATTTATCTCCCTCTTTATTTGTCTTTTTAAATTTATCTAATAATCCTTGTGTATTTTTTATATCTTGTTCAGTTACAGAAGATTTTCCACTTTCTATTTCTGTAGATCTATCTAAAAGATTGTTTAATGTTTTATAATCTTCAGGAAATTTTTGATTAAATGGGGTATATTTTTTATTTTGTTTTTTACCTTCTATATCACTTTCTCCGATTGATATTAAAATTTTATCAATAACAGATTTAAAATCTTCATTAAGAGTATTTTGTCTTAAATTAATTTGTTTTCCTGTTGTATCTCTGGTTACGGTTTTAGTAGCAACATCTTTAGCAATAGCTACTTTTTCTGAATCTATTTGTGCGGATAATATCTGCGCACTTATTTCTTTAATTGTTTGTAAATTTCCCGCAACTCCTGTTTGTTCTAATGCGCTTTTATAAGCATTTTCGTTTTCATTTAAATAAGTATTAGTAAAATCAAAAATTTGTGAATTTAAAATAGCTATTAAACTATTAATACTTGCGACATTTTCAGGAACTCTATCAAATTGAGCTAAAGATTTAACTTGAATATCGGCAATATCAGGAGCAAGAGTTTTTAATTGATCTAATGCATCTAACTGATCTTGTGAAAACGAACCAGATAATTTAGCGGCAATTTTAGTAAAATCAATATCTTGATTTATAGAAGCAACTCTTCCTGCGGTTGCTTTTTTAAATAAATCTTTAGGAATGTTTTCACCACGAACACCTATGAAATCTGTTAATGTTTGAATTAATTTACCAGAAAAAATTCCTGTATCTTTTGTATTTCCACCAAATTTTAATCCCGCTCCTTCTGTTATTAAAGATCTAAATTGATCTAAAGAAGATCTATCTAAAAATGCTTTAATTCCACCAAATTTAGATAATTTTTCTTGTTGATCTAAAAGTTGTTTTTCATAATCATTAGAAATTTTTTGTAATTCTAATGTTTGTGATTGTAATTGTTGTACTGCTCTAATTTCATTTGCAAAATCTTGAAAATTATTTAATAATTCAATATTCGTTTTTTGTGCTTGAATTGGACTTAATCCAAAAGATGTTAATTGTTGGGCACTAATATTTGGTACAGTTTCAGGATTATTTAAAATTTGACTAATTACATCATTTAATGAATTAGTAAATGTTTTTAAATCAATCTGTGCTAACGTCGCTTTTAATTTTTCAGAAGCATCAACAGCAGAACGTTCACCTTTAATAGATGTTTCTTGTACTCTTGCACCGGCATCTGAAAGTTCTTTTGCAAAAATAGCACCGGCTCTTTCTTGTGCTTTTGCTACTATTTCTTGTACTGATTTTAATCCTTCAAATTTAGTTTGTAATTCTTCTGTTGCTTTTGATAATCCTAATTGTGCTTTATTAGATAAAAATGGTTCGGTTAATTTTGTTTCACCTTGTAATTTAGTTAAATTTTTAGAAACACTAAAATTCTTTTGATCTGTTTCTAATTTATTATTTACTAAAGTATTTTTTAAAGATTGTTCTGCTAATCCAGAAAGAGAAACGGTTAATGCATTAAGATTTCTTTGAATAGTATCTGATAATATTTGGAAATTTGAATTAACTCTAACCATCGATTTTTGAGTTTCTTCAGCAATTTTTACATATTGAGATGTTAAAGAAAGATTTTTAATAGTTTTTTCTATAATTTGAGCAAAAGCTGCCGTATCTCCAACCGCTTGATTTCCTGCTATTGATCTAAATTGATCGGTGATTTCTTTAGGAACATTTAAATAATTTTCTAAAGCAGTAATTAATGCTTCTGCTCCTGATTTTGATCCTACCTCTAATTGTTTTGCTAAATTAACAATGATATCAGTAACATTATTTTTACCAATTTTATCTTCTAGTTTTTTAGGATCAATAGATGTAGAAAGTATGTTTTCTATATTTTTACTATTTTTCTTAAAAGATTTATCTTTAGGATCAAAAACCTGCTTATCTAAGAATGAAGTAGCGTTTTCGAATAATTGTCTTAAACTTAATGCAGCTTTACTTATTTTTTCTTCTTTTCCTAATGCTTCCCCAATTTCCGTCATTACGATTCCTAGTTCTTTTAAACTTCCACTAGCGGCAATAATTTGACCACGAAATTCAGGCGGAACCTCTAATAATTTAGTTATAGTATCTTTTCGAAATCTTTCTATATCTCTACTAGAAACTGAACCAGATACATCTGTTAATGCCGTTTGATATTTTTCTATTGATTGAGCGTATTGACTAATACTACTATTAAATTTATCTAATTTTTCTGAGGCATCGTTAAATGTTTTTTCTAAATCAGGTAATTGTGTAGTAAATTCTTTATATGCTTGAGAACCACCAATACCTAAACCGAATAATCCTCCCACAGCAATACCTGGAAGCCCGAATGGCGCACCAAAAGCTGCTGTAGAACCTACCGTTCCCGCTAAGTTAGATACGGCACTTACTTTTCTTCCTGTAGATGTCTCTGTTCCCACCGCTTCACTAATTGCACTAGTAATTACAGGAATAGCAAAACTAGCTATAGTTCCCGCACCGACTAATTTACTAAATCTTTGATTTCTAGCTTGTTCTAATTGAGCATTTAAATTAGGATCTTCATTAGCTAATGCTTGTGCTTGTTTAGAAGCTAAACTTTTTGGTCGTCCAGAAACAATACCGGAACTTTTCTTAATAATATCAGATGTTTGTTGATTATATTGAGCTAAATTTTGTTGATAGTTATTTACATCTTTTACAGCTTTATTTAATGTAGAATCTACTGATTTCCAAACTTTTTGACTTTGAGTAATACCCTGTACTGTTTTCTTTAATTCTGTTCTCATTTGTTGAAAAACCGGACTTTGTTTCCAATTTTCACCAAATTTTTCTACATTTAAAATTACTTCTGTAATTGCATGATTTATTTGTTCTATTTGTTCAGGTTTAATTCCGCCGCCTTGCCCTAATTGACCAAGATTATTTTGAAAAATAGGCGCGGGATTTGTTGTATCATATAAAGATGTTTTAGGAAAACTAGGAGGAGTAGGAATTTGAATCGTTTCCCCATTTGATAATTTTACTGATTTTGTGGCGAAATTAGGAATAAAACCATCGGATAATTTAGTTTTTCCACCCGCATATTTTTGAGGATTAAAACCTTGGTTTTTAACCCTATTTAATCCTTGATTTAATCCTAGAGGTTCATCAAAAGAATTATAAACACCTAAACCTGTTTTATTTTGAGGACTTACTAATTTAGGACTTTTGCCTACTTTAATTCTATTTTTAGGAATTCCCGCACTTGATTCTCTTTGTATCGCGGCATTTAATGCGCCTAATGGCGGATTAATATAAGCAAAATTAGGAATAAAACCTTCACTAAAAAAAGGATTTGTTAAGTCAGAATCTTCTATTTTTTTTCGTTTTATTTTATTAATTCTATCTAATAAATCTCCTTTTATATTAATTCTTGTTAAAAATGGCGAACCATAATCAGCAAATTTATAATCACCGCCAGTAAAATTAATATCTCTTAAATCTTTTACTTTATCTTTTTCTATAACTGTAGGACTTCCTGTTAAAAAGGCGGGACCTAAATCTAAACCATGTCCTATTGTTTTTTTAGGAAGAATACCATTTTCTTCATCTACAGGATTATATCTTTGTGTTTTACCAAATTTTAATAAGATTTTTTTGGTGATATTTTCTAATTTTTTAGGAATCGGTTCATCAAAAGTTGCTTCTTCTCCATCAATTATAGAATTATCAAAATTAAAAGCGTCTTGAACAGAGTAACCTTTTTTTCTTTGTGCTAATTTAAAACGACCAATCAGATTTCCTAAAGGACTATCTAATGGCGCACTTATAATACTATTTCCAAATTTAGATTTTCTATTTTTTTCCTTTAAATTTGCTTCTAATGTAGAATTATATCCGAGAGTAGAATGGGGAGTTGTTATATTATTAATAAATTCTTCCGCAGTATTATTAATAGTTTTTACTCCGCCGATGCCAGAAAAATAACGCGCCGCCCCTAAAAATTTTTCTCCATTTGGATCTTTTTGTATATATTTTTTATATAGTCCAACAGTGCCCGCGCCTAAAGTACCCGCAATTCTTGTAGGTAATTTTTTTAGAGTATCTTTTGGAGTCTTAAATAAATCTTTAATACCAAATGGATTTGGGCGGAATTGATTATATCCTAAAGTATATCTATTTCCAGGAGTAACGAAATTCGGCACAAAACCTTTATTAAAAAGTGTTGTAAAATCTATACCTTCATTAAATTTAGAATCTTGTAATCTTTTTAATATTAATGGAGCTTTTTTATCTAAATCTTCATTAAAAGATTTTCCACCTTCTAATTCTACAGAAGGAAAAGAACTCTCCATACCAAAAGAAACTTTACTTTTTGAACCGAATTTACCACGACTTAATTGAGGAAACTTTGCTTTTAATATATCGGTAGGATGATCAGATTTTGGTTTATTAAATTGATTTAATAAAAATCCTTTAACTCCTTTATAATTTCTATTTTTTAAATCTTCTATTAATTCTTTATAAACAATAGAAGACATTCCTTTTCCTTTAAATTTTTCTTTAACGAATATGTCATCTAAAGTAGGAATTTCTTTACCTAAATCTCCAACTGTCGCCCCACCTATATCATTTTTAAAATATAACGCTTTAAAACTATCTATTCCTGAAATAGTAGATTGGCCAAAATTAGGAATAAATCCATCTGAGTTTATATTAGCGACAGTTTGTTTCGCCGCTTTAAATAATCTATTACTTAATTTTCCGATTGTACGAACTTTACGTGGGAATAATTCATTTGGTTGACGTTCAAATCCTTTTACTCCTGAATTTGTTAAAACCTCTCCTAATGCTTTTTTATCATTTAATGTAGATTGATTAAATTCTGCTAAAATTTCTTCTAAATAATCTCCTTTTTTATAATTAGATGCAAAAAGATTTTTATATTTTGGACTATTTAATATAGTTCTTTTAGAAAGATCCATTAATTTTTTAGGACCTTTAAAAATTTCATTAGATTTATTTTCTAATAAAGATGATAAATTTTGTCCGTTTGAATCTTTAGATAAATTAATTGCTCTATGAGAACTTTCATGTGCTAATACTTGCGCCATAGTATTAGTATCTAAATCTTTTTGAATTTCTATTGTATTATTATTATTATAAACTCCCGAAACAGGATATTTATATCGATATTTTTTTGAAATATTATCCGTTAAACTAAAATCTTTATTTTTAATTCCTTTTAATGCTTTTCGATAACCTGAAAGAATATTAATAGGAAGAAAATTTGGAACGAAACCGTCGTTAATATAATTATTCGATTCTAATTTTTTATCTATTTTTTTATTTATTTCTGTAGTTATAGGTGATTTTTTAGATGCTTTTACTTTTCCTGCAAACGTAATCGGTTCGGTGATTTTACTTATTCCATATCTAACTAAACTAGATATTGGAGAATTAGAATAATTTATATATTTGTCTTTTTCTTCTATTTTAGTAAAAGCATTAATAAAAGCTTCTAATCTATTTTTAATAGGAGTTCCTTTTGCTTCTTTAAAATTTGATTTACCCTGTTTAAATGCTTCTTTTAATTTGGGTAATAAATCTTTCTTTTCTTGATCATGTAAATTAAGATCAAAAATATCACGATATTTAATATCTCTAACTGGTAAACCTTGGTCTCGTGGAGATAAATCTAATTCTGCATTATATCCCGCCATAATATTATGATTAGCAGGATTTATTAATAATTTATTTTTATTTTTATCTAATACAGAAGAATTAGTATTAAAATTAGATAATTTATTATTGATAGTATATGGAATATTTCTATATGATTCCGTTCCTTTTCTAAAAGCATAAATGTTTTTTCTAGCAATATTAGGAATTCCTTTTCCTTGTTGATAAATATATTTACTTGGATCTATTCTTTGTTCTAATCCAAACATTTTTCTAAAAGCAAAATCTCTTATTGTATGTGTTTCTTTATCAATAGGGTCTTTAATTAATTTACTTATATATGGTGTAGGTGTATCTTTTACTATTGCTTTATAATAATCTTTAAATTTTAGTCCTTTTAATTCTTTTAATTTATCTGTAAAATTATAGGAATATGGAGTTACTAAATTAGTCATAGCGCGACCTACTAATTTACTTAATCCAGGAACTAAAGCAAAATTAGGAACATGACCGTCATAATCTAAATCTTTTTTACCAGGAATAAAGCCTTGATTAAAATTAGAAATATTATTATTAGTAATATTTTTACAATAAGGATCAAAACCTAATTTTTGTTTAAATTCTTTTTGATAATTTTTACCTGCTTTACTATTTTGTGGCGGAATAATAGCCGGTTGTTCCATTCCAGGAAATTTTTTAACTTTTTCCGCGCTATTGTAAATTACATTACCAACTTTCGGTAATGACATTTGTTTTATAGATCCGGGTGTATATCCACCCGCGTAAGCACCTATTTTTTCTATTTTACTATTATCAGAAAAATTAGGTATAAATCCTTGCGATTTAGTTTTTTTATTTAAAACAGAAAAATCTTGATTTCCAATAGGAATATTAGAAAATTGATATCCACTTGTTCTTAATGTCGTTGCTATTTTATTAATTAATCCTAATCTATTTTGTTCAAGAGCATTTGCTTCACGTAATTTATTAATTACAATATCTTCTGCGCTAGCAATAGTTAACGTTCCATTTCTAATTCTATCTAAAGTACCTGTTTGTTGAGATAATATTTGATTAACTCTTAATGCTAATTCTCCTTGTAAATTTAATTCTTTACTTGCTTGAAAAATTTTAACAATAGATTTAGCGGCAAATTCTCCTAATCTTCCTAATAATTTACCAATTAAGACAGTACCAACGAATAAACCAGGACCAGTTAAAAACTGTCCTAAACCTTGCATAAATACTTTACCGAAACTAAAACCACTATCTTGCGCTTGATCTTCATTAATAATTTCTATACCACTATTAAAATTTTCAAGAACATTTTTTAAATTAGGGCTAATCGCTAAATTACCAAATTTAGATCCAAATTTAGCCAAATTATTTCCCGTTTGATTTAATAAAGAACTAAGAGTTTTATTTAGTGCAGCCACACGTATTTCTGCTTCGTTTGTAGAGTCTGCTGCGGTTTTTGTTGCTAAAGAAGTTAAATTATATTGTTTACTTAAATCAGCTAATGCCGCCGAAACAATGTTAATTTGAAATACGCCACCAGCTAATTCTTTAATTGTACTTGCCGTTCCTCTATCTACATTTTGTATAGCATCTGAAAGTGATTGTAGCTTTTGAATACCTGTCTGGCTGGCGTCTATTTGAACTCCAAGAGCTTTTAATTGTTCAATAGAGTCAGGACGGCTTAAACGAGTAAAGATGCTCTTAAAGGCGTTACCGATGACAGCGCCACCACGAGCCGTTGTTTGTTGTACAGCGGTTACTAAACCAATTAATTGATCTATACTAACACCCGCATCTTCAGACGTACTACCTACGCGACTAATAGCTTCCGCTAAATCAGATGCGGAAACAGCGAATTTTGAATCGACATTAGCTAATTTACTAACTAATGTTAAATCATCTAAAGAAGCTTTATTAAATGAATTAATAGCAGCGGTAATAGTATCTACGCTTTTTGCTGCATCTAATCCTGAAATTCTTGTTAATGTTAATGCGGCTTCTGTTCTTTTTAATGTAGCTTCTAAAGTTAAACCTTGACGAGCTAATTCAAGAGCAGCGGTTGCGGTTGTATCAAAACTTTGACCTGTTTTATTTGCTACTTCAAATAATGAACCAGCAAATTTATTAAAATCTTTTTCACTCGCATTTAAAATAACGCGAATATCTGTTAATTTCTTTTCTACTTCAATAGTAGTAGAAACTAATTCACTAAAAGCTTTTTGAATACCATAAACTAATCCGGCAGAAGCACCGAAAGCAATAACACGAGCATTAGAAGCGGCTAATGATTTATCAAAATCACTAACATTTGCACTTAATTTACCAAGAGGTTGACTAAACGAGTTAGTTCGAATTCTTAAATCAATTGGTGTATTAGCAATTCTTTGCAATTTTCCTAGAGCCTTTTCCGCGGGCGTGGTAATTGCATTTACATCTACATATACTCTACCTATACTTGGCATAAACTTAAACCTTATTAATAATTACACAAATTAAGCACCTTGGAGTCTAATCATATCATCTATACTTAAACTTCCGCCTTTTTTCTGAGCTTCTTTTATAATATTATTAGATAAATTAGCACCCGAACTATCCATACCCATAGCTTTTAGATCTTCTTTGGTTGCCCCCACCAAAGAAGACGCCACAAAATCTTTATCTTTTTTATTAGTTTTAGATAATAAATCTTCTGCTTGTTGACTTGAATCATACCATTCTAATAGTTTTTCAGGATCTTGCATTAAATCATCTGGTACTTTATTTTTCGAATTAATTAAAATATTCTTAAAAGTTTTAGCATATTCAAAAACCTGTGTTTGATAAAAAGTGAGATGAATTACCGCTTTTCCATAAAAAGTATATGGATTATCATCTGCTATTATAAAAAGATTCATATACGCGGGCGAGAGAGCAACACATTTTAAATTTTTAACAGAAAAATTTTCTATATATTTTTCATGCTCATTATATAATTTATTTAATTGTTCGTCTTCTAATTCATCGTATTCTTCTTCATTATATAAAGAATTTATTAAATTAATATCTTTATATAACATATGTTTCATATAATGTTCATTTATTTTTTTATTAGCATATGTTTCAGCGGTTAAACCGATTAAATCTGTTTTTTTACTATTTAAAATTTCGACATCATTAGTAACATCTTTAATTTGTTTATCTATAATATCTTTTTCTCTTTTTTTAAATATTTTTGAACGAGTAGTTTTTAATCTTATTAATAAATCGTTTGATTCGGATAATTTTTTTTCTTCATCTTTTGTCCATTGATTATTTTCTATTAAAAGTTTTTCTTTTGTTTCTTTGTTAGGTAATCCTTTACTAATAGCTTTTTCTAAATTTAATGTATATATTTCATCTATAAAAGCCGAATCAAAAGGTCCAAAATGTTTGAAATATAAAATGCCAAAATCAGAAGACACAATTTTAGTGTATCCTCTGATTATATCAGCAAACAAATTTTTAATTTTTGAATTAGTCGTCAAGATCGTTAGAAATGTTATCTATATTTTTAAAATCTTCTTCTGTAACAGCACGTCCCGTATACCAAAAACTAACTAAAAAGAATAATTTTTTAATAACTAATTTAGTAAAATTATCATCAGATTCATCTAATTCATCATATTTTTTAATTTTATCTTCAAATGTTCCTTCACCAAAAAATAGAGATTCACTATTATCTGGATTAATTTTATATGAAAGATTTAATATATACCAAAGAATAGTTTTATTTCTTGCTATATTTTCGGCGGTTTGACTAAATAAAGATTCTTGTTGTAATTCAAATTTTTGTAATTCATTTCTTATATCACCTAATTCATTTAAAATTGCGATTGCGCGTTCTTCTTGTTCTTTATTTCTTTCTTTTTGCGCAAGTAATTGAAATTCTATTTGTAATTTATTAGAATCTTGTCTAAACTTTTCTAATTTTTCTTTTTCAGGTTTGCTTAAAATGCCCCCGTCATCAAGAAATCTTTTATATAATTGAGAAGATGTTAATAATCCTGCTTTAATACCATTCGCTACATTAACTGCGTGAAATAATTCCGCGTCATCTATTAATGATCTATTTGGTTTTCTAATAAAAAAAGAAACAGGAACTTGAATTGTCGTCGGTTTTTCTATTTTAACCGTTTCGCCTTTTTCATTTTTTGATTCTTCTATTTCTATTTTTGTTTCTTCTTTATTAACACTAAATTGATATATTTTTTTCATTTTATTCTTAATCCTTTTTATTATCAATTAATTTGATAAAATTATCTAAAGTTTCTTCTAATTCTCTAATAGAATCATTTCCATTATCTAAGATTCTTTTTCTAATTATTTGATAATCTAAATCATTAATTTGACCTTTAATTTTTAAATCTTCCGCAGAAGATAAAAAATTTTTATATAAATTTGTGATAGATCGACGAAATTGAAACTTTAAAAGTTCCATTAAAGATGCGTTATTAATCTCCATGCCAGGAATTTCCTTTTACCTATTAGTCATTACACCAAAAATCTATATAGAGAATAAAAAACCCGTCTATAAAGACGGGTTTCGTATTGTTCTTTTTTATTAGGGGATATTAATAAGCAATACCTGACATGAATAAACCTTGTCCAGTCGCTTGAGGTCCACCTAATTGTGTAGAGAATTGAAGAGTAACGCTCTTATTAGGTCCAATAGAAGAACTATTTTCCATAGAATCTAATTTAGCATTTCTTAATTGATAGTAAGCAGCTACAGTAGATGATCCGGGTTTAGTAATACTAATAGAAGGACTATAATTTGTAGTAGCATCATTATTAATAACATCTACTAAGTTACCTGAAGCAAGATCTCCTACGTCAGCAGTAACAGAAAGACTTACTGTAACAGGAAAACTAATTTCGCGAGAAAAGGCGTATTTAGAACCTAATTTTTGTAATGGCTCACGAGAAAGATCAAAGCTTAATGAATAACTTTGGATCTTAATATCAGAGAATTTAGGACCAAGACCTTCTGTTCCAAGTGTTAATGTAATATCGCCAGGGCGTAATGCACTAATAGAATAATCTGTAGTATTAATTGTAGAATTATCATGATTAGTACGTCCAGTAGGTAAACTATATAACCATCCGGTTAAAGCAGTTCCATCTGTAGGATTAACAGCAGGAACGGTTTGACCCGATGCTGTAATATCAACTTTCATGTTTAATGCTTCAACATTAACGGTCGCAGTAGGAAAGTTTCCAACAGATCCTTCTGTAGTATAAGAACTAATAAATCCGTTTCCAATTCCGAAAACAGCTACACTTCCGGGAACAGGCCAAATATTGTATCCAGCCGCATCATTACCTTCAGGTACAGTTAAAATAAAATAATTACGTTCATCGTTTGTTTTATTTAAAATACCAGAAATAGCAGAAATTAATCCACCCGCACCACTACTAATAGTAAATCCTAGAATTTTTTCATTAGTCATACCTTGTAAAATATAACTAAAATCCAAAGAAACCGTAGGTTGTTCTAGAATAATACGATCAATCGCCGCTAATTGATTGAATTGGTTAAGATCGGTACGACTAATATTATAACTATAATTAGCACTTTGTACACGTAATAATTCTTTTACTAAATTTGTTCCTGTTATTTGATTAGGTCCACCATATAAACCCGTAAGAGTATCAAAATGTTTTCCGGTAGCGGGTGATGGTCCGGCATAAACTGATTCGCATTGGTAAATTGTACGATTTCTTGGCATATATATCCTTTATTTCTAAATCTAATAATAATTACATTATACTAAGACTAAAGAGAATAAAAATATTATAATCTAGGATATCTGTATGTCTCTATTTCTAAATCAATAATTGACCAATAAATTTGTGGATTAATTCTACGAATATCTACATAACTTTGATTATATTTACTAATATAAACTTCTTTAATAAAAGCTGTATTACCATTTAAAATAATTGGCGCAACTAAATCATTATAATTAAATGATCCAGTTCTTAAATCTCCAAAAATATTAAAAGGCATATTATTTTCATTTAAAAGAGGAATTAATCTATTATTTTGGTCTTTAATTATAGAATTTATAGCATCTAAAGAATATTGACTATCTGTTAAGGTTAATATACGTATTGTAGAATGAGTTATATCCATACCGCCAAAAGAAAGTGGTTCATTAAATCCCCCGTTACTTTTAATAAATAAAACGGGATAATTAGAAGTGCTTACATTTAATCCTGTAGCCTCTAATGTTGTTTTTGGTCTTAATGAATATGCTGTTTCTAATAGAATTACTTCTTCTGGATCACTAGTTAATTTTAAATTAGCAAATTTTACCCCAAAATATCCTGTAATTATAGCGTTCGAAATTCCTGTTGTATATACTCTTCCATGATTATAATCTATTTGATATAATCCATTTTGTCCAGTTTGACTAAAATTACCATTAATATATACGCCACCAGGAATATTAACGCCTGAAATAGAAGAATCGGCTATTAATTGACCAAATGGAGACGCATAACAATTAGTATTTGCAAAAGGACTAGAAATTTTGTAAAAATTAACGGCTACATTATTAAAAGCTTCTCCTTTTGATAGAATAGTATGATCAAGCCATAATAACGTACTTGACATTAGAATATTTTCATGTTGTACTTTTGGGATCATATTATATACCGATCACTTTTTTATTAAAATTCTGTATAATAGGTGTTAAATATAAAGCTCTATTTAAAGATTTATTAACTTTATTTTTAATTTGTAAACCGTGTCCTGATCTACTCTCATCTGTTTCTTTAAATAGATAATGTGAAATACCAGAAATAGATTTTTCTATTCTAATTGCCCAACTTCCATTAGACCAAGATGGCATAGGCGTTATTCTTTCTATTTCTTTTAAAGACGGTAATAATGTTTTAAATTCGTATCTAATTTTTAATTTTCCTGCATATTTAGCTTTTTGAATATAAATTATAGTTGTTTCTTCTAATAAATCTCTAATAGGATCAGTAGGATCTAAACCCGCTTCAAAACCTATAAAACTAAATAAATTTCCATTTCCTTCTATTATTCCAGATGTATTTTGAGCATCTGGACCATTATCTATTTCTATTGTTATAGGATGATTTTCGAATTCTTGAATCATTTCCTCTTTTATAATTTTAAATTTATCGGCGACCAAATTATATGCATGTAAACTAATATCTTTATCTTCGCGAATAAATTGATTAATTTGATCACGAAACAAAGAAACATTTATATATCCTCTAGCCATTTAATTTGTTGCCTCTAGATGATAAATATAAAAAATTAATCCTAAGTAATTTTGTGGATATTTTTCATTAGAAAAATTAAAACTCATTCCATCTATTACTACTCTTTCATTTGGTCCATTTTCTATAAAATTTTTTGCATCTTCTCTTACTTTAACTCTTGCTTTTCCTTGTCCAATTAATGTGACTTTTGCTTCATCTAAAAAAATAATTGGTTGATCATTTTTTATCATTCTTATTGCAGGATATATTCCTGAATTAATAGTATATGTAATATTTGGATATTGAGCGGAATCACCATAACCTACTAAATTTGACTCATTTGGTGTAATAGGATCTATCTGAGGTTTTTTAAAAATAATAATATCTCTAGAGAATGTATCAAAATGATCATTTAAAGCGCCAGTTAAATATAATTTTGCATCGGAATCAATTAAATTAGCCATAATAATTTCTTCCATTATTTGTAGAAGATATAAATAATGTTTGTTCTTCGGTATCATCTCCTACAGTTTGTTTAGGAATAATATTTCCTGGACTCTTATATGCATTAATTAATGTTTTTAAATCTAATGCTCTTTGTTTTTTTAATTGAATAAATGTTTGCGCCGCTTGATTATTACTTATTTTTCTTACAGTAGCACCATCGGAAGTTACTTCTACAATTGCATCAAAAGCACCCGCTCCATAATTTTTCTTAATTATAAATTCGTAATAAAAAACTTCATATAATAATTTATATATTGATTTTTCTTTTTCTCCTAATTCGGGAGATATTTCATAATTTATAATTTCATAATCTAAACCCAATAAAGTATTAATATCTCCAATATGTTCTCTTAGCCAAAAACCTATACTTCCACGAGAAATAGAGTCAGGAGACCCTAAATCTCGATGAATTTCTTCGGCTATTTCTATAATTTTCATTATAGATAATTACACTAGAGGATTATCTTCCTTCAGACAATATCTTTAATATTTTTTCGTTAGGAAGTTTACTATCTTTTACTTTAGGAATAGATGGTTTAGTAAACTGTGCTAAATGTTTACGAAAACGATTTAAAAGAATATTTTCTAATCTTTCTCTATTATCTATAGGCATAATACCTAATTCACTTGCGTGAGATTGTAAATCCGTTTTATTAAATGCTTTTAATGTTTTAAAATAATCATTTTCATTAGAAGTTTCATATACTCCATTACCCCTATCTCCCCAAATTTGATCTAATGTTGTTGGTTCAAAAGTTTCTTCTTGTCTTCCATTCACCTGTTTTAATTTTTTAATTTTTTTTGCCATATACCTTTTCTCCAAAGGTTGTTACACGTATATGACATAGATAGAGAATAATTAATCGGGTAAATCTTCTATAATTTCAAACGTAATATATGAATCATTTGGTACACTTAATTGTTTCCCATCAGAAAAAGTAATTCTCCATTCACCCCAATAAACACCGGCACTAGAAACGTCTCCGCTTGTCCAAGGATATTGAACTATTCCACTTGTCGCGCTTACAATAGTTCCAGTTCGTAAATTAACCGCACCTGTAGGTTTATATTTATAAACGAATTCTACTTCTGCTCCAGATAAATCAATCGGACCATTACTATCTTCTAATTCGCATTGTAAAATAGGAAGCCTATTGGTTTTTTTAATAAAAAATTCTGCGCTCATTATATATCAAATTACACTGGTTTTTATTAATTTTATTTTTACTTTTGTAATATTAGGAAGAATAGTAGTATTATAATTTTTCTTAAATTTAATAATAATAGGATTAATAATCTCATTTTGAGTAAAAATATATGCTTTTCCAAAAATATATTTATTAGTAGAATTATAAATATTAGATTTTCCTTCTATTGTATAAAAAGAAGATTTTACTATAAAACTCTTACCTAAAAGAAGATTATTATTAGTAATTTGTATTCTAGAAATCGCGTTTTGATTATAATTATTTTGTATTTGTAATCGAGATCTTCCTAAAATAATCTGATTATTAGTATTTAATGCGGAAATTTGTGCTTTTCCTAATTGTATATTATTATTTAATTGTTGTATTCTAGATTTTCCTGAAATTAAAATATCAATATTTGCACCGATTTTTGCTAAACCAGAAATAGTATTAGATATAACAGTATTAATTCTAGATTTACCTAAAATAATATTATTATTAATTATCTGGATTCTAGATTTTCCTAATTGATTATTTATATTAGAAATTTGAATTCTACTAATAGATAATTGTAAATTACTTGATATTTTTTGGATTCTAGAAAGACCTATAATAATTCTTGATACGTAATTTTTAATATTAGAAACACCGATTTGTATATTAATTTTAAAATTACCTACGAGAGCACGTCCTGTTTGGATTTGATTTATACTATTTTTTAAATTAGATTTAGCTAATTGTATATTAGTATTACGAATTTGTATTCTACTTAATCCTAAACTTATGTTAGAATTTATTTTTTGGACTCTTGAAAGACCTAAAATAATATTACTATTTATTTTTTGAATTCTACTTTTTCCTAATTGATTATTAGATAATATATTTTGTATTCTTAATTTACCTAATTGTATATTAGAAGAAATTATTTGTAATCTAGATTTGCCTAAAATAACATTAGAAGAAACTGTTTGAAGTCGTGATTTTCCTAAAATAATATTAGAAGAAAAAGATTGGATTCTAGATTTTCCTATTTGAATATTTGAAGAAATAACCTGTATTCTTGATTTTCCTAATTGAATTATATTACTAATAATTTTAATTCTACTTAATCCAGATTGAATATTAGAATTAATTTTTTGGATACGACTTAATCCAGAAATATTATTACTAGAATTTATTTGTATTCTAGATTTACCTAAAATTATATTATTTATAACTATCTGGATTCTAGATTTTCCCGATTGTAAATAATTAGAAGTATTTTGTATTCTTGCTTTCGCATTTTGTAAAGAAGAAGAAATAATTTGAATTCTAGATAATCCTATCTGAATTTTATTATTAATTGTACTAACGTTAATGTTAGATTTTCCTGTTTGTATTTGTGAAACAACAGAATTAGCCGATGGAAGTTCCATTTCGGCCCAAGAAATATTAACATTAATTGCCATAGTATTGAATTACTTTATAAAATAGTATTGTATTACTATTATTTATTACACTCTATTTGCAATAAATTTTAATCTTAAATCAGTATAATCAGTAATCGTTGCTGCTTGTCCAGTTGTTAATATAAAAGATCCAATAGACCAAGAAGTATCTATTCCATTATGAATATTACTTGCTATTAGTCCAGTTCCTTGATATAAACTAACAGTTAAATCTACTGTTTCAGGTACATTTGATTTTTGATATCTATATCTTATTTTATGATTATCATAAGATTGAGGATGTCCAGTAGGGGTTAATTTTATTTCACAAGTATCACTAGAAGGATTATCACTAGAATTAATATATGTAGAATCATCTGGAGAAATTTCATTTATTTTACTATATAAAGGAGAAATTCCCCATAATCCGGTAGAAATATCAGAATATGGACGAAGAACTACGTTTTGTATATTTAATTTTCCACTTATCGTTGTAACAACTACGCTATTATATGATGCGCTATACATACCCGCCGCATCTGATGTAGAGGTTCTAGAAAATAATTCTATATCTACAGGTAATAATTGTTTTTTAATAATATTTATAGCGGGCGAATCAGAATTTAATTTATAATTTCCTGTTCCTGATTGCATAATTTGACCAACCATTGAACCATCATCATAAAATTTAAAATATCCTGTATCTGCTACATTTGTATTCATGATACTATGTAATCCAGGAAATATTAATGGAAAATTAGTTGCCGATCCTACACCTGAAATTTCTGCAAAAATATTTCCTTCCCATCCAACACCGTGCATACATGTCCAATTTCCTGTTCTATTTCCATTCGCAGTTCCAAAAGTATCTGTTTTAATATTTAAATTAGAAAATAGATTATTTTTTACTGATATATGATCTTTATAAACAGGTAATGTTCCCTGATCATTATAAAACATATTATTTTTACCTAGAAAATTATTATTCCAAAGTAAAGCATTATATGCTCTACCTGAATCTGATGCACTAGAAAAAATAGAAAGTGCTGTTAAATTACTAGGATTTATATTTTCATATAAATTAGAAATAATAGCCATTCCTGAAATACCTGTTGTTAAATTATTAGCATTATATGTACTTACAAAATCCCAAGTATTACTATTTGATAAACTAGATCTATAATGTTTATTAAAAGCAAAAATCGGTATTACAGAAAATGGCGCGGTTTGTCCTGCTATATTATTTGTAATAGTAGTTCCTGTATAATAAATAGTATTTCCTATAAAATTATAAACATAAATAATGCCACTTAAATCATTAATAATATTATTTCTAACAATTAAAGGAGAAGTAGCATTTACAGAAAAAGATCTAATTCCTTGTCTTAATAATCCTATATTATTATTAGTTAAAAAAAGATTAGTTGTTCCACCTATAGTAGAAGTTCCTGTAACATAAAAATAACAATTATTAAACCATAAAGCGGTAATATTACTAAACCAAATATTAACCGATCCAACAGAACCACTAATAGAAACATCTTCTATTTTAATCCTATCAGTAATATCATTATTACCAGCACTATTAGTTATTCTTACTGTATTTTTATTTTCTCCAGAAAAGGGTTTAATAGTAATATATGTATTAGGTGTTGTACCATATGTAGATGAAGCACCTACAAAGGAATGATCTCCACTTTTTAAGTAAATTATTCCTGCACCCACATCGCCTCTAGCTCTATTCGTATTATTATAATTGAATATTGCTCTTGCGCCGGAACATATCGTTAAATATGCTCTTGGTGGATTTAATGGATTAAAACCTGTAATATCTATTGCTTGTCCTGTAACAAATCCATTAGTAGGATCTACAATTGCTATTGTTGTACCATAAGTTCCACTAAAATCATTAACATATATAATTGTACTAGGTACTGCATGAGGATAGGGTGTTCCTATGTTTTTTGAAGTATCTATAATAGAAGTTAAATCTCCAACCCAAGGATAAGCTACAAAATTTCCACTAATTATAGATCCTTGTACTAAATTACCACTAGCTGTAAAAGTATGAATATACTCGGGAATTGTCGTATAAAAATCTATATTATCTGTAGTTAATTGTGTTTGAATTCCAGATAAATAATTTCCACTCGTATCGTTTACAGTAAATTTTACTGCTTTTACTGGTCTTCCTGATTCACCAAAATGTTGATAAGCTAAACAACGAATTTTAAATGTATTTCCTGTAATTAATTCATATCCTGGCCAACTCCAATTTGCTATAACAGATGGATATTGAAGAATAGAATTATTCGTAACAGAAATTCCTGTAATTTGATTGTTAGGAGTCGAAGAATAAGTATATAGACCACCTGAAATATCTGCTTTTATATTTATATCTTTTTGATAAATATAATCACTTAAAGATAAAGTACAATAAACATTAATACCCGAAATAAATTCTTGTTTTAAATTATTATTTGGATAAGGTTGTCTTACACCTGTTGTTCCATAAACATATCTTGTTACTTGTATAGGATTCGTATTATCATCAAAACCAGAAGAAGTAATCGTGAATTTTAATTTAGGTAAAGCGGTTCCTGTTATACTATTATTAGATCCAAAACCCATTGCATAAGATCCGCCAGAAGCAAGGCCAGAAATTCCGATAGTTGTTGTCCATCCAGACCCATCTATACTAACGCTTAATATATCTCCTATTGCCATTTTATTAGATTACACTAGGTATAAATTTCTATAGTTTTTTTAATATTATTTCCGAAAGAATCATTTGCTTGCCATCCCAAAATATAACAAACAATTCTTTCGTTTGTAACTTTACCTGTTTCTGTAGTAATAGTATAATTCACTAATAATTCTTTACGTCGAAAATATATTAATCGAAAATTAGAAAGATTTTTATTTTCTTGTGGAAGTATAATTTTATTAGAATTATTAATTTCTATTTCTCCATTAGATAAAGAAACAGAATAAATTTCTTGCGGATTAAGTATATTTTTAAGTTCGAATCTAATTAATTTTTCATGATCTATATCAAAAAAAGCAGATCTTTTATCTGGTTCTATTTTTGATTTATCATCTAATGGTTGAATAAAAGTTGTACCGTCATTATAATAAGCGGTAAACAAATATTTTAATAGATTCATATATCTATTATACTATTAAAATTTAATTTATAAATTAATTTTCTTCGTATCTTAAAGTTAATCCTACTGTAGCAGTATCACCCGCGGAAGCAGCAATTGTAGTAATTAATTGTGTTGCAAGATAACAACTAAAAGCAGGGTTAGAAGTAGTAGAAGCGGATTTTCCTGCGGCTTCCGGACCAGTAGCGCCAAAAGTTACAGCTAATCCTGTACTAATATCACCTGTGGGCGTAAAATCAATCCATGTGCCACTTGCAAGAATACTAGGTGTTGAATAAAAGGTTCCTGTATATGTTCTTAATGTTAATCCTGCGCCTAACGTACCAGAAGTATGTTGCCATAATCCATTAGTGATTTGATTATAAGTACCACTAAAGACACCAAATTGAAATTTATGAAAAGATGCATTTCCTGCACTCACAGGAACAGATGAATATGCAGTTGTTGAATCATCTATATTTTTCCAATTACATTCAGAACGGCTAGGTGTACGTGTTGTACCTTTTGGTGGTGAACCGGCTGCGGTTCCGTTGTCTTCGCCGAAATAAAATATTGACATAATTTAATTTTTCTCCTTAATTCTATTTAAAATTTTTTCTTTAAAAGTATCATTATTTACTTCTGTTTCTGTTACTCTTAATAAATTTATTCCGATAGCTTTTAAATATGCAGATTTAGATTTATCTCTTTTAATAGATTTTTCTAAACTATGCCAGTAATCGCCATCTACTTCTATTATTAAATTACACATCGGTATATAAAAATCGAATAACATTCTACCTGATACTAAATATTGTTGTATAAATTCTATATTTTGTTCTTTTAAAAAATTCGCTGTTTTAATTTCAATTTTAGTAGGTTTAAATAATCCTTGATTTATTCTAGATTTAATACTTGCTTGTCGTAATTTTTCTCTTTTTTCTTCTGTAAAATTTGATTTAGAGTTTATAGACATTTTTTCTTTTGTTTCTTTAGAATGTGGTTTATTTTTATGCCAATTATTTCCATAAAAATGTTGTTTTTTATCTTCAGAAAGAATCCAGGTTTTACCCAAACAAGGATGTTTATTATTTTTCATATAATTTAATAATATCAACCTTGATTTTTCTATTTCTTCTGGAGTTCTTATTCTTTTTTTAGCAGAAATACTAGATTTAATTTTAGTTTCTTTAGATCTAATAAATTTACCTCTTCCCTTTTTTAATTTTAAATGTTTTACTCTTGATTGAATACAAGATAAACCTTTATTTATTAATTTTTCTTCTATAATTTGTTTTACCGTTTTATTTTGATAATTTTCTATTAATATTAAATCTTCTTGTTCGGTCCACATAATAAACCTTTTCCTTAAGATAACGTTTTTTTTTATTCTAAAAAAGGCACTATTTCTAGTGCCTTCTTTATATTATTTAAATTAAGATTAAACCTTAATTCCAACAAGTACGCGACTATCAACACAAGCTCTACCTTCTTCAAGGAATCCCCAGTATCCAGCTTTGTCTTGACGTGCTACATATTGATCATCAACTTGTGCGGAGAACGTTCCACCGCTATCAGATTGACGAGCAACAGGGCGAATTAAACCTTCACGGCTTAAATCAATACCTACGATAAGTTCGTCAGCGGCAGGATCAAAAGATAATGAAGTAAATGTATCGAAAAGAATATTATATTTAGCATTTACACCTAATTCTAATAATTCAGTAATACCTACTCCATAAATTTCTTGTAATCCAGCACCACGATAAATTTCTTCACGAACATTATCAGGTAATGCGATAGATGTTGCGCCAGAAGATGCTACCGCACCAGAACGAGTATTTACTGGTTGATAAGCAAATCCGCGAATTTGTTCTTTCATTTCGGGTGAAAGGAAAAGATCGGTTACACCTTTTGAATCAAAACCATTAGGAGTACCCTTATCCCATGCAGTATTAATTCTTCGTGCGCGTGTTAATAATTTATTTAAATCGTTAACTTGGAAAATATCAGAAGCGGTTGCATCAATAACATGACCTAAACCGTTTGTACTTGCTTCAGCAAGAGCTTTTAATGCAACGGCCCAAGCATTACGTTCTTGTTTTACAAGAACTTCTTGAGACATTTTTTCAAGAGCTTTAGCCATAACATCTAAGTTTGCTTTACGTGCATATTTTTTATAGAATGCTACAGAAGAATCCAAACGATAAGTATGGAATTTCATTTCAGCAGAACCTTCTACAACGCTTGTAGGTAATCCACCTGCTACTGTTTGATACCATACTTGAACGTAATTAACGTCTTCGTTGTACCAAAGTTCAATAGGGAAAGAAGGACTATCGTCTTCGTTATAAGGAAGATCTCGATAAATTAATGAAGCGGTTCCTGCTTTAGAAAGAATTTTTTCTACAACAATATTAATTATCGCAGCAAACGCTTCTTGAGCTTCACGGGCAACCGTTAGATTTTTAGAACCCATTTTTTGAATAAGTTCTCTATTTTGTGGTGTGTCTTTAAGTCTTAGTTTCATATATTTAAATTCCTTTATTTTTTAAATCACGGGATTATAGGTCTAATTTAACTAAAACGAATCCTCTTGAATCTTTAGGTCCAAGAGCGGTTCCTACTAAATGCGATGCCGCGCCCGTGGTTGAAAGTGCTCCAGCGGTCCATGTATACAAAGGAGAATTCACTACAACGTTACCTTGAATTCCGCTATATAATACTAATCCGCGTTTTAAAATTGGGACAGCTTGACCACTAATTACCGCGCCAATAGCCGATGCTTTTGATGGGTTAAATTTAAGTGGTAATCCGTTTTCGTCCGTTTCTCTTACATCTTGTAAAAGTAAACCTAATGCTGCATCTCCTGAATCACAAGCAGTTACGAAAGAAGGAACCCCGAATCTTTCATTTACTGTATTAGGGTAAGACGCACCGACTGATCCCATGAATCTAATTTCTCCTTCGGTTGTCCAACCCACTCCTACTTTAACAAAAGTACCTTTGTTAACTGGAAGTGTGCCGGAATAACCGAACAGATTAATAACATCATGTTCACTGTAATCTCTAAATGGTTTTAATGTTGGCATATTTTTCTCCTTATATAAATCTTCTTATTATTTGTTATCTCCGAATTCTAATATTATTCCGTCTTCTAAACTAAATGCTTTCTTCATTTTTTCAGCAATAGTTTGCTCAACGCTTTGAGTATTAGGTATCGAAGATTTTTCTTTATTTCCATTATCTATTACATTTCCTACTGTTTCTTGGGAAATTGTTTCAGATGCTTTTACTTTATTTTTTAAAAGTATAGTTAATTTATTTTCGTAATTTTTAAATCCTTCTTCATCAAGTTCTTTAATATCTTTAGCAATTACTTCTCGTTCTTCTTTTTCGAATTTAAAAGAACTATCTAATTTAGACATTCTTGAACTAAATACTTCTAATTTCTCTTGATCTTTTTGTTTTTGATCAATTTCCGCTAGTTTAGTTGTTAAAATAGTTAATTTTTCACTAATTTCTGAATTCGTTTTCTTTAAAGTTTCATGTTCCGCTTTTAAAGTTTCATAATCTTTTGAAAGTTTTTCTGCTTTTTCTTTTTCCGCGGCTAAAGCTTCTTCTTTTACTTTAGATTCGGATTTTGTTTTTTCTTCTAAGCTCGAAAGATTTTCATCAATTTGATTTTTAATAAAGTCAGTCATTTCGTTAGCAGTTACTTGCTTCAAAACTTCATCATTTATATCTGATAGTTTTTTAAGGTTGACCTTCATAATATTATTTGATTCATTGAGATTTACATCTGTTTTAGTTAAATGGGAAGAATTAACTTCATTATCTACTAATTCTTCTTCTTTTTCTATTTTATTTACCGCTATTCCTTTAACATCAGCAGCGGGTTTTTCTGTTAATCCTATTCCTAAGGGTAAAACCTCTCCCTTCGCTAATCTATAAATACGTGTTTTTTCATCAATTTTTCCTGATCCACCTAATCCTTTTAAATTCATTTCTATAGCTAACATTTCTTTAGGATCTTCAATTATTGTTTTTGCGTCTTCTAGATTTCTTGAATCTCCTTCTATTAATACGAGAGAATAATCCGAAAAACCAACTTCCCAACTTGCTGAAACTTTTTGATAAAAATCTGAAGTTTCGTCGTTTGTTTCTTCTATTATGTCTGTTATTTTTTCGTTTATTGTTCTCCATAAAATTCCACCTAAAGTTACATTAAATGGTTTTTTAATATCTTTTAAATCTTCTATATTTAAAGATTTATCTGTTCCATATTCAGAAAAATTGGCGGTTAATACAACTCCGATTATTGATTGTCTATTATGCTCTATATTAATTGGCTTATTAATAAATAAATTAGCCATATTAATGGCTGTTTCTGTATCTACCCCATCGCCATTTTTATTAAATTTATTAGCAACAAAAGCATTAAATACAACAGGTAATAAATCAATATTTTTTTCTGTATCTATTTTAGGTAAATAATTTCTTAAAGTATCCAAAGATGCTAATGATAAATATTTATCTTTTTCAGAAGATACTATTGGCGTTATATGTGAACTAAATAATATTTTAAATTTAGACATATTTTATTAAATATCCTCTCCATTTAAACTTGCATAAATAGTTCTTTTTTCTACTTGATAATCACCATCTAAACCTAAAGTTTTTAAAGCTTTACTCATAGCAGACGCGCCTTCAATTGGGGGTAAATGACCTACAGAATGTTCCATTTCATATTTATATAAAGAAGATTCTATATAAGATAAATAACTATACATATTTTGCATCATAGAATAAATATAATCTATTTGTCCTGCGTTTTCTTCGCAACAACAATCACAACATGGCATTCCTTCGCTTTCTGGTTGAGCCATATCATCCGCTTTAATTGTGTGTTTATGCGCTTTTAAATAAGAAATAGCTGAATTACGAAGATTTGCCTTTAATTCTTTAAGTTTTGTTAAATCTTGTTTCATAAAAATAAAAATTCTACCAATATTTACACAATATTGGTAGAAAATCGAACTTTATGTGTATTAATTTTAAATTAACTTATTAATTTGTTCTATAACCATTTCGGGCGTAATTTCTTTTGTACATTCAAAATGTTTATCTGTTCCTTTATAAACCGGACACCATTCCCAATCACCACGATCAAATTCAAATCTATTATCATTAAAACATCCATGACATACATTTTTATTAATTACTCTATATGGAGTTTGAAATTCACTAAAAGTATGAGAAAAACCACTAATTAAAATAGTAGATTTATTTAAAGCCCAAGATAACCACGATAAACCCGAACCTAATCCTATATTAAAATCCGCATCTTTAATATATTTAGCAATTTCTATTAATGATTCATTATGTATGTCTATAACACCATTAAATCCAGAAAGACTGTTTTCTTTAATAGCTAAAACTTTATATCCTTTATTATTTAAATAATTTATAATATTTTGCCATCCTTTATGTCTATTCCAATATTTTGCTTGTGCAGTAGATTCAGTAAAAAGACAAACATATTTATCTTTAATTTTCCTTTCATTATTAGGAATAAATATATTTGGTTTTAATTCAATAAAATCTAATCCAAGAATATCTGAAGCAATTTTTTGTAATGGAATTAATCTAGGATCATTTTTATGTATATTTTTATCTAAATAATTAAAAATACCTAAACGATAAGACGCATATAAATTATCAACAGTTGATCCAGGCTCAACAAATTCCATATGACTATAAGTATTCTTAAAGAAATAATTATGAAAAGTAGAAACAACACAATGACAACTATGTTTTTTTCTAAATTCTTCTACATATGGAAACCAAGCCAATGTGTCGCCTAATGCACGACTTTCAAAAGCAAAGAAAACTCTTTTATTAAAACAAGAAAAAACATGTTCAAACAAAAAATTTTCTGATTCTGCTTTTATTTTATAGTTTGTAAAATCTTGTTTAGAAGATTTGGCCCAACTATTATTTCCTATTGTGGTTTGATATAAAATAGAATTAGAATCTTGATCAATAAAAGAAATTTTATTTAATCCCTCGTCTTTATTTTTTATTTCGATGAAAGCACCATCTATAAAATTAATAGATATTATTGGTTTAGAAGGTAATGGAGAGTTTTTTATTTCTTCTTTTTTTCTATAATCTGTATTATATATAAAATCTAATTTTCGTTCAAAAATATGTTGGCTATTTAAATAAAATTTTGAATTTCGAAATTTATTATTAATATATTGATTATATAAATCTAAAGTTTTTTGTCCTGTTAATTTCCAATCATATTTCAAAGCGATTTCTCTTGCTTTAGATTGATACGATTGATAATTACTTAAAATGATTTTAATTCCTTCGATAATTTCATTTTCATCTCTAGATGTTTTAATTATATCTTTTTCTCCTCCCCAATAACAACCAACAAAAGGAAGTCCGGTTGACATTGATTCGATCATTGTCAAATTAGGATGACCGGTTTCTATATTTGAAGGATGAAGAAAAATATGATGATCTTGATATAATTTAATTAATTCTGATTCATTTTTGTCATATACAATATTTAATTTTGGATAATCTATAATGTTAACATCAAAAAAATCTTTATTACTATTGGTCGGTCCTGCGATTGTAATAAAATAATTTAATCTTTTTGCTACATTGATAGCAGGAAGAAAACCCTTTCGATCTTCTGTTTTATTTCTAAGAGTTCCATTATTAGCAACACATAATAATTTAACATTATCGATAGGTGTTTTTCTTTCATAAAAAGAATATAGATTCGTATCTACTCCTAAAGGAAGAAAAACAGTATTTTCTCTAAAATCAAAATAAGATAATAAAAATTCTCCAGGAAAAGTAGTAATAATAGATTTATCTATTGCCTCGCAATTATTTAAATAAACCTGAGATTCTTTTCCATATATACAAGCATGATGATCACACATCGAAAAGAAATATGGAATTCCTAAAGAAGCAAGTTCTCTAGCTTGATTTTCTATATAAACATGAACTATATCAAATTCTTTATTTAAAAGTCTTTGATCGTGTAAATCAACAATGAAAAATTCATGACCTAAAGATTCGAAAAATAATTTATAATTCCAAATCATTTTTTCGATTGCTCCCCAATTTTTAGGTGGGATTTCAATATTTCCTGTTAAAATATGCGCTATTTTCATTGTAAATTATTTAAATATTCAGCGATAATATCTCCATGACAAATTTGAGGAGAACAAAAACAACCAAGTTTTTTATCTTTTAATTTTAATACAGCTTCTTTAAATATAGGATCTTTTTCTATTCTATGATTAAAATAACTACGATATTTTTCTATTACTTCTTTTCTTTTTCCATGCGTTCCTATTACATATGGATTTCCAAATAAACTTGGTCTTCCTATATAAACATCATATTTATCTAAATTTTTATTTACTACGGTTGTCATACTTTTTTATGTCCTAACCAATTATTTAAACTTTCTTTTTTATCAAGTAAAGAAAATCCTTTTGCTTGCATAAATTGATAATTTTTAATTGTTCCTAATTTTTCTCCTTTTAAATAATCACTTACCCAAATATCAAAAACATCCCAAGGTGTTGTTTCTAATAATTCTTTGACTCTTTGATAATTCGATTTTGTAATTAGATATGCATGCATTTCATAAATATTAGAACTTATATAATAAAGACCCATATCTTTAGTATCTTCATTATTATAAGCGGGACCGAAACTAAATAATCTAATTTTATATTTTTCAATATCATTATATAATCCATCTAATAATTCTATAAAAATATTTGGATCAGAAATTAAAACAGAATCACATTCAAAAATTAATAAACCATCTAATCCTTCTTCCCATTCATTTAAAATAGCATTTTTATGCGCTAAATAACATCCGTAATGACCAGGGGTTAATTTCATATGCCCAGGATCTAAACTAATATCATTTGGTCTAGAACAATTTTCTTTTGGGGGTAATAATGTATATGGATTATTTATATTTTGTTTATATTTTATTCCATATCTTTCTAATTGTTTAATCGATAGAATAGATTTCTTTTCTCTTTCAACTTCTGGTTGAGATAATAAATGGACACCTTTCAATTTAAATTTTGTTTTAATAGTATTATTTTTTTTATTATGACAAATTAAAATAACATTTTCACAATTTGAATTAATAACATCGGTGATAACATCGCCAGCTTGACTATAAGATTCTATTTCAAAATTTAGTCTATTTAATTTATCTAATAGAATTTTTGTTTCTTCTTTTTTACTACTTAAATGGTGCAATTCTATTATTAATTCTTCTGTATTTATTAAAACGTCATCATTTAAATATTCAATAACTTCATATTCTAATCCTTCTATATCTATTTTAATAAGATTAATAGGATAAGAAATTTTTTGTGTTTCAATAATATTTTCTATTGTATCAACATCTACAATTTCTAAGTCATAACCATCTTTATATTGAGGAATTTTATCTATTTGTTCTTTTAACATAGAACAAAGAGTAGTATTTTCTTTACAAAAATATAATACTTCTTGATTTGTTGTTTTCCCTATTGCTTTTTTAATAGGAATAACTCTTGAATCATTAGAAAAATTATTAACCAATGCATTATATGCTCTTAGATTTGGTTCAATAGAATATATTTTTTTAGCGCCTTTAGATAAAGCAAACCGTGTAAAAACACCGCAATTAGCCCCTATATCAATTACTGTATTATTAATTTTATCATTTAATGTAGTATATTTTTTTAAATAAAAGAATTCATAATAATTATACCATGTTGGATCTATATGATTAGAACCATTAAATATAAATGAATCATATGCTATCGCTTTATTATTAATAATTAATTCTTTTGATTCAATTAATTGATTATTTTGATCCCAAAATTCTATTAGAAAACCTTTAAAATTATTTAAATGACCAAAATTTAAATTTCCTACAGGGATAACCCAATATTCTAAATTTTCTATTATATCAGATTCATAACTATGAATAACGAGTTTAGTAAAAATATCTTTAATACTTATTCGAATATTATTTAAACTTTTTGATATAGAAAAATATATTTTATTTTCATCTTTAGAATAATAAAGATTATTAAAAGTTTCTTTTTTATTAAAAATAGAAAGATTATTTTTTTGTCTTATTTTCCATTGATTATAAAAGAAATTGATCTGATTTATACGATCTTCTTCATTTTCTGAAAGAAAGAAAACATTATCAGTATTATCATACATTCCATTATATACATCTAAATTATATAGTAAAATTGGTAAATTATAGCTTATTGCTTCTCTAATTACTAAAGGATTTGTTTCTTTATTATTAATATTTCCTTTTGAAGCAAAATAAAATAAATCCGCTGCATTATAAAAATTTTCTACATCTTTTCTTTCACCCCAAAGTTTACAATTTTTTGGTAAATTTTCTAATAATGGTTTCCAATAATATTCAAAATTTGGTGCAGTATTTCCTACAAAATGAAACATTATTTCTTTATCAAGAAAGAATTTTGCTATATTAATAATTTCTTTTTGATTTTTTCTTTCTGTAAATAAACCAATATTAATTATATGAAATTTATTATCATTTAATCCAAGATTTTTTAATCCCTGATTTTTATTTTTATTAATATGAATTAATGGATATTCTACTAATTCCATAGGAATATTTAAAGATTTAAATAAATCTATTTGATATTTACTTACAAATACAAATTTATTAGGAAAGTATTTTTTATTATTTATATCAAAAGACGAATCATGAGATGTTTCATAAATTTGATATTTTCGATTTATTGTATAAATATTATCTGCTAATTCTTTAGATAAAAAATATTCGGGCATTTCTTCTAAATGAATTATATCAGGATTAAAATCTTTAATTATATTAATTAATATATTTTTATCTTGACCTAAACTAATAAATTGATCTTGATTTAATAATTCTATAATTTGATTTTTTTGAATCGTATATTCATCAGAAACATTATCATATTCTATAACTTTAACATCAAAGTTATTTATTAAATATTTTAATTTTGTTAAAAAATATTGAGGGCATCCACCAGTAGAAAGATGCGGAACTATACATAAAATTCGATTCGTCATCGTAGATATTATAATCTATTATTTCTTTTCTTCTAATATTTTAATTCTTCGTTTTAATTTTTCTATTTCTGCGCTTAATTCTTTTACAGAATTAACTAATAAATAAGTAATAGGAGAATCATAAACATGATATATATCTGTTCTTTCCGTATCATTAGGATCAAGAAATACATTTTTCTTTACTATACAATAAGGAATATTTTTAAGCTGATCTTGAGCTATAATACCTATACCTTTTAATCCTTCTTGTGTTTCTCCACGACCATTATATTCAAATTCAAAAGGATTAATTTTATTTACTATATCTAATCCTTGTTTAAAAGATTTAATATTTCTTTTTGTTCTTGCATCTGAAACAGATCCAGAAGAACCATTTGCTCCTGATGATCCTGATGTTCCTGATGTTCCAGAAGAACCCGATGTTCCGGAAGATCCTCTAGTTCCTGAAGTTCCCGAAGAACCTCTAGTTCCTGAAGTTCCCGAAGAACCTCTAGTTCCTGAAGTTCCAGAGGTTCCTGCGGTTCCTGAAGTACCAGAAGATCCCGAAGGTCCACTTGATCCTGTAGCTCCATTTAAACCTGATGTACCGCTAGATCCACCCCCTCCTGCTCCAGAAGTTCCAGAAGACCCCGCAACGCCTGTAACACCTGATGTTCCTGCGGTTCCCGAAGAACCAACAGCACCATTAGCACCTGATGTTCCTGCGGTTCCCGAAGAACCAACAGCACCATTAGCACCTGATGTTCCTGCGGTTCCCGAAGAACCTGATGCTCCATTTGCTCCAGAACTTCCTGAAGTACCACGAGTACCTGAAGTACCAGAAGATCCTGTTCCTCCATCTGCTCCGTTTGCTCCTGAAGAACCAGAAGAACCTGAAGAACCAGATGCTCCTGAAGTTTTTTGTTTAATAATTCCATTTTCTATAATTAGAAAATTAGAACTAGTTCCTGTATTAACTTTTTTAAGTTCTACTTCATTTGCTATAGAAAAAATATTATCATGTGTCGTAAAAGGTCTATCTGAAATTTCAAAACCACCTACTACCGTTATTCCTGAATAACTAGAATAATTTGTAATAATTAATGGTTTAATATATCTAGTAGAAGGTGCAAAAGAAGTATATGCGAAACCAGTATCTTGACCCGAAATTATTCCATAATACCATTTTCCTGTTACAGTAGGGGTTGTATCAGCCGCAATAAAATATTTTAATCCACCAGAATTTGTATTAATTAAATTAAAACCACTATCAAAACATAAAGCACCAGCATAAAACCGTCCAGAAGATGTATTTGCCCCACTTAAATGAGTTCTAGCTGCCCAAATTTTTCCATAATATAAAGTATCTGGATTAACCGCGATATATTGAGGAATAGCTAACCAATTTCCCGCAAAAGTTCCCTGATGTTTAATTTGATGTAATACTCCTCCTGGTACAGAATAACCTGTTAATTCAGGTAAAAGTTTAATTGTAGTATTACTCATGGGGACTGAAGAAATTCCTGATGTCCACATTCCTGTTGTATATCCCCATGTTTCGCTAGAAATAGGAATAAGATTGGCACCAGCTAATCCACCCATTTGTAATTTAATAAATCCTGTTACTCTTAAACTATCATTAATTAATACATCAGGTTCATTTAAAGAATTAATTCCTGAAGTAAATAAATTTTGTATATATGCTTCTTGAAATCTATAATTATCTGCTCCTAAATTATAGGATTTAGTTACAGCAGGTCCAATATCTCCATTAACTTGTAATAAAAAGGTATTTGTTTCAGGAGTAACACCGATACCGAAAGCATTATTTTTAAAAGAATATATAAATTGATCACCAGCAAATTTTGCTAAAATATTATTTATTCCTGATCCTGTAGGTCCATCTGTTGTAACGGTAATAATTGTATTTTGACCATGAGCACCATCTAAAGTTCTTCCACCGGCATTAATTTTAAAAATATCATCACCACTATTTAAACCACTAGGAAGATTAATACTTCCGTTCCAACGATCATAATGAATAATAAAACGATCATTAATAGCTCTATTTAATATAGAATGACCCCCACCTATTACAGTATTTGTATAAGTTCTATATCCCGCTCCATTAAAATTAATTTGATTTATACTTGTAGCATCAAGATCTCCACTTGTAGGAGTTTGAATATAATCTCCTAAAATATGTACTGTTGTTTGAGGATTGGTTGTACCAATACCAATATTAGAACTAATTTCATGAATAGGAGTTGTTGTATTTCCTATAGCAGTAGCAGAGGTAAATTTAACTATTCTATTTGTTGTTCCTGATACAGAAATACTACTACCAGATGTTCCCGAACTTCCTGAAGTTCCCGAACTACCTGATGTTCCTCTCGTTCCTGATGTCCCACTTGATCCAGAAGAACCATCCGCACCATTTATTCCACTTGTGCCTGAAGATCCTGTTAAACCAGAACTGCCAGACGTTCCTCTAGTACCCGAAGTTCCTGATGATCCTGTTACCCCTGAAGAACCAGAACTTCCTGAAGACCCATCGTTTCCTGATATTCCACTTGTTCCAGAAGAACCTGTAACCCCCGAACTACCTGAACTACCTCTTGTACCAGATGTTCCAGATGATCCGGTTAATCCAGAGGAACCAGAACTTCCTGAAGATCCAATTGCTCCGTCAAGGCCACTAGTTCCACTCGATCCTGTAACACCAGAACTTCCACTTGTTCCTCTAGTTCCTGAGGTTCCACTACTTCCTGAAGAACCACTAGAACCCGAACTACCTGAAGATCCGCTTGTTCCTGAAGACCCATTAATTCCACTAGAACCGGATGAACCACTAGATCCAGAACTACCTGATGATCCTGAACTTCCTGAATCTCCTGCTCTTGCAAATGTTAACACAATAGAATCATCTGTATTAAAAAGACCAGATCCAGTTATGTATGAAACGTTAGCAGCTATATATCCAGGACTAAAAGTTGTATTAGAAGTAATATTAAAAATAGAAAAAATAGAAGAATTATATTCGCCAAAAATTCTTAATGTTCCTTTTATATTATTCGTACTATAATCTAATCCGCTTAACCAATTAAAAATATTCGCACCATCAGCATTAATATGATCGATATATAATTTATTGATACTTGCGTATGTCGTATTATTAAATTTTAAATATCCATTTCCTGGATCTACATTAGATGTTCCTGTATTAAATAAATATAATTGAGAGTCACCACCAAAAAGACCATTAGAACCAGATGTTCCTGAACTTCCTGTAAGTCCTGAAGATCCTGATGTTCCTCTTGTTCCACTAGTTCCAGAAGATCCAGAAGAACCACTAGATCCCGAACTTCCACTAGAACCATCATTTCCTGTTAACCCTGAAGTTCCACTAGATCCTGATGTCCCGCGTGTGCCTGATGTACCTGAAGTACCACTTGATCCCGTTAACCCGCTTGAACCAGAAGAACCCGATGAACCATTAGCTCCATCAATACCTGATGTTCCTGATGATCCAGATGTACCTCGTGTTCCTGATGTTCCTGATGATCCAGTTAAACCGCTTGAACCAGAAGATCCAGAAGATCCGCTACTTCCTGAAGAACCATCATTACCATTAATTCCACTTGTTCCACTAGATCCAGACGTTCCTCTAGTTCCCGATGTTCCACTTGACCCTGTTAAACCACTAGATCCTGAAGAACCAGAACTACCCGCGACACCATCTATACCTGATGTTCCACTTGAACCTGACGTTCCTCTAGTACCAGAAGTTCCTGAAGAACCAGTAACTCCTGATGATCCGGAACTACCAGAAGATCCAGTTAATCCACTTGTACCCGAACTTCCTACTACTCCATCTATACCAGAAGTACCTGATGTACCTCTGGTTCCTGATGTACCAGAAGATCCATTAATACCTGATGAACCCGAACTTCCTGAAGAACCAGTAGCACCCGAAGTTCCCGATGATCCTGATATACCTGAACTACCTGAAGAACCGCTTGAACCAGATGTACCCGCTGTTCCAGAAGAACCACTAGTACCTCTAGTACCTGAAGTCCCTGAAGAACCAGAAGAACCAGAATTTCCCGCTCTACTAAAAGTTAAAATAATATTATCATTTAAAGCAAATAATCCTGTACCTAATACATATTCTACATTTATAGCGGCATAACCAGAATTATAAATATTATTTCCTGTAATATCAAATTGATGAAAAATAGAACTATTATATTCTTGAAAAATTCTTAATGTTCCTTTTATATTATTATTACTTAAATCTAATCCGCTAATCCAGGGTAATATATTTATATTATTTTTATTTAAATTATCAATATAAATTTGATTAGCTCCAGAATATCCTGAAAAATTAAATCCTAAATATCCCGTTCCAGGATCTATATTTAATATTCCTGTATTAAATAAAAATGGTATAGAATCGCCACCAAAAAGACCATTAGAGCCTGAGCTTCCCGATGTGCCTCTTGTACCAGAAGTACCAGAACTACCTGTAATTCCTGAAGATCCTGAGCTTCCTGAAGATCCAGAATTACCGTCTATACCTGATGATCCTGATGTTCCTCTTGTGCCTGATGTTCCTGAACTTCCGGTTATACCAGATGAACCAGAACTACCAGCAGATCCAGCGGAACCAGGATTACCATCTAATCCTGAAGTTCCTGACGTTCCCGAAGATCCATTTATACCAGAACTACCTGAAGTTCCTCTAGTACCAGACGTACCAGAACTTCCTGAAGATCCACTATTTCCTGAAGTTCCTGAAGAACCTGATAAACCAGAAGATCCAGGTGTTCCAGGCGCCCCGTCTATTCCTGATGTACCACTAGAACCTGTTAATCCACTTGATCCTGAAGTTCCGCGAGTACCAGAAGTACCGGATGATCCATTAATTCCGGAAGATCCAGAACTACCACTAGAACCAGAAGTCCCGCTGCTTCCTGTTAAACCGCTTGATCCTGATGAACCATCTATACCTGAAATTCCTGAAGTACCACTAGATCCTGAGGTTCCTCTTGTTCCAGATGTCCCCGAACTACCACTACTACCAGAACTTCCTGAAGAACCAGAACTGCCAGATGTTCCGCTAGATCCTGAATTACCATCGATACCCGAAGATCCACTAGAACCTGAAGTACCTCTAGTACCCGATGTACCTGAACTTCCTGTTAATCCTGAAGATCCCGAACTACCAGAAATTCCTGAAGATCCAGGTGTTCCCGGTATACCATCTAAACCAGAAGTTCCAGAACTACCACTAGATCCAGAAAGACCAGAACTTCCGCTAGTTCCTCTAGTACCAGATGTTCCAGAACTTCCTGTTATTCCACTACTACCTGAAGAACCAGACGTTCCACTAGTTCCTGAACTTCCATCTATACCAGACGTTCCAGATGTTCCTCTTGTACCAGAAGTACCTGATGTACCAGAAGAACCCGCGGGACCACTTGAACCGGTTGCACCATCTAACCCAGACGAACCAGATGAACCACTACTTCCTGAAGATCCTGAACTACCACTTGTACCAGAAGTTCCTCTAGTTCCAGAAGTTCCAGAGGAACCACTTGTTCCAGAACTTCCATTATTACCAAACATAGTAAATGAAATTACTAAATTATCATTTAAATTAAAAAGACCACTTCCTATAATATAATTAACAAAAATTTGAGCATATCCAGAATTATAAATATTATTACCGGTTATATTAAAAGATGTAAAATTAGAAGAATTATATTCTTTAAAAATTCTTAAATTTCCTTTAGGATTACTATTAGAAATATCAAAACCAGAAATCCAAGAAACAATATTTAATAAATCTTTATTATAGTAATCTATACATATTTGATTAACACCAGAATAACCTGAATAACCCGAATAGATTCCAGAATGATTAAAAGAAAAATAACCACTACCAGGATCAACATTTAAAATACCTGTATTAAAAATATATAATTGAGAATTTCCACCAAATAAACCACTACTTCCTGATGTTCCACGGGTCCCAGAGGTTCCAGAAGAACCAGAAGCACCCGTATTTCCGTCTATTCCTGAAGTTCCCGAGGTTCCTCTTGTACCAGACGTTCCTGAAGATCCTGTTTGTCCTGAACTTCCACTTGAACCAGAAGATCCTGTTTGTCCAGAGCTACCCGAAGTTCCACTTGAACCGTTATTTCCATCTATACCCGAAGTACCAGAAGTTCCTCTTGTACCAGAGGTTCCTGAACTACCAGTTATTCCACTACTTCCCGATGATCCAGAAGTACCTGATGTTCCAGAACTTCCTGAAAATCCAGAGGTGCCTGAAGATCCAGATATTCCACTGGAACCTGAAGAACCACTAGAACCGTTTATTCCTGATGTACCTGATGATCCTGTTATACCTGAAGATCCTGCGCTTCCACTACTTCCTGAAGATCCTGAATTACCAGATGTTCCACTACTTCCCGTAAGTCCAGAGGAACCACTACTTCCTGTAATTCCTGATGAACCACTACTACCAGAAGATCCATTAATACCAGATGAACCAGAAGTTCCACTAGATCCTGTTTGTCCAGAACTACCTGAAGACCCACTACTTCCTGTTACTCCGCTTGATCCAGAAGTTCCACTTGAACCATTTAAACCAGATGAACCACTACTACCAGAAATTCCACTAGAACCACTAGTTCCTGAACTTCCTGTTAATCCAGAAGATCCTGCGCTACCACTAGATCCGCTTGATCCAGAGGTTCCAGATGAACCTGAACTTCCTGATGTTCCCGAAGTACCAGAAGATCCAGATGTACCTCGTGTTCCAGACGTTCCTGAAGATCCATTAGCTCCAGAACTACCTGAAGAACCATTATTTCCTGATGTTCCACTACTTCCTGTTAATCCAGATGTTCCAGAACTTCCTATATTACCTGCACGAGCAAAAGAAATAACAATTCTATCATTTAAATCAAAATTATTATTAGAAATTAGTCCACTAACACCTAATTTTGTATAAAGTCCAGAAGGAATGTTATTTCCTGTTATTAAATAATCTGCAAAATAAGAACTATCGTATTCTTTAAATATTCTAATAGTTCCTTTTATATCATTATTGCTATCGTCTAAACTATTTATCCAACCACTAATATTAACAAAATTAGCATTATTATGATTAATAAAAATTTTATTTACCGCGGAATATGTACTACTATTAAAAGAAAGATATCCACTTCCAGGATTTGTATCAACAATACTTGTATTAAATTTATATAAATGAGAATCTCCACCAAATAATCCTGAACCAGAAGCATTAAATGATCCACCGCCACCCCCCGCACCTGTTATTAATACCCAAACACCACTTTCTTTAATATATTGTTTATAAGTGGTAAATTCATGATAAATTGCACCATCTAATACTCCTGATGGTTTTGTATCAGATGGTAAACCTACAAATCTATCTCCAGCATATTTTCTAAGTGCCATTTCCTTTTACCTTTATAGAATAATTACACTTATGTTTGCGAACTTATTATAACAGATTCAGAATCATCACCGAAACTATTAGTTAAAGTTCTTCTTCCATCAATTTGTGCTGTTGATAATTTCCAAATATTATTATTATCGTTAAAATTAGTAAAAATTAATTGTTGACCTATTTTCATAGTATTTGTGACTCCACTAAAGTTAATACTTGTTATATTACTTAATGGAAATCCAGTTCTTAACATACTATTATAATTATTAATTATCTCCATGTCAAAAGAATCTATTACAGAAAAACAAATATATCCAGTTGGAGAAAAATATCGATCTTCATAAGGAATAGGAGTTTGAAAAGATTTAGTATAAGAATTATAATTAGAATAACCTGTATAAATATTAAATTGACTAGGAATAGGATTATTTCCTGTTATATTTTCTCCTGAAAAAAGACCTGTACTAAAATAAATATAACCACCAATAATATCTTTTGGCATAGTTCCTGAAACATATGTAATATTAATATTTAAACCACAATCAATAAAATGTCTAGTTATATATCCACTTACTATTTTATTAATACCTGTAGATAATGCTAATCCAGTAATTCTTTCATTATTTATATATAATAAATCATATCCATAAGGATTTGTCCAAGGTTCATGATATCCAGTAGATAAATCTAAATAATTTCCAGCAGAAGTTCTTCCAAAATTATCAACCGCTTCAACTACAACATCATATTTTCTAAATGGCCCACCACTTGCTAATACATTATCTTTAAAATCAAAACTTTTAGATATTTCATTAGAATAAATAGGTATTCCTGTATATTCAAAATAAATAGTTGAAGAAGGAGTATTTGTATAAGAAGGTTCTCTTATAGATAATCTAAAATTAAAATTTGTTGGCAATTGTTCTCCTGTTGAACCCATTTGCCATGTAAAAACTGGACTTAATTCATAAAATCTATCAATATTTGTTTTAGATGCTCCAACTATACCATCATATAACCCTGTTGGATAAAATTGACCAGTATTAATGTTTAAACTACTAATAACAACATCTAAAATAGGAAAAATTTGAGGAATATTAAAAAATCCTGTTATACTATCATTTGAATATGTATTATTTATATAATTATATCCCCATAAACTATAAATAAAATCTCCTGTATTTTCAAAAGAATAATCATAATTAGAAATCTCAGGTGATAAAAATCCAACCAAATATTTATTATCAGGTACAAAATTATGATCTATTTTATCACCCGAAGGACTAATAAAAATAGCAGTATGAGTGTTATTTACAGAATTATTATCTTTTGTCCAATTTAAAGATACCTTTTTAGAACTAATACTTACATTATCTACTGTTGTATATCCATATGTGGGTTTAGAAGGAATTGTTTGTGGTAATAATGAATTTCTATCAAAATTAATTCCTGATTCTATTTCTATATATTTTTGTGCATTATATTGTAAACCAATAACGTTCAATTCATTTTCTTTTTCTTCTATATTAATAATTCTATATTGATCTTGATATGGATCTAGAAATTTACTTGTTGCATCATAAGTTCTATCTCCCGAATTCATATGAATAGACCAAACAGTATTTTTTGTTATTTCATAATTTTCTATATCAAATGGATTAGGATTAAATTCAAGTTGTAAATAAGAGTCTTTATTTATACAATTAGTTGGTGTAGCATTAAAAATTCCACTTTGAATTAATCCTCTTCTTATATTAGAAATTTCACTACTATTCATATCAGAAATAGCAGTCGCATTATAATTATATGTAGGAGTAATTAAATTTAATACATAATTAACACCCGTATTAATAATTGGTATAGAATCTAATTTAATTATTGCTTTATTAGAAATAGATTCTAATTCAAAATCTTTAATTCTTCCCGCGTATCGATATAATTTTTTATTATTATCTATTACATTTATTACGTCTCCGGGTTTTAAATAACTTGCTTCTAATCCCGCATTAAAACTAATCGTTTCTGTTTCTAAATTTTCTGTTAATAAAACCGCTCTACCAAATCTTAATGCTTGTCCACGACTAGTACATCCAATAGCATCAATTTCTATTTCCCTTATTCCATATTTTCTAATCCCATCTACATCTTCTACATATTCAATCGCAGGTTTATAAAAATTTCTTTTATCATTATATCTTACTATGGCTACGGTATGTCTTACTCTTCTACTACTACTAGCATAACCAAAATTACCATCTTTAATATTTGAATTTGTAAATGTTGTAATGGGATCTTTTGGAGAATCTTGTGTCGCAGAAATTACTCCATTTCCAAAATAAACTAAACCTCTAAAAATCGAAGCCATATTATTAATAACTTTATAAGCTTCTTCTTTATTATTTAAAATAATATTACAAGCAAATCTTGGTTCCCATCCACCATATCCATCAGGAACTAAAACATCACAATATTTACTTATTTCATATAACGACCATTTATCTACATATGTACTATCAATATATTTTCCTAATCCGTAATTTTCATTAGTAATAATATCATAAAAGCACCAAGCCGGATTATCTGTCCAATATTTGTTTTCTTTAAAAGAACCATCCCAAGGAGTAGATTCATTATATCTTTTTAAAATAGGATCATAATTAGATGGAATTTTTACTTTTATTAATCTTGTATCAAAAAATCTATTAGGAATTTGACTAAAATATTCCGAATTAAAACGAGAACGAACTATAGCAGAATTTGGATTAGTATGTATATCTTCATAAATTTCTGTAATACTATCTACATAAATAGTATTTCTTTCTAATGAAGTTAAAGAATCAGGACTTCTTCTTGCTATTTTAATTTCCCATCCTAGAAAATCTCTATTATTTACTGTAGGATCTTTGCCATAAAAAGAAATTTTATCTGTTTTAATAAATCCATATTGAATTTTACCAGTAAATTGAACCTTTTTAGCTAATGTAAAATTTTTTGGATTATTTAATGCATTAGAATAAATAGGGCGAAAATAAATATAATAAGTCATTAACGCATCAATTAAATCACCGTTTTCCGCCGATACTGTTTTTTGTAAAGTTTGTATTCTTATATTAATAAAAGCCGCTGTACATTCAGGATTTAATATTCTATATGTTTTTACATGATCAGCTTCTAAAATAGGTAATCCTAATTCATTAAATTGTGTCGCTCGTAATCTTTCTCCTATAGTTCTACTAATTGTTGCTTTAGGATTTATATAATTTAAAATCGCACCATTTGGTAATCCAGGCGTAAAAGAAACATCTATACTTTGATAATTATATTTATTATCTGAACTTACTAATGGAACTTCATTCCAATAAATAGATCTAAACCAATTTATATTTGTTTTTGGAGCATTTTGATAAGGAATAAAGGTCGCTTTTGTATATCCAATTTCATAAGGATTTCCTTCAAAAATATATTCTCCATTTACTAATCCTTCTATTTCGCCTTCTGATAATAAATCTAATACTTCGATTGAAGTAGTAGAAAGAGCACGTTTAACTTTTTTACCGAATTGATCTTCTACATCAACAACCCCTTCTGGAACTTCATCAAAAGTTTTTTCTGAATCTGTACTTGCAGTAGACGTTGAACCCTCTTGTATGGGTTTACTTATTGCAGCATATTTATATTCATATTCAAAACTTTCTGTACTTTTATAAGTTCTATCATTTATTAATCGAACTAAATAATAATTATAAGAATTTTTTCCATAAGTTGTAAAAGCCCCACCAACAAAAATTTTTGAATCTCCATCTCTCATAGTTGGTTGATTGGTTGTACCATTTGTTATTAAAAAATCAAAAATTTTAACATAATTAACAGGTCCATTAAAACCAATCCCATCTTGAACTTTTCCAAAAGGATCTCCATATCCATTGCTTGAAAAAGATAAATCTAATGTTCCATCAGAAATTGAAACGCGACAAAAATTATTAACGTTTGGAACTTTTTGTCCAGCATTTGTAAATTTTCCACCTAATAAAATATAATCCCATGTTGATTGATTATATTCTTCTATACAATTAACAGATGTCTCCGTATCATCATCATAAATAGGTCTATAATTTTCTACCACCTGAAATTTTCCTAAATTTATTCCTGTTTCTTGTCTAATAAATTTTACTACTTTAGTAATAGTTGTTGCACCTAAACTAGTAAATTTACCACCAACCATTAAAATTTTATTATTAAAATCATTATGATATCTTAATAATTTAATACAATTAACTCTATCATTAAGATCAATATCTAATCCAGTAGTTAATTCCATTATTTTTAATGTTCCGGTAGCATTTTTTATACGAGTAATATAATTATTATTAGGAGATCCTATAACAGTAAAATCCCCACCAATATAAATATCAATATTATCATCGTCTTTTACAGAAACGGTTGGATTTGTCGTCCAATCTATTTCTATTGTTCTGACCGCGCCATTTAAAAAAGAAGGGTTAAATGAAGTAATTTCTTTTCCATCGGGTGTTATTTTTTTTAAAAAACCAGAAAAACTACCACCTATTAAAATAGATCCATCATCTTTATCAAAAAATTTTCTATTTATTTGATCGTATCCTTTCATTACTAAAGCACCTGAATCTAAAGAAACTCCTCCATTACTCGGAGATCTAAAACTCTGTATAATAAAACCATCATAATCGACACAAAGAATATTTTCATATGAATCAGTAATATAATTATCATCATAATCAATAACTCCTAATTGATTTTGATCGGGTGGTAAATTTCCTAAAATATCATATTTAAAATCACCAGAAATATAAACTCTTTTAGATTTTTCATGAATTAAAATAGATGTAATACTATTACTTCTAGAAACAACAACAGGTTTACCATCTTTTGTAGTATTTCTAGGAATTGTTATGGTAAAATTATCTTTTCCATAAAGAGCATTTCCATAAGGATCAACAATAATAACAGTAAAAATTCCTATATTACTTAATTCATTTTTTTTCTGTACTAATAAATGTAATAAAGTATTTGGTAATGTTTTAATAGCACAATATAAATTTTCCATATATGGGGAAAATTTAGCAGTACCTTGTTCTAAAGTTGATCTTCTTAAATCACAAACAAAAGGTTCATACATTTGTGAAACATGTAATATATTAAATGGAAAATTTAAACTAGGAAAAACATCCCATTTAATAGTTGGTGCTTGAGATTTTGTATTATAAACGGTCATATTAAATTAATGTTGCTGTATTAGCGGTAGAATTTTCACTATTTGATTTAACAATATATGTATAAGAAAGAATAGTAATCGATCCTGATCCGAATTCTACATCTAAATCTCCTCCTGTATATCTATAAAGTAAACTATTTTCAGAAGATTGAGTATAATAAATATCATATGTAGAAGAAATTGTTTGACTTCCGACAATTAAACGACCATATCCAACCGGAACAGGCCCACCTTCTTCTGTTGTATTATATGGACCATTAAATAAATAAGAAGCTTTAGATTTTTGTATATCTTTATAATTATCAAATTTTGGTGGACTTGTTAAAAGAGAAATCACACCTCCAGCTAACAAAGCTATACCTGCTACGATTAAATATGGTTGACCAAATAATCCTATAACAATTAAAATAACTCCTAAAATAATACCTAAAATTCCTAAAAAATTACTTCCTGATCCTTCTAATATAGGTATAATATCAATAGTTTTTAATGAATCTTCTTTAAATGTAATCATTAATTCAGAATTTTTTATAGTATCAATTTCTTCTATATTTACTGGTTTTTCTGAAATAAAATCTCTTCCATTGATTAAAACTCTATATTTAATTCCTTGTTTATCTTTTTCTAAAAGATATTTATAAAGTTTTCTTTTACTTAAAACTTCTATAGCACGCATAGCTTCCCCAACAGAATTAACACATAAACTCCATTGTTTACCTATATTTTCTCCTAAATCTCCATGTAAAGTTATATTTGTTTTATGCATATGGTGTCAAAAATAAAAAGGTTCTTTTAGTATAAAAATCATTAAATAATTCTATAGTAGAATTTTTATCTTGTGGATGATGTAAAAATTCTTTATTATTTAAATAAATTCCAAAATGATTTGGTTCATAATTTTCTATATATTTAAAAATAATAATATCTCCATATTTTGGTAATTCTGTTTGTTTTAATATTTTATTTAAAATTCTATTAATTTGTGTTTGTATTATATATGGATCTTCTTTATACCAATTTTTATTAATTTTAAAATTTGGAAGATTTATATTAAATTGATCTTTATAAAATTTTTGAATTAATGTATAACAATTTTGATTTTCTATGTTAAAATTTTTTCCTATAAAATCAATTAATTCATAAGAACCAATTTTTGGATCGAATTCATCAAAAATATCATGATTAATATTATAACTTATATAATTAATATTATGATTAATAGCGTTTAATCTATCAAAATTTGTTAATTTTTTTTCATCATTTATATGAGAGTGATAACAACCAACAATTTTTCCATTATCCGAAGCTTCTAAATAATCAAAACAATCTATAGTAAAATTTTTATTTTTTTCTTGACTTATATTTCTACATTTTAAAGCAATAAAATTATTATCTTTATTTATTATTAATCCACACACCTCTTCAATAGGATTAGATAAAGCATGTTTTTTAATATGTTCAATAATATTTTTATTCTTAATTAAAAAATTCATTATCTTGCCTTTCCTACTGTTGGAAAACCCATAAATGGAAGTGTATTTAAACCTATTCCGTTCCATCTGCATTTACATCCGATTACATCTTTTGCGCATTGATCTGCAATCCAATATTTTAAATTAGGTGGAGGAAATAATGGATTATTTTCTTTACAAACAAAATAATATTTAATTCCATTTTTTTCTACAAAAACATAATCCCCTTTATTATAAATAATATTCGTAGACCATCTTCCACGATCTATTAAATCTATATTTGGTAATAATACAGATATTTTTTCATTTTTATTATTAGCAACTGGCGGTGCTATTGTTGGCAAAACAGATTTTTTTCCATGAACAGCTTCTACTCTTCTACTATTAAATTCATATAAACATCCCCATCCTCGATATTGTACAGGACATCTATTTGTCACAACAGGTCTTAATGGTAAAGAAACTCCTTCCACATCTAATAAAGAACCTAATTCTAGCTCTATTCCAAATTTATTTTCTCCAGATTTTCTATCAACCCAAAAAATATCTCTTGGAAATTCTTGAAATGGGTCAGGGTTAAAGTCTTTTGGTTTTTGTTTTCCATAAAAATTTATTTCATCTAAATTTTTAACAAATGTTCTTATTCTAGTAACTTTTGCACCAACTAAACCCCCTAATAAAGCGATTTGTTGTTTTAATAATGATATAACTCCTAAATCTTGAGTATTTTCTGAATCTATACTTATACTTATTTTAGGCGTAGGTAAAACACCTTTTGTACTTAATTCGTATCCTTCTGCATTAATTGGAGCAGCGACGTATTTTTTACCTTGCCAAAAGATATGAGATCTTGTTAAATTTATAGAATTATGAAATCTAAAAATAGTTGTATCTTCATTTGTTTGTTCTAAAGTATTTTCTTCAATTTTTACTATTACACTTTGTCCACTTTCACCACGACTCCCGGCATCATTAATAATTTCTTCTCTAGTTTTTTGAGTATAACTTATTAGTCCATGTTCAAAAGCGATATCAGTAATATCTATTTCAAACATAGTAATAATAGCAGAAGGATTTAATGAAAATAATTCACTATTAAAATTTTGACTTGAAACTTTTGCTTCAGATAAATTCATAATTTTAAATTGAAACTTCTTCTATTTTTATAGAAATTGTTTGTCTATTATAAGTAATATAATTTGTTTCCCAACTTCTACATAAAAATCTTTTAAGAACATCAAAAGGTTTAGATGGAATATATAAAAATGATTCAACGCCTGCTCTTGTTTTTAAAAAATGATTTATTGCTAAACATTCTAAATCATCTCTATTTTCAAAATTTAAAGTTGTTTCTATTAAAATATTATTAATACCATCTGGTCTTCTTTGTTCATATCCATCTCCATATTTAGAAGATATAATTCTAGGCGTAGTAGTAACATTAGTTCCATAAGAAGGACGCCAAAAGAAAAAAGGTACTGAATCTCCATTTACATCAATTTTAATTCCATCCCATAATCCTTTTAATATATCCGATTGTAAATTTGCACTAGAAGTATGATCTGACGTAGCATAATAAAAATCTCCATTATTATATACAAAATTATTTTTTTTATAATCTGTACTAATTTGCCATATATCTTGACTATTAATATTTTGGTCCATTCCTTTTACCTTATATTAATTATATTACACTTTTATTCAAAAAAATTGTGTAATTTTAATATGATGGGAACATTTGTTCCATTTTTATCAAAGACAAGGGAAACGGAAAGGTTTTTATTGGACGGAAAGGAAATTCCGGGAGTTCAAAACGTTCAATTAGGATATAGCCTTAACGCTTCTCCGCTTCTATATTTAGGTAATCAAAATATCAATTTTATACCTAGAGGAACACAAAATGGTCGGGTTTCTATTAATAATTGGATTATTAGTAACGATTATTTTATTCCATTTACGGGAAATTCTGGTTGTAATGGATATTTAATTAATTCTAGACCACCTACAGGAACTATAAGAAAAGAAGTAAGAAAATTTTATGATTTAAATATCGTAGGATTTATATCAGGATATTTAAGTTCTTATAATCAAAGTTGTGTTATAGGTGAGGTTCCTAGAACTCAAGTAGATTTTACTGTTTTTGGAGATATTGGAGAATTAGATAGTATAAATCATCCAATAGTAGAAACTGATTGGAGAACGAAAGTTATGACTGATCAATTAAATAGTAGATATACTATTTCAAATGGTTATAATATTGATTTAAATATAGATGAAATTAATGCTAGTCGAATTATTTCTTATGATTTTACAATTAACGTTAATAGAGATCCTAAATATATTCCGGGATTAAAAATGCCTGTTTATATTCAAACAAAATCTCCAAAAGAAGTTACATTTAATTTTCAAATAGAAATAGATTCGTATAAAATGGATTATTTAACTAGTTATCCAAATATACAAAATAAACAAAATATTTCATTAACATTAAAAGATTTTGAAACGGATACTACTATTATTAATTATTCTTTTGATAATATGTTATTAATTTCTACAGAAAGAATATCTAATGTGGATAATCTTGTGACAGCAAATCTTACATATAAAGGATATTATATTTAATGTTAATTAATTTTAAAGATATTCAAGTTTCTGTAAGTGGTATTCCTATAATGGTAGAAAATGCCTCTTTTAGTTATGATTCTAATTTATTACCTGTTCATTCTATAGGTTATAAAAATTGTGTTGGATATGTAAATTCAGGACCAAATAACTATAAATTATCATTATCTTATATAATGGAAGTAAATAAAGATCCAAATTTTACAGGATTTTTTAATTATATTCAAAATAGAAATATATTTGGAGAAACAGCTATTCCTATTGTTATAGGAAATATAAGTGGTATGTATTATCCCGTATCTTTTAATATAGAAACAAATACTCCTTCTGATATTATCATAGGCAAAATAGAATATGTTTCTTTTTCACCTGTTTCTGGAAATTTATCAGAATCTAATCCTTTAAATTATAATGTTTCTAATAATAATGATATAGCACATTTATGGAATACTAAAATGCTTTTAGATAATAATCATGCATATGGAAAATCTATTTTAGATTTTAGTTATTCAGCTAATATTAACTGGGAACCACAATACACTATTGGTAGTATTTATCCAACAAAAGTATTATTATTAGATGGAAATGAAAATATAAATCTTTCCACAACTATTTATAATAGTATTCCATATTCAGGACAATTATTTTCTGATTATTTTAATTGTAATGAAGCATTAATAAGTATTTGATCTATGTCTTCTTTAAATAATATTAATGATATATCTAGATTAATTATAAGTGGTATAGAAAAATTCTATATTTCTTCTTCTAATATAGATTTTAATTCAGAGGGATTATCTAAACCTACAATAACAATAAGTAGAACTTTTTAATATGAGATATTCTTATAAAGATCTTAAAATAAGATTAAATAATATAGATATATTAGTAAACAATGCTAATTTAAATATTGTTTATCCTACTGAATATTATAAAGAAATAGGTGATAAATATTCAAATAAAACTTTTAATAATACCCCAAATATAGCATCAACATTAAGTTTATCATATTATTTACAAAGAAATGATTTTTTAAAATATTATATATCTAATGATAATCTGATTAATTGTTATTTCGCAGGTATTAATTTATATAGTGGTTATTTAAAATCTTATAATTTATCTTTAGAAGAAAATTCTCCTATATTAATAGATGCAACACTTTTATTTTGGTCTAAACCAGAAGGATTTATTACGGGAATTGAATCTTCTATTTTAAATAATTTATCTTTTTTACAATCTTCAGATATAGTTATTAATTCAATATCGGAAGAATGGTTGCCTTATAATGTAGATATAAAAAAATTATCTTATAATTATGAGGCGGATATAATACCACAAAATTTAATTAAATCATTCGATAATATAAATAATGGTGGGCAAAATCCAGATGAAATTATTTTTAGAGATAAAAATGTTAATATAGAAATAGAAGGATCTTTTTGGGCAACAACAGGTTCTTTTAATCTTTTAGGGAATAAAATTATAGGTAAAATTAATTTTGTTGATACTCAATCTCCAATTTTTACAGATAGTTTATTAATTAATGGAAATATTATTAATTTTTCAAATGAAATACAATCAAAAAATTCAGCAAGCTCTAAAATTTCTGTACAACAAAATATTTTTCAAAATCCTCCTATAATTTATGGATCTAGTTCACAGCCATTTAATACTAATAATTTAGTATATGTACAATGTACAAATTTAACAAAAGTATTAGAAGTAAAATTAAATAATAAAAATATAGAATATTCTATTTTAGGCGACAATTTATTTTTTGAAACTCCTGCTGATTCAGTTTCAGGAAAATTATTTATTAAAACGGAAGGTGGAGAAATATCTTCTGGTGTTAATATCTTACCTAAAAATATGACAATAGAAAGAATAATTCCATATACAGGATATTCTGGACAAAATATTTTAATTACAGGATCAAATTTTTATGATATTTCTAATATTTATTTTGGAAGTAAAGACTGTAATAAATTTGAAGTAGTATCAAATAATTTAATATATGCAGAAGTACCATTTAATGCTTCTTATAATTATATACAGATATCATCTATTTTTAGAGGAAAAACTGCTTCTTCACCAGAAAAATTTGTATCTTTACCTATTATTACGAATTTTAATCCTCAATATGTAGATAACGGAGATCTTATTACTATTTCTGGAAGAAATTTTAATTCAGTAACAGGTGTATATATTAATAAAATTAATTCTGCTTTTACTTTAGTGAATGATTATAAAATTACTGCAACCGTACCTAATGGTTTAATTTATGGAGGAATTTCTTTATATGCTCAAAGTGGATTAGTATCAAATAGTTCTTTTTTCTTAAAACCAAATGTAAAAATTACTGGATTTTCGCCAAATATTGTACAAGAAGGTGATACATTAATAATTTCAGGAAAAAATTTCGATGTTAGTTATATGTATGAATATTCTGAAGAAAATAAATATGCTGTATTATTTCAAAAAAATAAATTAGGAAAATTCTCTATTATAAATTCTACAACACTTCAAGGATTTGTTCCTACAGATATGATCGCAGGAGGAGTATATATTTTAGATCAAGATGGAGCTTCTATATATCCAAGTGGTAAAAATATTAGTAAAAAAATTACTGTTCCGGTGATAGAAAGTTTAAATAATACTATAGCTTATAGTGGTTTACCATTCTATACAACAATAGTAGGAGAAAATTTAGAATTTGTAAGTGGAATTTGGTTAAATTCAGTTAATTTAGCTACTCCCGTTAAATTTATAATAAGTGGAACTAATTTCTATAAAGATTTAGATGGATTTAAAATTGATTTAGTTAATTATATTCCACTAGGATTAAATATTACAGGAGCATATGATTTATCTGTTGTCTCTACGGGAAATATTTATGGTGTTGCTCCTGTAAATTATAGAATTAAATTAAAATAATTATTTTTTTTCTTTCTTTTTTAATCTTAAAATTAAATCTAATAGAACAGAAGTAGGAATATCATTTACTGTTAAAAAGGCATCGGCCCCTTGAACTGCTTCTAAAACTAATTTATTTTTAATATCATCAAAAACTAATTTTCTATTTCTCATCAATTTTTCTAGAGAAATAATTGCTTGTGATCTTGTATCTGTTATTTTTTCCTCTACTGTAGTAGAATCAGTAGGGCTTTGATCTATTTCTCCTAATTCTTTATCTGAAACAATATTAATTTTTAAGAAATTTCTAACCGCTCTCGCAAAAGCACGATTTTCTGCCATTTCAATAAGATATCTTCTGGCAAAATCTCTTACATTATTAAGACTAGCTCCTGCTAAAGATTCAAAAATAATTGTTTCTCCTAAAGTTTCATAATTAGGTATCCAAGTAATACGACATCTTGTAGAAGCATATTCTTCACTTGCATTAATAACTTCATAAGAAACGTTAGAAAACCCTCTTAATTGAGCTAAATATTTAATTCCACCTAGTAATATTATTAATTCGTCTTCGTTTAATTTTGTTATATCTGTTTCTTTTGTTTTAGATTTATTAGGAATTAAAAATTCCTTAGGAATCATTTTTCTCCAATCAATAGTACCATCTTCTTCTTTAAAGAAATAATCAATATGTGTATATAACCCCCATTGATTTCTTTGTAAAAGAGTCGGAGGTACGCATGTTATAATTTTATTTTCCATATTATTTTTTAACTAAAATATTAAAATATTCTAGATCTTTCCAAAATAAATTATCTTTAATATAATCTTTCATTGGAATAGGATCATATGAAAATCCAGATACTATATCTTTATTATTTTTATAGCTACAATGACTTGGGAACATTTTTCCTTGACTTAAAGTATATTTACTTGATTTAAAATATAATAAACTTGGATCTATATTATTAATAATTTCTGGTATTATTGTAGTCTTTTCAAAAATTAAACCATAATCCATATAATTAATTTTATATTTAGATAATATATCTTTATTTAAATATGATATTAAAACATATTTTATATTAGATTTTTGTAAATATTTAATAAATTTTGGATCATTATCTTCTTCAATAATATAAATTATTTCTTGTATATTTTGTTTAAAAGATTCTATTATTCTTGAATTTATAGATTTATTTGTAATAATAATACATTTATTTAAATTTAATTGTTCTTGAAGATTTATTTCATTAAATTCTAAATCCATTCTAACAATAATATTATCTATACCAAAATCTTTTACATTTATTACTTGATTTGGTATCGTTTCTAAAATTTGATTTTTATAAGAATCTCCAAGAAGAAGTGTTTTAAATTTATAAGAAAAATCAATATTTAATAAAGTACAAACAGAAGATGCGATTAATTCTGGACTTATAGTATTAATTGTTTTAGGATTTTCATTATTAGAAAATGATGGTTTTATACCATATCCTCTTTTTGGTTCTAATAAAATTTGATTATCTTTATTACCCCAATAAGGACCACAACTTTCAATAAAATTTGTAGAATATAATGCAACAATTGGTTTATCAAAAAAACTTGCTACATGTACAGGAAAAGAATCAACTCCTAAATGAAGTAAACTATTTTTAATTATATATGCGACATTATTTATATTTGTTTGACCCAAAGTAATATAACAACCATTTAATTTCTGATCATTAGCTGTTCCTATTTGAACTAAACTAATATTTAATTTAGATAAATATGGATGTAAAATATTTACCACCTCTTGAGCATGATCATAACTTTTAGCATCTTTACTATTAAAATGAACAGTTATATACTTATCAACGCTCATTGGAAAATATTTGGGTAAAATAAATGGTTTATTTATTTTTGATCCCATTGATAACGCATATGTTTCTAATAAGTGCATAATTAATCTTGTAATTTAAGAGCTAAATTTGTCTTACCATTATTTAAATAATTTAAATTTCTTTGAGTATTAAAATAAGGATGAAAAGATAATTCAAAAAAACCTTTATGACTTCCAATACCTTCAAGCCATACTTGACTATCCATTTGTGGAATATATTGAATTAATTTATGTATATGTGGATTACCTATTAATACATCAAAAAATTCAGGTTTTGTCGCAACATATAAATTTGCCCAAGGATATTGTTTTTTTAAACTTTCAAAAGTTGCAGTAATTATAAAAATATCCCCAATAGCTTCAGGCATTACTAAAATAATTCTTTTGCCTTCATCATCTTTATCTAAAGTATCACTAAATTGTATTTGAGTGTTTTTATTATTTTCTTGATTAGCTGTTTGTCTAAAAAAATCTTCTATTTGTTTTCTCGGCATTTGTTTAGAAATTTGAGCTATCCAATGTTGATATCCCGAATCTTTTTCATCAACATTCATATTTAAAATATTTTTATATAAAGATTTTATCCATTCTCCATTATCTTTTATTTCTTCTATTTTGGCGTTTGGATTTTTTATATCTAATTTTGGTATATAATCATATTGAACAGGAGATAAATTATCAAGAAAATCTTCTATTTGTTTACCAACAGATTCTATAGCGTAATTTTTAATCGTCCAATCTCTACCAGTTTTTCCTATTTTTTCTCTTTGTGGTAAATCCATTTCATATATTTTTTGCAACTGTTTTGCAATAGAACTAGGATAAGTAGAAGCTTTTCTAAATTCAGTTCCTTGTTCTCTATATTCTGCCCATTCTAATGGGAATGATCCTGATCCAGATTCACATAATTCTTCACCACAACTATAATTTGTAACCAATGTTATTAATTGTACTAATTTAGCTTCTTGTATAGGAATTTCTTGTCCACCTGAAGTAAAAGGATGAACATATACATCCATTAAATTATAAATTTCATTTAATTGATTTTCATCTACACCACAAGCGACATTAGTAGTTATACAAGATTTTTCAGTTTTACAATCGGGACAATTTTGATCCTGACCTACAAAAGATTTAACATGATAATGTTTACATGCGCGACATACGTATGTAGTAAGAATTTCATTTTTATCCAAATTATATTCATCGGCTAATTTATGAATATTCCATCCTTCACTAAAATTTGTATGTAATAATAAGTTTGATTTAATTTTAGGATTATGTTTTTTAAATATTTTATATCCTTCTAATAAATTAGGAACTGATTTCCTTAATTGATTTCTAAAAACAAAACCTATTACAAAAGAATTATCATCTATATTAAATTTGCGTCTTAAATCTAATCTTTTATGATTATCTATTTTATAAAAATTTTTAGAATCTACTGCTCCATGTATTGTTTTAACATGTTTATTATTTAATCGATGCATTTCTTTAGTAGCAAAATCACTCCAAATCCAATAATTATTAATTTTAGGTGCTTTTTCTACTGCGCTAGGAAGTAAAGGTAAAGAATCTAACGTCGTCCAAATAACAGAATGAATATTAGGAAACCAAAATCTATCAATAGCATAATCTACTCCCCAAATATCTTGTACTCCTATATAAACATCTGGTTTTTCTTGCATTATAATTTGATCTAAATAATATGCACCATAACTAATCCCTCTTGCTTGAAATTCTCTTTGTTCTGCGGGAAATTGATTTAAAATATTATTAAATTCAAATTGATTATCAGGCATTGTACCATAAGATTTCCAAGGTGTTCTTTTTAAATCAGGAGCATTTAATGGAAGACCACAACTATAAGATACAATTTCATACTTATTCGTATTAAATAAGTACGAAAGAATATTTTTAGTATTTTTACCGAATCCAGTATTTGCTAATGCAAAATCTGAATGAAATAATATTTTTAGTTTTTTAGACATATCAAAATGGCGCCGATTCAATAGGATTTACATTTTCCGATTGTTCTTTATGTTTAGATTCGAATTCTTTTTTATCCGCCGCATAAATAGCATTAAACATTCTATCAAAACAAAATTCTAAATATAATTTTATTGTTAAATGTTCTCCTGAGGGTAATAATGCTTTATAGATATTATTATCCTTTTCTAAAATAAATCCTCTTTTTTCTCCTTGTGATTTATCAATTAGAAATCTTAATCTTGATTTATTATTATCAAAAATATGGGTTTTGTCTAAAATTCCTTGATCTATATTCAAAATATTATATAATTCTGCCATTTCTGATCTATTTAAAAAGAAACCCGTTGATAAACCTCCTTTAAATATTCCCATTTGATCTTGATCATTCCAATCTGTTTGTTTAGTAAAACCAACAAATAATTTGGCGTCTTTACTATTAAATGTTAATCTTAATATTGATCCCTCTTTTTTAGCATTCGGACAAAAAAATGTTAATGGCATACTTTATTCCTCTTGTTCGTCTTTTAAATCACTTAATTTCATATAAATTTGCCAATCTTGAATAATGGCATTTTTTACAAAAATAGTATTCGTATCCTTCTTTTTACCACCTATGATTACTATATTACCTTCTTTTGGTTCGTTTCCTCTATTTTTTTCTATACATTCTTGAATATTATCATTAAAAATATAGTTATGAAGAGTATTACCTACTTCATCAGAAATAACCATTTTAATATAATCATTATTATTTTTAGATTTTTGTTTAACAACCTTTTCAATAATACCAACAAAAGTTACCGTCGATCTTTCTGGTTTATCTACCACTTCTGCTAAAGTATTTAATCCATAAATACCATTATCTCCAGGATTTTTTGCACAAAAGATTTCATGAAGAGTATATTTATATGAATATCCTAAAAGAGTTCTTTCATAAAACCAATTCGCAAAGATTTCGTTTGTACTATTTTTATCATAGATCTCTTTATACGGAGTATATTTAGAACGCAATGTTTCTAATCTAGTTTCTTTAATTATAGGTTTTCCTTTTTCATCCATCGTTTTAGATAAATGTTTAATAATATTAAATAAATCATATTCAAATTGTTCACCAATTTTTAAAGCATATTCTTTTTCTTTTTTAGTTAAACATCTCCAAATTTGTACTTCTAATACTAATTTACTTCTAGAATTTTTATAACCTTCTAGTGCTCCTGATTGAATTAAGGCGGATAATGTACCAACAGATAATCCGGCTTGTTCCGCCGCAACAAAGACTTGAAATTTATTAGCAAATTCATTACTAAAATTTCTAACTTTAATAATCGTTTTATCAGAAACCCCTTTAATAGAAGATAAACCAAACCTGATATTGTTTCCCTCAATCTTAAAATCAACATCAGATTTGGTCAGGTGTGGTGGCAAAAGTTCTATACCAAAAAATGGTAATTCTCTTGCAATGTTTCTTATTTCTTCTATCGGTTTGGGAAATTTATCTACTCGTTTTAAACAGGCAGTATAAAATTGTAGCGGATATTTATATTTAAGATAAACAGTTAATGCGGTTATATAACTCGTAGATAATGAATGACTTGCATTAAACGAATATTTTGAAGAATCATCTAAAATTTTCCATAAAATATCACCAATAGAACTATCAAAATTATTGTTCTTGCATTTTTCGTAGATTTTTTCTTTCCATTCTTTTACTTCATCTACTTTCTTTTTTCCAACAATACGCCTTAATAATTCAGATTCTTCTGGGGTAAATCCAATTATCATAGCCATTTGCATCATTTGTTCCTGATACAAACATAAATTCCTAGTAGGTAATAAAACCTTTTCAAAGGCTGCATGTGGACATATAGCTGTATTATCTACATAATCATCAATATATGCTGAGGCACCCGGACGCGCTAAAGCATTGACATCAGAAAGTTCATAAATATTTTTAGGTTTTACCTGATTTGTTACTCTTAAAGCAAAATCTGCGCTTATTTGATATAATCCATAAGGCAATAACAGTCCATTTTGAAACTGATTATATACAATAGGATTATTATCTAATTCTATATCTTCAACCTTTTCAGGAATATTATGAATAATATCATTAATAATTTCGTCTGAAGTTAAACCTAATAAATCTAATTTAATAGCAAAATTTGCCGCATCGTCTTTAGAAAATCCTACCATTAATTCTTTTTCTTTGTTTAATTCTAAGGGTATTTCTCCCTCTAATGGATTAAATGAAATAAGATATCCAGAAGCATGACATGATTTTTGTTTAATGATATCTCTTAATTTTAAAGCTATATTAAATGTTTTAGGATTATCTTCTGACCATTTTTTAAAATCATTGTTTTTTTCCGGCATCTCTCCTATGTCTTCAACAATACCTGCATTTTTTTCAACTAGATTTGCGAGGTCTTTTGCGTCATCTTCACTGATACCATCTACTATTTTTGCGACATCTTTAACTAAAAGTTTGCCCGTAAACGTAGAAAGATTTAAAATTTTACAAATTTTACCTTTATAAATTTCATTTAACCAATTAATAATTTCTTGACGGACACCACCAATATTAATATCTACATCAGGTGCTAAATCCCCTTTAATATAAATAATATTGTCTACTACTTTCTTTTTTGCTCTAACTTTTGATATAAACCTTGAAAAAATTAGTCTTTTATCTATTGGATCTACACCTGTGACACCTAATAAAAAGAAGATTAAAGATGCGCCACAACTACCTCTGCCTGCATCAATAAAAGCGTCTAAATTACGCATTTTATTAATAACCATCCAAACTAATAAAAAATAATCCACGAAATCTAATTCATGAATTAAATCTAATTCTAGTTTAATTCTATCTTCATATTCTTTTAATCTAGATTTATTAAATTTATCTTTTTTCTCTTTCCATCCTTGACGGCATAAAGCCTTTAAGAAATCAAAATTACTAATATTTTTATCTACATGAAGATTTTCTTTATCTTTATCAGTAATAATAACTTCTGGTAATCTAACATAACCAAAATTAGGAAAATTATATTTTTCAAATTTTATATCTGTAAATTGCATAATTAAATATCTATTTCCCAAACCATTTGATTCCAAATTTGCCAATTTAATTTTACGTCTTCTTCTGCGTTGTGAAGTTTCTCAGGATCAAAATCGATTTTATATTTATTTCCTAATACGGTTAAATTCGTTTTTAAACCTTTTTGTTTATGATTAAGCATAGAATATTGAAAAGCTAATTCATCTTCTCCTTCTCTTGGTTTTACTCCTAATTCAATAGCTTTAGCAATAGCATTAGTATCAATACATCTATGTATAAAAGAATAATCTGATTTTAATCCTAATAATTTTCGATAAATTTCTAATAGATAAACATCAAATCCTAAAATATTGTGACCCAAAATAATATATTCTTGATTATATAAATATTTGGCTAATATATCATATATAAGTTTTGGATCTTCAGCTTTTTCTTCATATATTTTTTTATCAAAATGAGTAACTCTTGCTGCTCCTTCGGTTATATTTAAAGGAGACCATTTAATCATATGAGATTTTACTTCTAATATATGTTTACCTTCTCCTACTATATATCCTACTTGCCAAGGTTTATTATCTGTAGAAGCAAGATTTAAATGACAAGTTTCTAAATCAAAGAGAAAATATTTTTGCTTATCTTGAAAACGAAGTAAATTTTTTTGCATATTTTATAATTTTAAATAGGATTCGAAAGAAAATTTATTGCTTCCAAAATGTTCTAAATTTGGTTCAGTTAACAATGTTCTTCGTTCAGGATTCGTTGCACATCTAAATGTCATATAAGCTTCTAAATCATCTTCAGAATAATAATATATTGAATGACTATTAATAATATTTTTAGAAAAATTTTGAACTTGATTAGTAATTAATTGAGTAAATGGAAGTTCATGATTTTCTATATGAAAGAAAATATTAGAAAAATCTATAGAAGGAAGACAAGTATGACGTTTTAAATTATTATTAAATAGAAATGAATCATAGAATGGAATCGTTAATACGATATTTTCTGTTAACATCTTTTCTAAAGTTTTCCAATCTAATCTTGGTTCATAATAAAACCCATTAGTTGCCGCTAAACTATATATTTTAATTAAATCTGAATATCCTTTATTATTTTTAATCCATAGATTAACTTTACATTCGGTTTTTAAAGATTCATTACTTTTATCATTAATATCATTGCATATCAATAATTTAATACCAAATCTAAAAGGTATATTAGAAGTGTTAGAATTATTATAAGCTTCTACGAAACCAGAAAAAGAAGTTTCTAACAAGAAGATTTCTGAAAGATTATTTATTTTTGCTATAGAAAAAATAGAAATAGAAGAATCATTTCTTATTTCTTTTTCTGGAGATCCTAAAGTTAAGATACTTTTTCCTATACTATAATGACTAGTAAAAATTGGAATATTTATTTTATTCATTATTTTCGTCTGTTTCTTCTTCGTTTAGTCCATCTTCTTGAGAGGTTTTTAATAAATAAATTGGTAATGTATTTAAAACATTTACCGTATATGTTAAACTATCTACTGTTTTAATATTATAACAAACTTCTAATTTTTCATCTTGTATTAACATTAACACATATTGAAAACCTTGAATTTTAATTTTTTCTAAATTTTTATTAATAAACTCGTTTGCAGATCCAGAACTACCTATTTTTAAATTAGAAATTGTATATTTAATAAGTTTAGGTATAATATCAGAAAGTGTATTTTCATCAAATTCACTATTCGTTACTTGCACCTTATTAATATTTTTAGAAGTAGACTGTAAAAAATAATTTATATAATCAATACCATTTTCGTTTAAATAATCTAAAATATCATAACAAAAATCCATCGATTCGAATTTATCTATCTGTGTTGATTGTGCCATATTTTTATTTAAAAGTCAAAAGCATTATTAATTCTATATTTATCTAACATTTTTTTAACATCTTTTATTAGATAATTAACATTATGAACTTCTAAAATATTACTTCTTGGATTTATATAAAATATTGCTAATTTATTTATCCAAAATCCATATTGTTCTAACATGTAAGCATACAGACTTAATTGTATGGAGTAATGATTAAAATTACAATGTTCCAAAGCATGAAGAGGTGCTTTCATATACTGCCTCCAATTAGATTTTTTTTCTAACTTCTTATTAGTTTTAAAATCATAGATATTTATTTTTTTATTAGGAAATAATTCTATTAAATCAGTTGTTCCTGCTATTTTATGAGTTTTATTAATTAATACGCATTCGGAATATAATTTTCCTTTTAAATGTAAATCTTGAAATTGCTTTATAAAAACTTTATTAACACCATCGGCAACCACACCAGTATTAATATAATTTTCCATATCTGAATGGAATTTATGACCTTTGTAATTAGCGTCATCTCTTATTTGATCCCATTCTTTTCTTAATTCTTCTACAGTAATTCCTTTTTTTTCCGCACATTTAGTTATAATAGATCCATTCGGATCAAAAGGAGGTTTAAATAAAGTAATTAAACTACTTACTGATAAAAATGGTTGATTATCTAATGATTTATATGTATGAGACTCTTCATCAAAAAGAATTCTCTCATTAATTAATTTACATTCTTTTTCAACCATATTATTTAAAAGTTACCATTTCTTTAATCATTTCTTCTATAGAAAGAATGTTATTAGCCCATAATAATCTATTAACTTCTGGATAATTAGTTGTTAATGTTCTATTAATAGTATCTAATGTTCCACTACAAAAAATATTTGCTTTAGTCTGATAATACTGATTTAAATAAGATAATAATCCATATTTAGTAATAGAAGCTTTTGGTACAATATGAAAAGTTCCAGATCTTGGAGATAAATTATTTTCTATAAGATTCTTACATATTTTACCAAATTGTAATGCGGTAATTCCATTCCAAAAATGATTATTATAACCAGTAATTAATTCTTTTTGTTTTGCTTGATTTAAAAACCATTCTACTAATGAATTTTTAGTTTCTAATTCTCTCCCAATAATAGAACATCTTAAATTATAAAAATTATTATTACAAACTTCTCCTAATGATTTAGTTTTACCATAAACATCATCCGCATTATGTATACAATGTTCATGATAATATTCTGTATAAGTACCAATTCCTTTTCCAGAGAAAACACCATCAGTTGCTATATTAATAATTTTAATACCGAATTCTGCAAAACTTTTAGATAAAGCATAAGGTAAAAGTGAATTAATTTGAATAGCTTCAAGATTATTATTCGTTTCTTTTAAATTTTGTGAAGTTATTCCGACCGCATTAATAATAAATTCGGTTTCATAAATATCATCTACCCAAATTTTATTAAATTCTCTATATTCTATATTAGATCTATCAATATAATGTCTCTTTAATTTATCGATATTACGACAATATGCAATTACTTTCCATCCAATAGAAGAAAAATAATTAACCAAATTATGACCTAATAAACCTGTTGCTCCTAAAATTTTAATTTTCATAAAGTTTTTCTTGTAATTCTTTATACCATTGTTTATTTTCTTCTGTTGTTTGTTCTCCAAAATCTTTTTTAAATGGTAAAAATATTTCTAATTGATTCGGATCAAAATATTTTGATAGTTTTTTATAAACTTTTTCGGAAGCTATATTTCCTATTGATTTATTATTTAATTCATTATTTAAACTAATAATAATTTTATTAGGATCTAATTTTAAAATCTCATTTATTAATTCAAAAGAAATATCTGTTCCGAAAATACATAAAGTATTTTTTATACCATCATCCCATAATTTCATTACACAATGAGAACTTTCTACTAATATAATTTCTTTTTTATTAATTAAGATACTTTTATTTAAAAATAACGGCCATTTAAAATTATTTTTACTTCCAAGGGTTTTATATTTAGGACGTTCGGTTTTTTTAAAGTTTAATGTATCTCTTCCAATAAAACCTACAATTAAAGAAGCATTTTCATTAAAGATAGGTAAAACATATCTTCCTTGCATTTTACCTTTTTCTGCTATTCCACCACGAAATTCTTTAAGTGTTTCTTCGCTAATACCCCTATCTATCCAATAATTATGAATAGGAAAAAGTTCATTTAAAATTGATATAGGATATGTTTCTGGCATATGAATTAATGTTTTAGTATATACAGGATTTTCATAACCTAAAATTTCATTATTTTCTGATAAAACTTTTGAAACTTTATTTATCGGTATATTTAAAGTAAGACTTACTAATTTTTGTAATGTTCCTTTTTCTCCTGTTACATAATCTACAAATTTATTTTGTTTAGGATAAATAACTAAACTTCTAGGGCTTTCTCCATCTCTATATATTGCTTTAGAAAGATAATAATTTGAACGTTTCGTGAATTCATAACCAAGTTTCTCTAATATTTCTATTAAAGATCCTCCATTTTTACAAATCTCTATTGTCTTCTGGTTCATTTCCTTGAATAACTCTTAATTCTTGATTTCGTAAAATTAATTTCAAATCACCATGTTCTGTTACTTTAAAATTTTCTACTGTATAATTTAAAAAATTTCTAACATACTTTGGATTACCATTATGATCTTGTGTTCGAATTAAATCATGATGTCCAAAAGCTTCTCTTCCTTGAAATCTATATTTTAATGGAATTAAAGCATGCGTACCAAATTGTTGTCCATGTTCTTGTATTTCTTCTAATCGTTTTCTTCTAAAAATACCAACAAAAGTTGCAAACCATAATAAACGATCAGAAAGAGCAATAGCACTACTATCGTCTGTACCTGTTTCTGCTGTTCTATTTAATTGACAAGCTGTTAATAATGGCACATTTAACTCTAATGATAATTCTTTTAAACTATTAACTTTTTCACCAATTAATTGATATTCTTTTAATTGATTATCTTTTTCGCCAGTTATTTTAATATAATCATAAACTATAATACAAGATTCGCCCTTTTCTTTATTAATATGTTTATAATACCAACGTCTAATTAATGAACATAATTCTTGAATTGGTTTACCTGCTACATTTAAATGATAAACAGGATTGTTTTCTTTAATAATTTTTTTCGCTTTATTCCAAGATTCTACATATTCTTTTTTATTAATCCAATTACCTGTTTCAAGCCACCATTGAGGAATATTAGAAATCGCAGATGCGACGCGAAATTTAATATCTTCCGTTTGCATTTCTGTATCTAATATTAAAGCCTTGCAACCAGGATTTAATTGAGTGGCTTGAATAGCTAAATCATCTAAATACGTAGTTTTTCCTTCTCCACTACGACTTACGAAAGCATAAATATTTCCTGTTCTTAATCCACCGAATTTCAAATTAAAATCTTTATGAGGAGTAATTAAACCCATTTCACTTACAGGATTTTTTGCTAAACTTTCAATTAGATCAATTGTATTTGCTAATAATAATTTAGGAGAATCTTTAACAGAAGAAAGTTTAACTGTTTCATGATACATTTTATCAATATTATCAATAATTTCTTCTATAGGCTTATTAATATTATTCTTGACTTCTTTAATTATATTTTCACCGGTTTTAAAAATATCACGACATAATCTTAATTTTTCCAAGTCTTTCGCAGTTTCTAAACATCCATTTTTACTAATAGTAATAAAAGTAAAAGTATTTAAATAATCAAAGATGTTTATATTATCGTCAAATTTAATACCTAAATCATTAATTTTATTTGCTATTAATACAATATCTAATGATTCACCTCTTCTTTCACCTTTACATATTAAATTACCAATAACATTATAAATTGCTTTATGTACGTTATTAAAGAATAATTCATCCGTATATATTTGATTAATTTCAAAATAAAGATCTGGATATTTAATTAATCCAGATAATACGTGTCTTTCTGATTGAAGTGAATTTAATTTATCTTGCATATTAAGGAATAAAAATTCCAAATCTTTCTTTTATATAATCGACCGATAATTTATCTACATCTTCTGTAATTAATTCAATAACTTTAAAACTATTTGTTTCTAACCAATTATATTTAATCATATCCCTTTTAATAGACGATACATAACCCGATCTAGATCCATGAAAAAATTTATTATAAGCAAAATGCTGATCTCCTTGAACTTCAATAGCTATTTTTTTATTTAAATTAATAATATCACATTTTAATCTAGTTTGTGGAATTTTAAATTCTTCTAATACTATATGGGATTTCCAATAAGTATGTAAAAATATTTTAACCCTAGTTTGTAAAATAGACCGGGAAGGTGAAAACCAGTCTATTCTATAATTATTTATATTTACATTTAATTCTTTTTGACCATTTAAAGATAAAAATTTCATTTAATATTCGGATAATAAAGCAGATGAAATTTCTAAAACGTGTTGATATAAAATATTTGTTGCCTCTTCGTTTTCTTGAAGAAACTCAATAAAACTATCTTCACCTTGATATTTTGGTTGTATAACTATATTTTTATCAGCTAATAATTTAATAATACTTTCATCTATTGTATACCAAGAACCTCCCTTTGATACTTTAGCATAGGCTAATAACATATCAAAGACTTCTCTTTCACGCCAAATATATTTTCCAATTGGTGCATTTCTTCGAATAGGATATTCAATTAGATCTCCACTTGTATCATTTTGGGTTTTTCTTAAATAGATTTTACATTTATGACCAAGAATTTTATCTTCGCCATTAACGGTTTCAATAATAAGATTAGTTTTAGCATTATGTTGTTGAAATTCAAATACCCAATCAGAACCATGAACTAAAGCGTGGGCACCAGAAGCATTAGTCATAGCATTTGGATCGGGTTTTTGATACATCTGCACGATTTTAGATCTGACTTGACTAATAAAAAATCCTATATGACCACATTTTCTCATGGCCATACTAAATCTCTCAAGAAATCTCGTAGTTAATGCAGCTTTATGTAATCCAGAAATTTGATTAACTTCTTCTGCATTCGTATTGGCTACATCATCTGGAATTAATGAATCTAAAGAATCCACCACAAAGAAAAATCTTTTAGTAGATCCAATATTTGTTTTAACTAACTGTCTCATTAAATCAATAGACATTTCATAAGAATTTGTAGTTAATACGAAACATGTCCCTGGAGTAAAATCTTCTATTTTATTTACAAATTTTATAGGATATCTCGATTTTATAATAGGATTTAATCTAGATTCTGCATCGATATACACTCCATAACTATCTGGTACGGTTTTAAGAAAATTTGTCATAAATGAAAGAGTACAAGACGTTTTACCACTTTCACTAGGACCTGTTAATCTAACTAAAGAAGGGGAAACTCCACCTCCTATTTTTGTATCAAAATTTAAACTACCACTTGATACTTTATATTTTGGTGTTTCTACATCATTAAAATGTTGACCGTCAAATTTTTTTAATACATCTCCAACCGTATCTTGAACATTTACTGATTTATCTTCTGTTTTTTCTGTTTTTTCTTTTGGTAGTCTTCCCATAGTCTTTATACTCCTACTTTGAATTATATTCTCTAAAAATTAATTTAACATCATTATCTAACATACGTTCTACTAAATTTTCAAAATCAATTTTTTGTTTCCATTCTAATTCATTTTTTATTTTTGTAGAATCTCCTATTAATAAATCTACTTCTGCTGGACGATAAAATTTTGGATCTATTTCGATTAAAACTTTACCATCACAAATAAATTTTTCTTCTAATCCTTCACCTTGCCATTCGCCTAAAATATTTAAATATTTTAATGATATATTAATAAAATCTTTTATAGAATGAGTTTTACCACTAGATAATACATATTCTTTTTGTTTATTATCCCAAATTTTACTATAAATATCCTGATTTAACATTCTCCAATTTCCATCAACAAAATCTAATACATGGCTCCAATCTCTTTTACTATAAATATTTCCTAATTTAATAGGTTCGATTTTATCAAATTTTCCAGAATATATATGTAAAAAGATTAATGCTAAATTAGAGGTAATTTTTCTTGTTACAAACTCTTTTCCTCTTCGTTCCGATTCATGATTAAAAGACCAAGGCTGTATAGCGTACATGCCGTAACTTTCTCTATAAACCTTTACCAACTGGCGGGCCGCTATTTTAGACGCGCCATAAGGGCTTCTAGCGCGTAAGGGATGGCTTTCTGTTTGTGGACTAAACTGTACATCGCCGAATTCTTCTGAAGATCCTGCATTTAAGTATCTAGTATTAGGAGAATATTTTCTTATTGCTTCTAATTGTCTTAATACTCCTAAACAATTATAATTCATATGTTGTTCAGGTAAATTCCAACTACCTCCAACAAAAGAATTCGCGGCAAAATTAAGAAAATAATCAGGTTTATATTTATCAATTAATGTATTAATTGAATTAGCATCACCTAAATCCATTGTTTCTAATATAAAATTAGGATTAGATTTAATTTCTTCTATATTTAAATGATTCGGCACACTTAATCTTCTTATAGTTCCTATTACTCTATGACCCTCTTTTAATAGAAACTCCGCAAAATAAGATCCCATTTGACCCGTAACGCCTGTAACAATACTCGTTTTCATATTTATATTTTAATTGCGCCCCAAATACCTGAATAATATCCAAAATCTTTAAATCTTTTATCATCTCTAACAAATTGATTTACCGCATCTCTTAAACCTTCAAAACCTCCATTTGGATCATCGGGATTAGGATAATCATGACCAATCATTAATCCGCCATGTTTTAATTTATCATACCATTTATTAATATCTTCTTTTACATTTTCATAATCATGAGCACCATCTATATAGATTAAATCAGCGGTTTCATTTTCATGATCGTTAACTCTAACTAAAGAGGGTCCTTTTTGGATATTAATTCTATCTAAGAAACCAAATTTTATTAAATTCATTTTAAAATCTTCTAAAAAATGGTCTTCATCCCAAACGAAAGGATCTATACAATAAATTTCAGTATTATCCTTATCTGTTGTTAAAGCCCAAAGACAAGCAGATTTTCCACGAAAACTACCTATTTCTACTATTTTTCCTTGACTGCATAAACCAATAGTATATAAAAGAACAAATTGATTGGGAAGTAACCAACCTTTTATTGTATCTAATGCTTGTAAATTTTGTACTAAAGTTTTTTGATCTAATTGTGTCGCTATTTTTAGATATTTATTAAATAAGCCTAATTGAGAAATCATAATGTATGTAATATTGGAATATTTTGCCCTGTTTTTCTAAAAAAGTTTTCATTCCATTCTAATCCGTTTTGACCCCATCGAAAACTACAACCAGCACCATTTGCAAAATGTTTTTCTTGATATTCAATTTTCTTTTTACTAATATTATTATTTAACCACGTATAATGTAAAGGGTTACAAATAGTTTTTGGAACGGTTAAAGTCGTTAATTGTTTATAATCAACTCTATAATTAGATAAAGGGACACAATATTCTATATCGTTATCCCAATAAAAATGATTTAATTTCAATCCGTTTATATTTGTTCTAAATATTCTTGGGGGTTTAAATCCATTAATATAAGTTTTTTCATTAAAAACTAGATTTTTGAATTCTATACTAAACCAATGAATAAAAGCCTCATTTTCTATATAACTAACAGTCCTTTTAATTTCATCTAAACTATAGACTTCATCTAAATCTAAAAGCCAGATAAAATCACAATCTTGTGATATAAGATAATTTAATCCTTTATTTCTAATTTCTGATTCAGTTTGAAAAATATTTATTCTATTTAAATCTTCATAATCATTTTGTAAATAAATAAAATCTAAAGAAGATTGTTCTTTTATTAATTTTTGTGTTTCTTGATCGTTATCTTTATATCCATTTAAATGGTGTTCTAAAAACTGACCATGAACAACAGCAATTTTTAATGAATTTAAATTTTTATATTCTAACCAAGGATCTAAAACTGTATTAAAATATTCAGGTGTTCCATAAGCGCAGACTAATAATCCTATTTTCATATTAATAATAAGCTAACCATTGACCTTTAAATTCAGGATTTGATTTAATAATATTTTTTTTATAGGTCCAAGCTGAAATTAAACATGTTGTTAAATCGTTTTCTTCTTTTAATAAAGTTCCTTTAGGATAAATAGGAACCGCAACCTGTGGTATAAATTTATTTTGTCTTATAGGTGAATCATCTATCACGTATTCAAAATTAATATCTTTAAAATGATTTAAAAATGTATTACATTCTCCACTAGCACCAAAAGCTATATTTCTTTTAGATTTAATTAATTTTCTAATAATAGGATTATTATATCTATCATCATATATAAATTGTAATTTTTTAAAATCTTTTATCCATAATTTAATATTATTTAAATCTTGTTTAGGTTCTTCTTTTTTAAATTTTATTCTTAGTAATCCACCATGAAACGGTAATACTTCTGATGAAATATAATTAAAACCTATTTTTCCTAAACATATTTTTAATGATTCTTCTGAATGAGAAACTAAATGTTCTATATAAAAATCTGTATATCTATTTATTTTTAAAGCGGGTTCTATTGATTTTACTTCTAACCAAAATTCACCATTATCTTTTAAAGCTAAAAAAACTGCCTCAAAAGCATCTTTTAAAGATTCAAAATGAGAAAAACAATTAGATCCAGAAAATACATCAAATTTTCCTATAAGATTATTTTTTACAATACATTCTTTATTTAGTGGTTGGTTTAATAAAGCCCAATTTGTTTTATTATTATTTAATTTTGCATTTCGTGCGACATCAGACGGATCAATTCCTATAAGTGTCCAGTTTAAAGGTAGTTGATTTAATAAAACCCCATCATTCGAACCACATTCACCAAATACTATATTTTTTTCTTTATCGTATTGAGAGATATATAATTTAGATAAAGATTCAAAATGTTTTACTAATCCACCAATAGTAGAAGAAGAATAATTATATTTACTATATAAATCATCTATAGATAGACTTTCTCTGCAAAATACCGTACCACAATCTAAACATTGTAAAAAATGAAATGGATATAAAATAGCTTTTTTTGCGTCTTCTTTTGTATTAGAAAATTCTCCTGCTAATGGCATATTATCCATATGAAAAACTTCTTCTATATTAGAAGATTCACAACAAACGCATCTTTTTAAATTATTATATTTCATATTATCTATAATTATCCGCCCAAGCTAATTTAAAATCATCATTTTGACCCGCCCAATGAAATCTATAATCATCACCTAAAGATTCCTTAATAGATAGATTAGAATAAAATTGAAGAACAGTATTATCATCTAAACTTTTAAATCCATTTGCATATCCTTCAGGAATATATAAAATACTTGGAGAATATTCAGATAACGTAAATTTATAAATATTTTGACTATCTGCTCCTCCAGATTTCCAATTTTCTACTTTATAACAAATAATATAAGCAGAACCAACTAATACTTCTACCCATTTTTTTTCATGTTTATGAGCATGAAAACCTCTTATATAATCTTTTTTATGATTTCTAACTGTATATTTTCTTTTTATATTATCTAAAGAAAAATCATTTACAAAAGAAACAATACCTCTATCATCACAAGAAAGGCCACCCTTAATTAAAATTGGTTTTTCTTCCATACTATATAATAGATGTTAGTTTTTTATTTTCTAATTCTTTTATAATTTCTTGTTTTGCAGGAAAATTATTGTTAATATATGGTTTATGTAAATCAAAATAATAATGATTATTATAAAATGGATTTTTCCAATCTATTATTCTATTGTCATTTAATATTTTTAACCATTCTTTAATACAATCATCATAATTTAAATAATTACAAAAATTTAATTCTTTTTTTGCTTTACTACTATCTACTCTATAATTTCTTTGATCTTCTGTAGGAATATCTGTTTCAATAATTTTTGCATCGGGAATATATTTATTTATTCTTTTCGCCATATCTAATATTGTAAGATTTTCTCCACCTAAATTATATATTCCAGTTTTATCAACGCTATCAATAATACTTTTCATAATTTGAAAAGCAACATCATTAACATCAAGAATTGGTCTATATTGATTTCCTCCAAAAACAGTTAATTTCTTTTCATAAAAAGCTTTAAATACTAATAAATTACCAACTAAATCCATTCTAGGTCTTGTAAAATTATCTCCTTGACCATATAAAGTACCTAATCTAAAAATTAATGCATTTTTATTTATTAAATATTTTTCTGCTTCGACTTTAGATTCTGCATATAAACTTAATGGATTAACAGGACTTTCTTCAGTAATTATACTATCATTTTTACCATAAACAGAACATGAAGAAGTGAAAATTATTTTTCCATTGTAATTTTCTGATAGAAATTTAACCGTATCACGATTTATTTCTAAAGATATTTCTGGATGAATAGTACATGCCCCATCTCCAACATGCGCTGCCAACCAAACAATAGTATCATAATTATTTATATGTTTACTTAATAATTTATAATCTCTAACATCACCATAAATAAATGATAATCCCTTTTTAAAATAAAAATTATTAAAACATAATGAATCGTATACTGTTACATTTTCTATATTATGATTCATTACAGGATCTAATAAATCGGTTAATAATCCGCCAATATATCCTGCGCCACCTACGATTAAGACTTTATGTTTCATACTTTTGAAAAAATATTAATTTTATCTCTAAATTCTTCTATTGTCAAACCAGTTTTATGAGTAAAATATTCTCTACCGCTTCTTCTTTTTGATATATAATCTAATTTTTTATTTGTTTGTGAAATTCCATGATAAACATATGATTTATTTGAAATAATAAATTTAAATTTTTCTTTATGTTTTTTCCATAATCTATATGCAAAATAATCATCTAATCCATATCCAGGATACCATCCCATATCTATATTATCTGAATAACCATTAACATTTAAATAATCTTCTCTCGTAACCATTATAGGATGTGAATATCCTATAATTTTATCTTCTTTTAAATATTTATTATTTTTTACATTCTCAATAAATTTTTTATATGTATTTAATTCGGAAACTTCTCCTAAATTATCTACGGTTACTATAGGATTATTTGTACCATATGGTTCTACTAATGCGCAGCTAGCACTACAAGGATAATTATTTTTAATTATATTAATTAAATCTTTATCCCATCCTTTATGAAATAACATATCATCGTTTGTATTTAATACATATTGATGATTATGCGCAAAAGGAAGAGAACAATCTACAGCAGGAACACCATAATTATGATATAAAACAATAAATGATGTTTTATTTTCATATAAAAAATCTATAGATTCTTTATCTGCTTCGTTTAAAGTAACAACAATAGAAAAATCTGAATCTGTATTGTCTTCTATAGATTTAATACAAGATTTAAGTAGATTAGGACTTTTCCAAGAACATAATTGTATTAATATATCGTTCATATTTTTATCATTTTAAAATCACTAACCCAAACTTCTAAATCCATAATATCTTTTCTTATTTCAGATGGATCTATATTTAATACAACCATTTTATAAAAATTATTTAATAATCTATTGTTATTTATTCCTAATTTAATTATATGATGTAAATTATTATAATTTTCTTTTAAATATTTTTCTAAAGAATTTATAGTAAAATCAAGATTTAATACTTTTTTACATACAATTCTTAATGTTTTTCTTAAGGTTTCTTGATTAAAAAAAGACTCTCTATCTTTATAATATAGAAGAACATGATTAGATCTATCATATACATAATAATATTTAATATCATGTAATATCCATTCTTTATCTGTGCGATATCTATTAGAATATAGATTTTTATTTAAAATATCTTTAAAAGGAAAATCAGTATTTCCTAAAATATCTACATAATTATTTTGAGCATTATGTAATCCCCAATGTGGAGTTCCCAAAAAAAACATATCTTCATTATATTCAGCAAGACAAATTTTACTTGCTTGAACTACTGTTTTGATATTTTGTGAAGAAAAAGTATTACAAATATTATGAATTTGATTAGATAATTCTAAACCAATTCTTTCAGATGAATCTCTTAAAATAAACCAATCTCCAGGTTCCATTATTCCACAACGAAGAAATTCATTCATTTGAAAATCATGATCATTTGTCCATTTTCTATAAATAACAGAACCATTTTTTTTACGTTGATTTAAAATATCACAAGTTTTATCTTTACTTCCGCCATCTACAAAAATAAGACCATCTAAATTTTGCCAAATATCTTTTGTTAACTCGTCTATTTGTATTTCTTCGTTTTGTGTGATTCCGCAAAGGTAAATTTTCATATTAAATAATCGGTTTTAATAACAGATCTAATTTTTTATAATTTATATCAACTTCTAATTCTTGATTATCTATATCATAAGCTTTATATTTATTTTCTAAAGCCCAAGTTAAAATATTTTGATGTCTAGGACCAAACCATTCTATTTGAATAAAAGGCTTATCTCTTTTGATTAAATTTAAAATAGTATTTAAAACTTCTAAATCGTATCCTTCACAATCTATTTTAATAAAAGAAATTACATTATCAGAAACGTATTCACTATAATGATTATTAAAATTTAATCCGGGAAGATAATGTTTTTCTGCATATCCAGAACCATCTGTTTTAATAGAAAATAAAGAAGTATATTTAGAAGGACCACCATTTGTCATTCCTACTTCATATTGAAATTCAAAAAAACCATCTTGTTCCATTAAAGCAATATTAAATGGTAAAACATTAGTACATTTATTTATTTGAAGATTCGGTATTAAAACTTGATTAAATGCTTGACTAGGTTCAAAACATAAAACCTTTCCATTTTTATTTAAAATGGACATTGGAATAGTAGTATTTCCATTTCCTGCGCCTATATCTAAACATACTGATCCATTTTTTATAAGATTTTTCCATCTATTTATAAAAAGATAATAATCATTTATATAATATTGATGTTCTAATAATTCTTTATCTTCTTCATACCGTCTATTCCAATGAAAAAATTCTATAGTTTTTAAAGTATTTTCATCAAAAAATTTTTCTAAATGAGTAAAAAATCTATTATTATGAATTTTTATTAATTCTGTCTTCATTATATTTTTAATCTATGTAAAAAGCTTTTTTCATTAAAATGTGTATCTTCTAATGGAACAAAAACATTTTTTCCACATTCAATTTTCCAGTGATCCGCCCAAAACTCTTTATTTCTTTTGATTCTATTTTGTATATCTAAATATCCTGTATGTACAACAAAAGGATAATTGTCATTTTTAATTAAAAATAATTTTTCATTTATAGATAAAAATGGATCTATTAATGGATAATAATTTACTAAATTACCATTTGAATCTATTAATTCACAAGTATCACTTTGATTTATATCTACATTCTGACCATTATTAATTTTAGCATAATTAACAGGGCCACGAAATAATCCTTCTTTATGAAGATACCATTTTTGATTTATAGCGCGACAATGTTCTTTATCTTTATATAAATCTATAACAGGAATTAGAAAAGATTTTATATTTTCTTTATTAATTAATTCATTAGCTAAATTTTTCCATATATTTTTTTGATAAAATGGAATATATTCATCTAAATCTAATTGTATTTTAATAGGATTTGTGGTAGCTTGTAATGCAATATTTTTTAATTTTCCATCAAGAAAAGGATCAGAATATGATACATCTGATTCTATTATTCTTATATTTATTAATTGTTTTTCTGATATATAATTTTTAATCTGATTTAAAGTATCATCTTTTGATTTATTAATACATAATATGACTTCTTCACTAAATAAACATGCATTATCTATAAAAGATTTATAATCAAAATTACAATTAATAACATTAAAAGCGGAAGTATAAATAGAAAAATTTAATGACATAAAATAAAAACTCCACCGAATAATTAAAATAATAAAATAGTTTTAGCAGGTGGAGTTTGACTGATCACAATTAATATGTAGTCTATAATTTTGCTAACTTCATTTTATTATTATCTAGAATTATCTAGGTATATTATATTACACTTCTCTTATAAAAAATCTATATTTTTTGAGCAAGAAAAATTTCTTTTCTTATTTTTCTTAGTTCTTCTATCCAGAATATAGCTTTTTCTCTAGAGAATCCTGCTTTTTTTAATCCGTTTTGAATAGTTACTAAATGTTGCGTTGTATATTCTTTATTAAAGAATCCACAAAGAACAAGATTAAATTTCGCAGCTTTTTCATTAAAGGCATAATTAGTTATTAATTCACCATTCTTTAATGTAGGTATTTTATTTAGAAGATCACTTATAGAAGTAGAAATATAAAGTTTTTCTTTTAGAGAAATGTCGGTATTTTTTACATTTTTAATAATTAATAAAATAGGATATAATTCATTGGAAAATCGTAAAATTTCTTTAATAGTAAATTTATCTATAATATTATGAATTAAATTATAAAAATCTTCATTTTCTTCACAAAGACTTTTTAATTTATTAATATCTAAAGATAATTTTTCAGATAATAATTGATAATCTTTATCTGTTATCAGATTGTTCATTGTTAGATGGTACTTTCTTTGGTAAAGTATTTCCACTTAAATAAGCTTTTATCCAAGAAATATCAGTTCTTAATGTACTTACTTCTGCTATTACTTGCTCTAATTTAGTAATTCTTAAATCAAAATTTGCATATCTAATATTATTATCTTTTAAATCAGACATATTTGATAAAACAGATTCTATTTGTCTTTCACTACTAGAAATTCTCTTATCAAGAACATCTATGGTAAATGTCCATTTAGAAGTAAACCATACACCACTAATTAACCAACTTAGCAATATAACTATATGCCAAATATTAATTTTAAAAAAATCGTTAATTGTATTTTTCATATCCTATGTACATTAGTTTACACTTTATATAAAAAATATACATTTAATGATTGGTTGCATGTTTTTTATTTATTAAATAATAAGTTAAGTGTATTAAAATAACTCACATTTACCACCAGCACAAGCGGCGGTTTCTTGTAATTTAGTAGTATCTTCTTCTTCTGTTAATTCTTTATAATTAACAGGTTTATAATTATTTATAATATTATTCCATTTTTCTTCATCTTCTTTAGTCGTTATTGATTCTAATGGAGCCTGTACATATAGTTTATCACCGGTTTTTGGTAATAATGAAACGGCGCAAAAATATTCTCTATTTTGATATAAATAATTAATTACTTCATCCCATTCTTCTTCTCCAACGAGAACTGTACAAGAAACATTATGTTTAATTCCTTTTTTATTAACATCTGTTGTGCCATTTTCTACCCAATTTTCTTGAGTTAACTTAATTACTTCTAAATGTTGAAGGGCGGATAAATGTTCTTTAATAATAGCATTCTCATTAATTTTTAATGGAAAACAAATAATATCATCTGTTTTATTAGCAGACCAAACAGATTCCTCACACATATGAGGATTATGTTTTTTAAAGAATTTATAAACAGGATCAATTTTATTACATTGAACACGTCTAAAATAACGCCTTGCGTGATGCGGATGTATTCCTGATGCACTTTCTAAAACTAAACTTGATGTACCTTCCGGTTTAATACAAGTAATTCTTGCGGCAGGATTAATACTTATTTTGGCTGACCATTCTTTATTTATTTCTATTGCATATTTAGCAGCACGTCTTTGATTCGCGGGATTTAATAAAATATCTGGATTATCCATCATTCCTGTAATAGATACTCCTAATAAAGCTTCTTCATCTGTTAATTCTTTTGATGTATTAGTTAAATAATTTAACTTATCTGTATATGAAGCTTGTAATGTTCCTAAAATAGTCGCGGCTTTTACTGCATCCAAAAATTTTTCTAATGAAGTAACTTTCGCACCATTAACACTAGTAAGATTACAAAACTGAACACCTGTAAGTCCTTGATTATTAATAGGTTCGAATGAAATCTCAAAACATCTACGAGCCGTAATACCATTAGCAATAAGAGTTCTTCTATTATTTTCTTCTAAACAATAAACATCTTCTTTTCCTATATAATTTATAGAAATAACCCGACTCTCAAATTTTATATTAGTAATTTTTGTTGCTTCTATTAATATTTTATTTAATTTATTATATTTTTCTGTAGATAGATACAATAATTTTAAACAAACATTTCCTTGTTTAATTCCAGGAATTACTAATCTAAAAGATTCTTTAAAATGATATTCTTTTTCTTCTCTATTAGAATCCAAAAACATCCTATTTCCCTCAGGAAGAAGATTATATACCTTAGAAAAAATTCCAAGTTCTTGAAGTATCAACATAATATCTATTAATACTTGTTTATTTGATTGTGTTATTCTTACACTAACAGATCTAGAATTTTCATTATAATCTATATGTCCATCGGTAAAGATCATTCCTGAAACAAATCCTGCTTTGAAATTTTTAGATTTATTATGAATAAGTGATATATCATCTTTATTTATTATATCAAAACTAGCTAACGCTTGTTTTAATCCTTTACAAATTAAAGAATACTTAATTTTTCTTCCTACTTGTGATTGTAATTTAAATTTCGGTATTAGTGTTAATGGTTTACTTCCATCGGATTTCAAAATTCCATTAGAATTTGCTATTCTTAATATATTAGAAACATGTGTTTCTATGGTTTTCATTAATATTTCTGATTCTTCTGAATCTTCATCTATCCAAATTGAAATCGCAGCATTTTTAGAATCTATATATCCATCTCCTAAAACTAATCCAGATATAAATCCATTTATAAAATCTTGATTTTTCTCAAACGAAGAATCATCAATAATAGGTGTTCCAATTAAAACTTTATCTGTTCCTACTACAAGATCTTTAATTTGAACCATTCCTCTAGTGGTCGCTAGATGATGATCTCCTGTTGCTTTCACATTTCGTCCACAAGATAATAAAACTTCAAAAACTTCTTTGTTATCTCCAGTTTTTGCTATTTTAGTCGCTATATTTTTAGATGTCCCAAAAGCATTCAAATCTAAATCCCAATATTCATTATTATTTAATAAATGACCTGTGACCCTATTATCTTGATGAATATAAATATCTTCTTTACTATTTAATAATTCAGAAAATGTTTTCCATCCAGAAGATGTTAAAATTTTAGTATCTATAGTAAAACAAGGATTAAACAAAGCCATTTCATTATCGGCAAAAACGAATCCTGGTTCGCCAAATTGCTTAGTTTTATTAATAATTAATTCAAATTGTTCTTTTGTACATTTATTTCTTATTAATAGAACACTATTATTACTTCTAGCTCTTTGTGGTGCGATATGAAACCAGCTAATCTTTTTATCATTAATTACTTGATTATATTCATATTCAGAAATAGAAACTTCGTATTGCTTTTTATCTACTGTTATTTTTCCACTATATAATTTCGTTTCTTCGTCTAATGAAAATTTATTATGTTTACTTACTATAAAGTAAGTTTTTGATTCCATCATATCGATATCATCAAAATTAAAGACAACAGAACAAGCTGATCTACGGATTCCACCTGATAAAACGGCATCTGCAATATGCATTAAAATATCATATGCATTAATTGTTTTAATTCTTGTTTGATGTAAATCTTCTATAATATGATCAAGTAATTCTTTAACCTTTTTATGGCAATTTTTTAATCCTTTATATCCTGGTGCTTTTCCGCCTCCAGTTTTTAATGGGGCACCTTCGGGACGAATTTTACTATAATCAAAGACAATTTTTCTTCCTGTATAAGCAGTATTTTTAAAATAACAATTTAATAAAGCCTCAATAGAATCTGACCACCCTTCTATAGAATCTTCTACAACATAAGTAACTACAATACCAGTTTTATTAGAAGCGTTAACTAAATCAGGAAGTCTATTTAAAAAATAATTAGTTAAACCAAATCCTACACCGCAACCACAAAGTAAAAGATAGAAACTTTCTGCAAAAGATCTAATAGAATCAATATGTCTGACGCTACAATTGAAAATTCTTGAATTATGAGCCTCAATTGCTTTACCACCAAATTGCATTGATCTCATTGAAGGTACTACATTCTTTTGTTTTACCTGATCAAAAGCCCATTTTATTTCACTTAAATCTTCTTTAGATAATTTCTTTTTAAATTTAGATAAATGCATAGACATTACACGGTCTATACATTCTTCCCACGTTTCTCGTCTTCCTAAAAATTCATTAAACCTCGCATATTTATTAGTAAATATAAAATTAGATATTTCACTTAAAAAATTAACATTCATAGATGTATATAAATTACAACCGAATAAAAAGAAAAAGAAGAATAATTATGAATAATCAAAACCTAAAGCATTTAAATCTTTTTTAAGATCTTTTTGTGCTTTTTCAGGATGAATTTTATTTTTCCTAGATTTAGACCAGACATCATATTTTTTATCTGGTTCTCCTCTTTTTTCTGCGCATTCTGCGCTAGTATTCCATAGGTCTCCTATAGTACCCTTTTTACGTCCTGTTTTCTCAACAAAGTCTCTTGCGGATCTAGGATCTATATTTGTATCTATTGATGCTTGAGGAATAGTAAAAAGACGTTCAAATTTTATACCATTTTCTATATATTCATGAACGTCATTCATTTTTTGAATAACAGAAATAATTTCTTCGGTCTCTGGATTTTTAAAAAAATATTCAGGCATTTTATTCTAACGTTTCTAAAATTTTAGTAACTGTATTTTGTACAGTAAAATTTTCTTGTAATTTTAATCCTTCGACATTAATCTTATTTTGTTTGAATCTATTTACCGCCAAATCAATTGCTTTATAAAAATCATCATCAGAAAAAGAAAATATATTTCCTTGATTAAATGGTTGACCTTTATGAAAAAACATGCCATCGTAAACTTCTTGTTTACTATTAGGATTAATTAATATACTATTTTTATCGTTTGCCCATTCTTTATAACCCGCACAATTTAAAACAATCGCATGTTTTCCTAATGCTACAGAATGAAATTCTGGTAATCCCCAACCTTCTGTACCTAAAGCAAACACAATATCACCAGAATTAAGAAAATCATTATACATTTCATTCTTAGGCATTAATCCTAAGAAATCGACATTAAAATATTTAATTCCACCGCAAATATGATGCCAGATTTTTTGATTATCTTCTGGGCTTATAAAAGGATTATAAATAGCACAATTAAGAAAATATTTAGGATTATTACCATATTTTTTAATCCATAATTTAATTAGTTTTTCATGATTTTTTCTTTTTTCAAATTTACCGACAACATTAAAAGTAATTCTTCCGTCATTAAAGAAATTTTTATTTTTTACATAGAAATTATACTTATCGAAATAAAGAGGTACAACCTTTACATTATCACAACCGCATAGTGAAAAAATATTTTGTGCATATTTATTTGTAACTAATACAGAATTTTGATTTTTAATTATATTAATCTCTTCTTCTGTAGGAGAATCAAGTTCGTAAAAAGTAAGAAGATTCTGTTTTTTACTAAAAGATTCTAAACCTCCATTTAAATGCCAAAGTTTTAAAATTTGAGTATCTCTTTTATGTGTTTTTATGGCTTTATTTATATTTGATTGCAACCAAGAACCAAAATTCTGATCTATATTTTGAGAAGATACGTCAGGATTTCCTATTGTAAAAATAGAAGGTTGATGATTAATTTCATGTAAGTATCTTAATATACCAAAAGAAACTTGGCCAAAAGAAACACTATTTAAAGGGAGGTTTAGAGCGTATTCCATGTTAATTAAATATTATAGGAATTGTTCGGTACTTTGTACTACCGGCGCGGCTGGTCTTTGTTGTTGACGAGGAGGATATGAGGTTCTTCGTTGGGCGCTTTGTACCGGAGCAGCCTGAACTTCTTGATTTCCACCACTATTTTGTGGAACTGAATCATCTAAATAAATAACAAAATCTGGAGAATTTTCATTACGTTTTTCTTTAGTAGGAAAAACCATAACATTAATTTCCCCGGTTTCTAATTTAAGTTTACCTCTTAAATATTTAGCGCCGGTTTTTTTTGCTACTTTTGTCCAAAGAGCACCTAGTTCTCTTTTTTTCCAATCTGATTGTGGTTGTTGATTATTAGCCATATAAAAATGATATTATTAAATTTCGATTTCGTCTAAAATTTCTTTCTTATTTTTTTCTTTATTTAGAATTTTCTTTCCTCTTTCAAATAAATTAATTGCTGTTTGTGTACTAACGCCGATTTGTTCACTAATTGCTTTCCAGCTCCGATCTTGTTTAATTTTATCACAAAATCTAAGTTTAAAAATTTCTAAAATTCTTCGATCTTCGTTTTGTTCTAATATTTTATAAATCTTATCATTAATTAAATGATTATTATTAGGTTTTGGATCTTCCGATGGTAAATCATGAAATTTTTCATCGTCTATATTAATCGAAAGAATATCTGGTTTTTTATTAATTAATTTTAAACATTTATATTTAACAGAATTACCTACCCATGTAGAAAATTTAATATTTTTAGTTTTATCAAAACTATTAATTATTTCATAAAAATTATATATTTTATCATCTACTATTGAAGTTCCATCTATGTTCTTTTTCAATAGAATATTAACATAAAAATTATATACATTATGATATAATTTTTCATGTCTAGTTACAAGTTCTTTTAATGCTTCACTATCCTGTTTTTCTTTTACTAATTCTATTAATTCTATATCGGATAATTTATTGTATTCTGTCATCTTATTCCTTAATCCATTTATTTATTTGATCAATTAACGGGTCTATATAAGGTTTTATTAATTTATCATTAATAATACCATTTGAATCTAAAATGGTCGGCCAAACAAGTTTATAATCTGCGTTTTGATTTAAAGACGGATCGTTTTTTTCTTCATCTTTGTTAGCGGGTGAAACAAAACTTCCATCTTGATTGACTCTTGCTACATGAATTAGTTTTCCTTTATTTTTATTTTTTAACCAAAATAATTCATCTTCCTTATATTCGTTGTATCTTATATCAGTTACAACAGGAATTTCATTTGGTGAAATTATTTTTAATTGATTAGAAACGATTGATGTCCAGTATGTTCCATCGGATTGAATCCGCTTTACTTTACCATAAGCAACAAGAAAATCTCTAATCATTGATTTTTCTACCTTATTTTTTGTAAAGGCAGAAATACTAAAATTCTTTATAAAAAAATCATCTAATTCTGATTTAAGAGAATCAGCCAATGCAAATCTCTTTAGAGAAAATGACTTTATATTTTTTTGTAATAAATCAAAAAGAGTATCTTTACCAGAAGTTGCTACTCCAGAAATTCCTAATATTAGCATAATTGATTGTAGAATAGTTTGTTATTGTTGTCAATTAGTTTTCTTCTTCTGTAGGAATACTACTAGTATTTTGACTTATAATATTAATTATATTAATTACATTTTGTATATCTTCGTTCTTAATATTTAATACATTACATTCTAACTCTTTATTACCTGTTGTTTGTGAAAAAGCATTTAAACATTGAGCAATTAACATTGCGGTTTCTGGTTTAATAGTTAATGACTGTTCTTTTTGATTAAGGGGCGATTTTAAAACCCAGAAAAAATCATCTTTTTCTTCATTTTCTTTAAAATATTTAATTTTTTCTATGATTTCTAATCTTTGTAATTCTTCTAGAGATTTAAGAATTAATGCTTTATCTATATCTAATTGATCGGAATTTTGAAAAATATCTTGAAAGTTTTTTTCTAGATCAAAAATATCATTTTCTAAAAAATATGTATACAATTTATTTATTACATGTAAAATAGTCATACAGTATAATACTCTAGGTATTAGATTTTTTAAATAAAAGTTGAAATTTCTGCTTTCGATGAATACTATAGATGTAATGTTAATGATTTTTTTATGCTCATTATCTATGATTTTATTTAGATTATTTGTAAAAAAAGATAATAAAACATATTGGGAATTATGGTAATAGATATATTCTATAAAAAATTAACCGAAAATGCAATCGTGCCTAACAAAGCGCATGATACAGATGTCGGTTATGATCTATTTGCTATAGAAGATGTTAAAATAAAACCGTTCGAAATTAAAAAAGTTAGAACAGGAATATCTTTAGAAATTCCAAATACTCATTGGGTTGATATAAACCCTAGAAGCGGTTTAGCGGTAAATAGTGGAATTCATGTTTTAGCAGGAATTATAGATCCTTCTTATAGAAATGAATTAATTGTAGTTTTAGTTAATTTAAAAGGTGCGGAATTTTTATCTGATGAATTAGATAAATTATATACAAGATTAACACCTAATAGACAATTTAATTCTTTTTATAAAGATAGTCAAGATTTTGTTATTAAATCTGGAATGAAAATAGCCCAGATGATAATAAAAGAAAAAATAGATGCAAGATTTTTGGAAAAAGAAACCCTTTCAGAATCCGATAGAGGTATGAAAGGTTTTGGTAGTTCAGATAAAAAAGAGTAGTATAAACTAGTTAGTAAGCGCGCAAAATTTCAACATTGTAATACCCTGTTAACTCATGGGTATAGATGTTGTTTATTTATTTATATACTTTTCTGAATGTTACCTAGGGTATACCCTACCTAGGGTTAACCCTACCAAGGTATACCCAAAGTATAAGTATACCTTGAGGTTAAATACCTCGTTACCTTAAATATATATTTTAAATACATAAAAAAGGGAACCCCCGGGAGGGTTAACCCTGGGAGGGTATACCTACAGAGGGTATACCCTGGGTACAGAAAAACTAAAAAAACCTTTAGATATAAATTTTATTGTTGATATAATATCTTCGAAGACGAGAAAGAATTTTTCTTGTTTATTTTCTTCGTTCAAAGAACAGACAGTTGCGCTTTTTTTATTTTATGAATAATGTCGATAAAGAATATTTTCGTTTAATTAATACGGTTTTAGAAAAAGGTAAAATTAAACATAATCGTACCGGAATTAATACTATTGGTGTTTTTGGAGAACAGGCTAAATTTGATATTTCTTTAGATGCTTTTCCTATTTTAACAACTAAAAAGGTTTGGTTTAAAGGTATTTTGCATGAATTGCTTTGGTTTATTAAAGGAGATACTAATATTAAATATTTGGTGGACAATGATGTTCATATCTGGGACGAATGGGCATATAAGAAATATAAAGATACATTTGGAATTCATCATACCAAATTATTAAAAGGTGGAGCAACTGGACCTTGTGAGCCAGCAACTCAATCTGAGTTTATTCAAAAAATAAAGGATGATGTTGAATTCGCTAAGGAATGGGGCGAACTTGGCGAAGGCACTTACGGCGGAATGTGGCGGGAATTTCCTACTCATTTAGATCATCATGCAAAAAATGATATAGATCCTTCTCTTGGAGAAGACGAACCATATAGAGTAGATCAGCTTCAAAAAGTAATAAATAAACTTAAATCTAATCCAGATGATCGCCGGATGATTGTTTCTGCTTGGCATCCTTATTGGGTTGACCATTGTACCCTTCCCCCATGTCACTGTTTATTTCATTTTAATACAGAAGAATTAACACTAGAAGAACGATTTTTAATTTTTTCAAAAGGATGGGATTTGGAAAAAGCGAAATTAGAATGGGAAAAAGAAGGATTCACAGATTATCATCATTTATTGGATGAACATTGTATTCCAAAACGAAGATTGAATTGTTTATTATACCAAAGATCGCTCGATTTACCACTTGGTGGGCCGTTTAATATAACAAGTTATTGTTTATTGACAGCAATGATAGCACACGTAACCAATATGATTCCCGGAGTATTTACGTGGAGCACCGGTGACACGCATATTTATGTTAATCAAGTAGACGGTATTCGGGAACAACTAACTCGGGAACCAATGAAACTTCCTAAATTGTGGTTAAATCCAGAAGTTAAATCCTTATTTGACTTTAAATTTGAAGATATTAAATTGATTGATTATGTTTCACACCCCGCGATAAAAATGGATGTAGCTGTTTAAGCATATGATACAATCTGAATTAAATCTAAATATGAACGTCGTTGAGCCAAATAATGCAAAAACATTCGATAATTATTTACCACCGTCTTGGGATGAATGGTTTATGCGAATGGTTTATTTAGTTGCAAAAAAAAGTAAAGATACAAGAACAAAAATAGGTTCTGTTGTTGTTAATGATGATCACAGAATTATTAGTGTTGGATATAATGGTTTTCCTGTTGGTGTTAATGATAATATTAAAGTAAGATATGAAAGACCTATTAAATATCATTATTTTGCTCATTCAGAAGCCAATTCTATTTTCTCCGCAGCACGCATTGGTATTTCTTTAAATAAATCTTTTCTATACACACAAGGTATACCCTGCACTGAATGTACAAAAGCGATTATACAAGCAGGAATAACTAAAGTAATCGTTCATGAACAATGGATTGAAAATGAAAGAAAAATAAGAAACTATAATGATTCATCTTCTAAATGGAAAAATCATAACGAAATTTCAATAGAAATGTTTAGAGAATCAGAAATAACATTATTATCATATAACAAGATCCTAAATGAAATAGGATATTTAGATGGACAAATAATTAACGTATAGATAAAATGAACAATCAAGATCAAATAGATTATAATAAAAAAGCCATTGGGCATATCGTTTTTGTTCTAGAAAAAAGAGATTCTTGGGAAGGTAAAATTATTGATGTAAAAAACCACGAAATCTTTATTGTTGAAAGATTATCAGATAGTAAAAGATTTGATGTTAATATTTTCGATATAAGATATAAAAATGATTAATACTGAAAAACTTAAATCATTGAATGAAGACGAGGAAGTTCTTCTTTTATATAGTTTAAATAATTTTTGTAATCCATTAATTTCCGGCGAAGTAGATTATCAAACTATTGCTTCTTATAATTATGGTTATTTACATCATATATTAAAGAATGAGATTACTCCAAAATTAAATCCAACTGGAGAAATATTAATGTCTGGAATCATCAATAAACTTTTTAATTGACGCCAGATAAGATAAGTGATACATTCATTATGTGAATATATTTAAGACTAATCCTTCTCCTGTTATTTCTGCGATAGAGATAAGTAATCGGCTCGTAATAAAAATGCCAACAGAGTGTTCGCAATTACTTGCAACAGCATTTTCATTAGAAGAATTGAAATCCGCGCCAAAATGTAAAGATGGTACAGATAGACTTCATTTTAATCCTAAACATCCATGCGCGATTTATACAAGAAATACATTACAAAATTTTAATTGGGTGTTAATTCATGCTTTTTGTTTATGTCAAGAATATTTTTGTAGATATAAAAGAGAACATTTTCAAATAGATTTTATATTATGGTGTGGAAATAACGCTAATAAAATTAATTTTCCAAAATCTGGTTTAGAAAATGTACCGTTAGCAATGCCTGATAAATATAAAACAGAAAAAGAAGATTATAAGTGTTATCAAAATTATATTAATGGCGAAAAAGAATATTCTCGTTGGCCTTCTGTAGAACTAATACCCTTTTGGTTTAAAGATCGTTCAGAAAAATATGTAGATAAAAATTTTGTGAATGGAAGTTATATTAAAAGATAAATTATGAAAGAAACAGAAATCTCAGATTTTGCGCCCGAACCAGAAAAAATGTTAGAGTTAACTAATTTTGATCTTGAAAAATTAAAAGCTTTAGAAATTGGTCAAAAAATGACAACGGAAAATAGTCTATTTAAAATAGTAAGAAGTAAAGATAATTATATTATTACTCATGGAAATACTCAGGTTTCTATGCCTGGAATATTCGATAGTATAGGATATATGACCCATTAATTTTATGGTTAAAATAATTAATTGTGATATTTTTAAAGCACCGATTGATGTATTAATACACGGTTGTAATTGTTTTAATACAATGGGTGGTGGAATTGCATTCTTTATAAAGAATTTATTTCCTGAAGCTTACGAAGCAGATTTAAGAACAAAAAAGGGTGACAGAAAGAAATTAGGAACGTTTAGTTTCGCAACCATTGATAGAAAAGATACTAATATTAAATATATTTTTAATTTATATCAACAATATGAATTTGGTGGCTATAGACCTTTAAACTATGAGGCTTTTTATAATGGATTAGAATTAATTCGTGGATCAATAACTAATACTAATTTAGTAATTGGAATCCCATATGGCATAGGTTGTGGCTTAGCAAAAGGAGCTTGGCTAATAGTTTATGAAATGATAAAAGAGGTTTTTAAAGATTCTACGTTGGAAGTTTTAATTTGTAAGAAAGATTAAAAATGAATAGAGAAAAAATATATTTAACTCAAGAAGAAGCTCAAGATTTAGCTGGCGATGGTTTAAAAGGTTTTGAGGTTATTCAAAAGGAAATAGTTGGAAAATCTCGTTGGTGCGATGAATATGAAATTGTTGTGAAACGATTATCAGATGGTAAATTTTTTCGAGATGGATATAGAAGAGGATCAACCGAAAGTCAAGAGGAATTTCCTTATGAATATACCGAACCGAATTTTACAGAAGTTTTTCCTAAAGAAAAAGTTATTATAGAATATATTTAATATGAATTTATTAAAAGGCGCAAAAACTTATCTAATAGGAAATCTTCAAGATGAAAATGAATCTTTCGCTTTAAACTGGAGAGATAAATTTACTAATGATGTAAAAGACATGGGGATTATTACTATGTCTCCTTTAGATAAAGTTTATATTAATTTTCCATATGAATGCAAAGGTTTTAGAGAAGAATTATTCGATAAGATTAATAATGGAAAAATAGATGAAGTTCATAAAATATTTAAGGATATTCGTCGGCGCGATTTATCAATGGTAGATTCTTCTCAGTTTATTGTTTGTATATTAAACACTAAAATACCTAGTTATGGAACAATAGAAGAATTAGCGGTTGCCTGCCGATCTAATAAACCTGTTTTTATTCATTTAGTTCCAGAAAATAGTAGAATTCCATTATGGTTATTAGGTATGTTTCGTCCTAGTTGTTTTTATAAATCTGTAGAAGATATTATTTCTGAATTAAGAAAATATGATTCTGGCGAAAAAGAACTAGATACTAAGTATTGGAAGATTTTTGAACCACAATATTTAAAATATTAATTTATGCCTTATATCAAACAAGAAGAAAGAGAAAAATTAGATTCATTAATTAATCCATTAATTGACGAATTATTTAAGAATAGAAATCCTGGAAATCTTAATTATATAATTTCTAGACTTAGTTGGTCTTTATTTGAAACCGATGTTTCGTATAAAAGTGGAAATGAAATAGTCGGTGTTTTAGAATGCGCGAAATTAGAATTTTATAGAAGATTATTGAGCGTATATGAAGATCAAAAAAGAAAAGAAAATGGAGATCTTTATGATACCGAACAATACCTCTAAAGAAACTTTAGATCTTTTAGCAGAAGAAATATTAAAAGATCTTTGTGATAGACGATCATTTAAACGTTGGTATAATAGTTTGCACGAAGATATTCAGCCAGAAATCGTAAAAGATATCGTCGAATCTTTAAAGAAAAATTTGCAATTATGCCAACTATCTTAAATACTAAATCTCTTTATTATAAAGATGTTAATTTAATCGGACAAAAATGTAAAGTAAAAAGTCGTTCTGAAATTTTAAGAGAATATAATCGAATTTTTATTTCTCCTATGTCTTGGTTAGTAGGAGAAAAATTTGCAAAAGCCGCTTCTGATTTAGGATTAACAGTTTGTTTACATAGATTTAATGGTCTTGACGAGCAGATTCGTATTTTTAGATCTTTAGATGTTAATAGAAATACCTTTATATCATTAGGTTTAGATGATCCAATCGATAAGATTCTTGAACAAACAAATTGCGAAAAAATATTGATAGATGTTGCAAATGGATATATGGTTGATGAAATATCTAAAGTAATCACTAATATCAATTTTGCTTTTTTACATAAAAAACGATTTTTGCCTGAGATAATTGTAGGAAATATTCATTCTAATTCTGTTATTCCAGATTATCGTTATTTTCAAAATAAAATAATTTTTAGAGTAGGAATAGCGAATGGTCAATTATGTGATACAGAAGATTCTACAGGATATAATCGTGGACAAATTACTGAAATAATAGAATGTAGTAACTCTATCGATAAAGTAAGTAGATTAATGATCGCGGACGGAGGAATTAAATCCCCCGCTGATTGTGCAAAAGCTTTTGGTGCAGGCGCGGATTATGTAATGTTAGGTTCTTATTTTAAATATGCAGAAGAAGCTGAAGTTAACGTTAAAGGAGAATCTTTAGTTTATGGTATGGCTTCTGAACATCAATTAAAATTAAGTGGTAAAAAAAGAGATCATAGTGAAGGAAAAGTTTATTGTTTAGATAAACAAGTGAGTAGAAGACCATTAAAAGATATTATTACCGAATTAACTTCTGCTATAAACTCGGCGGTTTCTTATTCTGGTCATAAAAGTTGGACCGATTTTATAGGAAAAGGAGTTTTTGAAATAAGATGAACCAAATAGAAGAAAAAATAATGCAGGGGAAACTAGATACATTAAATCATATAGATAAAGTTAGAAATAATATTTTAATTTTTGTTCTTGATTTAATGAAAAGAGCGTCCGAACATGATGCCTCTAAATTACAAAGTCCTGAAGCTGAAGTTTTTGGTGAATTTAGCGGCGAATTAAGTAAAGTAGAATATGGTTCAAAAGAATATTCAGAACTACTTGAAAAAGTTAAACCAGCCATAGAACATCATTATGCTAATAATCGTCATCATACCGAATACCATAAAAATGGTATAGATGATATGACGTTAATAGATTTAATTGAAATGTTATCAGATTGGAAAGCCGCCACTGAACGAAATAAAAATGGTAACATTCGTAAATCTATCGAACATAATAAAGTTAAATATAAAATGTCCGATCAATTAGCGCGAATATTTGAAAATACAGTAAAAGAATACTTTTAATTAAATGAATAAAACAAAAATAATTTCTTTATTTGGCGGACCCGGAACAGGTAAAAGTACCACAGCGGCTACTATCTTTAGTTTTTTAAAAAATCGAGATATTAATTGTGAATTAGTAACAGAATTTGCCAAAGATTTAGTTTGGGCGAATAGATTAGAAGAATTAAATAATCAAATTTATATATTTGGTAAGCAGCATCATAGAATATTTAGATTATTAAATAAAGTTGATGTAATAGTAACAGACGCTCCATTTTTATTAGGTTGTGTTTATAACGATAATAAAGTATTACATGAATTAATACTACAAGAATATAGAAAATTAAATACTTATAATATTTTCTTAAACAGAACAAAACAATATAATGAATCAGGAAGAACTCAAACATTCGAAAAAGCTAAAAAATTAGATAAAAAAATATTTAAATGTTTAACAAAACATAATTTTAGATTTGATTGTTTTCCATGTTCTAAAGATTTTGAGCCCGTACTTCTTGAAAACGTTTTAAAATATGTAAAATAATTATTTTTCATTAGACAAAAGTCAAAAACATTGTAGGATAGATATTCGGTTAGATCCTAACAACAAAACTTCAAAAAGGATCTAGGAAAGGTAAAATGAAATTATCAGAAGCAATTGAAAGACAAACTGTAAAGACGGTAGCCCCTGGAACCCTAACCATAACTCAAAACGGCGCTATAACGAACGCTACGACCGGGAATGAGGTATTAAACTTCTTCTCACAAATGGGCGCATTACGTAATCAAAGCGAATCCGTAGTATTAGATCTTTTTAAGAAAGCCTATTTTCAAGATAAGCTTTTAGCATTAAAAGCATTATTTCATGCGCGAGATATTCGTGGTGGAATGGGAGAACGACGATTATTTAGAACTATTCTTGGTTGGTTAGCAACTAATGATATAGATTCAGTAAAAGCGAATTTAGAAAATATTCCTTTTTATGGTCGCTGGGATGATATTTTATCATTATTTGGAACAAATGCAGAAAACCTAGCTCTTGAATTAATTAAGAATCAATTAAAAGCTGATCTTGCGGGTGC